TTGGCTAGCGCGCAGCGTTCGGGACGCTGAGGTCGGAAGTTCGAATCTTCTCACCCCGACCAAATATCGCTCTTTGAAATATAGAGATTTGTCCTTGTGGTGGAATGGCAGACACGCTAGGTTGAGGGCCTAGTCCGCATAATCGCGTGGTGAGGGTTCGAATCCCTCCAAGGACACCATATGCGCGGGTAGCCCAACGGCAGAGGCGCCAGGCTTAGAACCTGTACAGTAAGAGTTCAAATCTCTTCCCGCGTACCATGCTTCCGTGGTGGAACGGCAGACACGCATGGTTCAGGTCCATGTCTCAGCGATGGGGTGGGAGTTCGAATCTCCCCGGAAGCACCAGGAATAAATGGCTGAGTAGCTTAGCTGGCTAAAGCGCTGCTCTCATAAGGCAGAGACCGGGGGTTCGAGTCCCCCCTCAGCTACCAATATATTTTATAGCTCTTTGACAATGTAAATATGGATGCCTATAAACTGGGGGCGTAGCTCAGTCCGGGAGAGCATCTGCCTTGCAAGCAGACTGTCGCAGGTTCGAATCCTGTCGCCTCCACCATAAGCGGGTGTAACATAATGGTAATGTACCTCCCTGCCGAGGAGGAAATCCGAGTTCGATTCTCGGTACCCGCTCCATATCTGGATGTAGCCCAGCTTGGTAGGGCGCGTGCCTTGGGAGCACGAAGTCGGAGGTTCAAATCCTCTCATCCAGACCAAAAATAAACGGGCTGTAGTCTAGCTTGGCTTAAGACGCGTGGCTGGGGGCCACGAGACCGATGGTTCGAATCCATTCAGCCCGATAAGCCGGCGTAGCTTTAATTGGCAGAGCGCCGCACTCGTAATGCGGAAGTTGGAGGGTTCGAGTCCCCCCGCCGGCTCCATATGCCACGGTAGCACAATTGGAAGTGCAGTTGACTTGTAATCAACAGGTTGTCGGTTCGAGTCCGACTCGTGGCTCCATAAATAGATATCCAGTTCGACCTATCGCGGACGTAAGTCTGAGGAAAGTCGGGACTCCGCTGCTTAAGGTGGGAGAGTTTGCACTCGATTGCACCACCGAGGGAGCAACACGAATTATCCGAGGGGGTGAGCAGCCCGATGAGGAATGGTAGTGGCAAAGATAAATGATAGGATAGAACAGAATCCCGCTTACGGAACTGGATTTTAATAGGCTGACGTAGCTCAGCCGGTAGAGCACATCCTTGGTAAGGATGAGGTCGCGGGTTCGATTCCCGCCGTCAGCTCCATATTGTTCTTTTGAAAATTGATTTGAATGTGAGCGTAACTCAGTTGGTAGAGTCTCAGATTTCCAATCTGATGGTCGCGGGTTCGACCCCCGTCGCTCACTCCATGCGGGTATAGTGTCAGCGATTAGCACGCTAGCTTCATTGACACTTTTGATATAATGCGGGAGTAGCTCAAATAGGCAGAGCATTTGCTTCCCAGGCAAAAGGTTGCGGGTTCGAGGCCCGCCTCTCGCTCTTTTTTCGCTTTTTAGTTGACATTTTAGAACTTATGTCTACTATATATATGTATATATACGTGAGTTCTATTTAAGGAGTTATTATGAAAGCTAAAGAGCGTAAAGAAGCCCGTAGGATGCGCAAGGAGGATGGACTTCCTTTATCAGTTATTGCTGATAAGCTTGGCGTAAGCAAAGGGACGGTTAGTGTGTGGGTTCGTGATATACAGCTTACTGCTGAGCAGGAGAAAATTATCTACGATAATTCGAGAAAAGGTCCATATGCTGAAGGGCAGCGTAGGAAAAAATATTATCGTAAGCTTAGAGAGCAGTGGCAAAATGATGGAAGAGAGCTTGCTCGGGAACGAGACCCTGAATTCATAGCAGGGTGCATGTTATATTGGGCAGAAGGAAGTAAGACGTTGCGAAACCAAGCTAAGTTTTCAAATATGGACGAGAATATGATGTTATTTTATGTTAAGTTTTTGCGTAAGTTCTTTAATGTTTCTAGTGATAAGATGCGAGCATATGTTGTTTGTTATACTGATAAGGGGCTGACTGTCAGTGACATTGAACAATATTGGTCAGAGCTTTTAGGTATATCTATTGATAATTTTACGAAGCCGCAAGTTGATAGATATCCGAGTAGTTCTAAGCATAAAAGAAAATCAAATGTTTATGGATTGTGTAATGTTTCAGTTTGTTGTACGGAAGTTATTCAAAAATTATATGGCGCTATTCAGGAGTTTGTAGGATTTGAAAAAGAAGAGTGGGTTATGTGATTCATCCCAGGCTAGAAGGTGGAGTTTGAATCTCCATACCCGCTCCATGATTTACACGGTGGGCGTAGTGTAGCGGCTCTGCATGTCAGGTTGTGGCCCTGAAGGTACGGGTTCGACCCCCGTCGCTCACCCCAATATATAAGGAGACGTCATGGGACGTAAGAAGAAGTTGAAGCTTTCTTTTTCAGGGAAGACTCCGGAAGGGAAGCTCGTTGTGAAGGGAGTCTTCAAGCTCTTTGATAGGCACGGATTGCCTTTGGCGTAATTTTCCATAATCTACATCAACGCAACTGGTTGCCAGATTGGATTGATTTAGTAGAGGATTCGCTGAAGCATGGATGGAAGCCGAAGACGATACTGACCCGATTGCATGAGAGTATTTGCGATGTGTGGGGAGTGGAATTTCGGAACGTAGTTATGACTGTTATTAAGTGGTATTTAGAAGATTATAAAGGAATAGATATAGTGGACAAACGAAAGCGAAAACGTAAGTAGACGGGCTGGTAACTCAACGGATAGAGTACCGCACTTTTCAGTGTGAGTTGCAGCCTTGATACGGGGCCGTAGCTCAACTGGATAGAGCACCGGACTTTTAATCCGGGGGTTGTGGATTCGACTTCCACCGGTCCCACCATTATTTTTAATTTGACATAGTGATTAAAAGTGCTACTATAGGGATGACTATAATTAAGGAATCGCTATGGATAAGTTATGCGGAAAGTGTGGAAAGCGTAAAGACGTATCTTTGTTCTCTAAAAATAGTAAGCAGGCCGACGGACTCCAGACGAGATGTAAGGAGTGTATGGCTGAATACTCTAAGAAGTATTACCGTAGGGATAGAGCTAAGCGTGTTAAGACTAATCGCGATAATAGAGCTATTCGTAGGAAGTACTTGTTTGATTATAAGAGCAGCCATCCTTGTGTAGTGTGCGGGATGAGTGACCCAAGATGTTTGGATTTTCATCATCGCGAGTCCGGGGACAAAGATTCGGAATTGTCGTTAGCTGTTGCGAGATGTTGGTCGTTTGAAAGAATTGACGCTGAGATAGCTAAGTGCGATGTAGTTTGCTCTAACTGTCACAGGATTATTCATTGGGACGACTGAGTTCGAATCTCTCTCAGCACACCAAGGGCCGGTAGCTCAATGGCAGAGCAGCGGACTCTTAATCCGAAGGTTGAAGGTTCGACCCCTTCTCGGCCCACCATTTTTTTGCAATCGTTTGCAGTTGTTCTTTCGTAAATATATAATACCCCGTAGCTCAATTGGCTAGAGCACGACACTTTGAATGTCGCTGTTGAAGGTTCAAATCCTTCCGGGGTAACCAGTTCTTTGAAAATTATATGCCAGCGATGCCAAGCAGGGTGACCGATTCCCTGCTGTAGATTCGAAGTGTACCGCGTCGGCTGCGGGTGATTCGAATCGAGATTGAATAGGAGTTAGCCGCCTATGGGAGTGAGAACCTCCCCGCTGGCGACCATGTTTGAGCATGTAGTTTAATTGGTAGAACGATTTAAGTGGACCTGTCGAGGCACCCGTAAGTGCTCGCTGACCTGTCTATCACACCTGGGACCAGAGTTCGCTCTGTGGTGAGGAAGCAGTGATGAAGGGATATACGGGAGAAAAGAGTGGAAAGCTTAATGAGCGGCTGGGCCTAAATGCTGCGGTGCGGGTTCGAATCCCGTCATGCTCACCAGTTATTACACGGGGGTGTAGTTCAATAGCGTAGAGCACCTGCCTGTCGAGCAGGAAGTTTGCGGGTTCGAGTCCCGTCACCCTCGCCATTGGGCGCGTAGTTCAGCGGCTAGAGCGCTTGCCTTACAAGCAAGAAGTCGGAGGTTCGAATCCTCTCGCGCCCACCATATATTATCTCATCTGCCATTTATTTTTGATGTAAGAGCAGAAGGAGTTGGGGTTGCGCTTTGCAGCAACCCTGTATTTTGCCCTATAGTGTAACGGTAGCACGATTGACTCTGAATCAATTAGTTGGGGTTCAAATCCCTGTAGGGCAACCATATCCTGCGGTAGCTCAGCCCGGTTAGTAGCGCCTCCCTGATAAGGAGGAGGTCGGAGGTTCAAATCCTCCTCGCAGGACCATTTATTTATCACGGGCCCATAGCTCAGTCTGGTTAGAGCGTCGCACTCATAATGCGCGTGTCCGGGGTTCAAATCCCTGTGGGCCCACCAGATATTAAAGGAGCGGGTTATGGGTGAGTCGTTTGTTGGAAAATTATGCGGGACATTTCGAGTCAAAAAGGATTTCCGAATAGGTCAGAAGGTCAAGCATGTAGAACGTGATTATGAAGACCTGACCATTAAAGACGAACCACGTGAGTCGTGGAGTGCGTCTCATTGGGGAGTTTCGTGGCCTTGTACTTTTAAGATGGATGATGGAAATCGTTGTTATTTGCTTGTCGCTGAGGATAAGCTTATACCTTTAGCTGGCGCGTAGTTCAACGGTAAGAACGGAAGTCTTATAAACTTCTAACGGAAGTTCAACTCTTCCCGCGCCTACCAGATAGAAAAGGAGATGCATGTATTGTTATCGTTTTGGTTACGGTTCTCCTGAAGATAGTAGCTGTGTAATTGTGACGCACGAAGAGCGACTCAGCTATGATGAGTTCTATAAGATTTCTGTAGAAGTCTTCGCTCGAATATATAGCCTTCTTGAAGAGGAAGCTATCGCGCGTCATTACAGACTTTATAGTAGTAGTGAGCGCAAGCATCGTCAACCGACTGTGCGTTCGTCAGAAGTTGTTACCGACCGAAGATTTATTAATGAGTTTGAGGAACGCGGATTTAAGAGACTCGAATACGTCCAGGATTTCAGCATATTCGGATGGATTAATCCGAGGGATTACGAAAAAGGATGGGAGTCATACGCCAGTGACGGTACGAGAGAATTTCTTAAAGATGTGTGTGACGAGGTTAATAAGTTGGGATGCACTGTGCAGACCGATAATGACCATGAGGAAGATAGAAATGAAGAGGACGGGTAGCTCAGCCAGGTAGTAGCTCTGCACTGAAAATGCAGGAGTCGTTGGTTCAAATCCAACCCCGTCCACCATGCTCCCTTAGCACAACGGAAAGTGCAACAGCCTTCTAAGCTGATGATGAGGGTTCGATTCCTTCAGGGAGTACCATGTTCCCGTAGTATAATGGATATTACGAAAGCCTCCTAAGCTTTAGATGATGGTTCGATTCCATCCGGGGATACCATTTTTTACTTGACAAATTAAAAATATATGGTATAATACAATCTCACGCTGAGGTGAGCAGCATCTTCCACTAATCACGCGGAACCCTGGGCTGCTCGCCTCGGCACTTAAACGGAGAGTGAAATGCGCTTAACTATTATATCAGACCTTCATGCTAATTTTAATTTTGATGTTCCTAAAGGGGACGTCCTTGTTGTGGCTGGCGATATATGCGCATTCGGGGGACGAAAGGAAGTCAAAGCATTTATAGAATTCATCAGATACCTTCCGCATCCGTATAAAATTGTTGTTGCCGGGAACCACGATAAATGCTTCCAGAAATACTGGGATAAAATCCCGAACTTTTTTGACTATTCAGTCGCATACTATCTTGAAGATGACCAAATCACGATAGACGGAATTAAATTTTACGGAAGCCCGTGGCAGCCGGAGTTTGAGGACTGGGCATTTAATCTTCCTCGGGGAGAAGCTCTTGCTGATAAGTGGGATATGATTCCGGAGGATGTTGATGTCCTGATTACCCATACCCCGCCCGCCGGAATACTCGACCAATCTCGGGGGATTCCAGTAGGGTGCGCAGACCTGTACGATACTGTACGGAGGATAAAACCGAAGTATCATATTTTCGGACACATTCATAGCGCCTACGGAGTTTCCTGTCCGTATGGTGATACGACCTTCATAAATGCAAGTTTATGTAATACAAAGAACAAGGTAATACGGCAACCGATTGTGGTTGATTACGGCGTTCCCGTCTTCAGGTAAGCCCTGGGGACGGGAATTTTTTTATATTTTGCTTGACATATCATAATTATACGCTATAATATAAGCGTAGACTTAGGAGAGTGATTATGAGTCGAGTATTGCCGTTACTTGTTATCGCTGCATTTATTATTGGATGTAATGTCGATAACACTGATTATGAGTCCGAGTTGGACGTAAGAGTCTATAACCTGACCGGACTGTATATCTCGATAGATTACGTTTTTGATTCAGAGACATACACTATTGATATACTTCCTGGAGAGGAGTGCGCAATAGTTGCCGATTTGTATAGCACTATAGAAGCTTATTACTATGATGAGTTTGACCATCAATGGTATTGGTATGATGATTGGTATATTGAGAATAAAGATTCTGAAGTCTGGATTATTCGATAACGGAGAGTGACATGAGCAATGATAAGAACAGGGAGCGGGATGCTTATACGTTTGCGAATATCAACCTGCTTGGAAAATGCAACGTTGATTGTTTTTTCTGTCTCGGGAAAGATATTGAGGATATATTGTGTAAGCAAAACCAATTGAAAGTACACTTCAATGACTGGAAGAATTTTGACGAGTTTCTTACTATTGCTGAGCACGAGGGAATAAAAAAGATATACCTGACCGGACAGAATACCGACCCGCTTTTGTACCCGCACTTACCGTGGCTGATAGAACATATTCAGGAACGTGGGTTCACGTGCGGGATTCGGACAAACGGATACAAAGCGCTTGACGCGATGGAGTCTATTAAACTTTGTAAAGATGAAATCGGGTACTCCATACATTCATTCAATCCAATTACTAACCAGATGATTCTCGGAAGACGCGACATCCCTGACTGGGATGAGATAATGCGTCAGACCGAAGAAGCCCGGATATCTATTGTACTTAATCGATGCAATGAGCATGAATTCTTTGATACGCTTCACAGGATATCAGAACTTCCGGGAAAAATACCTTACGTACAAGTACGCCGTGTTAGTACTGACACGAGAGAGAAAGACCTCGCGCCGGACGTTGCCGCGTTCGAGCGTACGTATACGACTATAAGCAGAGCATTCAGAATGACTGACAAGCTGTGGGAGGATGCTGAAGTATACGATATTTACGGGATGCCCGTCGTGTTCTGGAGAACTGTTAAGACGAGCGTGAACTCTATGAACTATTTTACTGACGGGACAATCTCGAGACTTTATTTTGTGATTGAGGGTTATCTGAAAAACCGGAAAAGAGACGAGTGATGGAAGAGTTGAAAAAAGCAATCGAATTTGCGATGAAAGCGCATTATAACCAGACGCGTAAGTTTACGGGGATACCGTATCTGACGCATTGTACTGCCGGAGTCCGCTACATGTCGAATTTCGGGATTGATAACGAGAAGATGCTTGTTGCGATGGCGGTTCATGATGTTGTCGAGGATTCCGACCATACTATTGATGATATCCGCGACATGTTCGGGAACACCGTTGCCAGCATCGTAGCTCAAGTAACGCTGGACGATAAAGACAAGAAGGATAAGAAAGCGTTCTTAGCGGACCTAGCAGAGAATGGATTAAACGAAGCCGTTATAGTCAAAGCTGTTGACCGGATTACGAATACGGAAGATTTCTTTTTCCAGGGACAGGAGACTAAAGCCCGAGAGTACGCTTTGGAAGCCCTTCCAGTATTTGCCAGAGCAGCGGGATTGAATCGTAAATTAGCTGATGGTATAAAGAGACTTGCGCGACTGCTCGGGATGCCGGGATATGGATTATTTGGGATTGACCTGATATGAGTTTTACAAAAGAAGATGCGATGAAGCTGAAAGCAGCTATTGTCGGTTCCGATAAATCGGGGAATCGTATTGATGTGAGCAACTATGGACATATAACATTGAAGCTTCATTCAGAATCGCGGGGGAGAGATATCGGACAGATTAAGTCAGTGAATTCGCATCTTCATTATATCAAGCATCTCAAGAAGAAACACCGTTTCCGTAAAGCCGATGCGTGGGGATTGAACGACCACATCGTTCAGTGTTTGCCGGACGAGACGATAGTCATGCTCATTATTGATGATGACGGAGGAAGGACGTATACGACTACCGTGTCAGCCGTTAAGGAGCACGGGGATTATCTCTGGTTCAAGTCGGAAGGGTTTGAGAGACAGATATTTATGTCTCTCGACAAGTTTGAATGAAGTCAATAGAGATATGGCATAAGCCGAATAAATTTGACGTAGTTCAGTGTTTGAACTGCAATTTTATAGATACTGTCGCATCGGTTCGGAGGAATTATGACCGATTGCCCGGAAAAGGATTCGGGGGCGGGCGTTGTAACGTCTGCGGCAGCGAAGCGTTTACATTACTGGAGGATTTAGAGAGTGGCGAAGAAAGAAGTAATTAGAGCTGGTGCTTTGAAGGACGTTAAGGATGACGTGATAAAAAGTATGATTAATAAGGGGATGAGTTATCGGAAGATGGCTACTATCCTGAAGTGCGGATATCACGTAATCTACGACCGTGTTAAAGCGATGGGTTTGACTGATAAAGTCAAAAAAGAGGACCCGAAGGAAGTTGCAAAACGCAAGAAGACATCGGGTAAGAAGCGGAAACCGAGAAGTGCCCCCCGTACGAGCATATCGAAAAGTAAGCTGCACAATCTGTTGATTACGCGCGGACTTTCCGGGGAGCAGGCTGCTGAAGAACTCGGATGCAGCGCATCTACTGTATCCAGGAGAGCCATTGAACTCGGGATACGTACCAGCAACCGCTCGCGCGCCAGGAAGCGCGTCAAAGCGCATTTGAATGGAGGTATGACAATCGAGGATGCTCGAGAACTCGATTGCCTGAAAGTGGGGAACACTAAAGTCGAAGGATTTATTCCGCACGAAGGGTTTGTATATGTCATACTTGAGAATGGACTTGGATTCCGTTTCAGAGGGGAGTTTGACCTTGTAGCCAAGAAGGACATTGCCGAACTCCGCGACCAGATTCGTCGTAAACTTTCAGAGGCACGTTCTGTAGCGAAGATTGCCGGATTAGTGGGGTAAAGATGATGTATATGTTTTTAGCGATAACGCCTATTATTATTTCGCTGATATACTTTATCCTGACGCGCGTGTGCAGGAAGAGTGAAGTAGTAGCTTTTTCGGAGAATCGTGGGGGTCTCGTCGATGACGATTTCTTCAAGACGATTCGGCTAACTAAAAAAGTTCTTCGTCTGGACATATTGTTCTACGGAGCTTTTCTTGTATACGCGCTTATTTTTGGAGCGTTCTTCATTGTTGAAGACCAGACGACTTGGGTTTTTGCTGCTTTAATCACAACCATTGTTTTGGGAATCAAAGTGCATTTAGTTTATTGCGCTTATGTTAAATATTGTATGACTGTCGAGGATATATGTAAGGAAGAATTTCAAGGAGATGAAAATGTCTATCAAAGCCAGATTAGGTAAAGGGAAAGCTACTAAGATTGAACTCGAGGAAGACGGATGTATTGTTATTAACATTACAGACAAACACGATAACTTATCTAAGCTTCGTATTGTACCGTCAACTGATGTTGACGGTATTTTTTTAGAAGCGTATGACAAAGATGAAAACTTCTTGATACGCACCGGTATTGACTATTCTGACATGATTGATGAACTGGAGCGTGCCCGCGAGCTAGCGGAATAATAATTTTTTTCTTGACATTCGGACAATTAAATGATATAATTTCAATATGTATATTGAAGTTGACGCTCCGTATGCACGCCCCCTTTGCGGGGTGGTTTGCTTTTAGGCGACAGCTCCAGGAGAGTGAATATGAGGATTATTAAAGCATTTGCGGATTGGGTGGGGAGAGACGCGTCCCGTACCCGCAGACCTTTTGTAGTCATATTCTTAATTGTCCTGTTATTTGCTAATGGATATAATACGTTATACTTGCGTGACGATGTTGCACACGCAGACGATTTGCAATCACTTGCAATTAAGGAGAGTGAGATGTCTGAAGATACTAATGTTGAGCGCGAAGCTCCGCGAACACCCGATTACGTGTATCGCGCCCATGTTGCAGAAGTTTATGATGGTGATACGATTACTGTCGATATTGACCTCGGTTTCGGGATATGGATGAAGGACCAGACGATTCGTCTGTATGGGATAGATACTCCCGAACTAAGGAAGGAAGAAAGAGAGCAGGGGTTGAAGGTCCGCAATTATGTTCGCGATTTGATTCTCGGCAAGGATGTCGTAATCGAGTCGTATAAAGGGAAGAAAGGGAAATATGGACGATGGCTCGCAGTTGTTTTTTACGATACGAATAGCGGACAGAAGAATCTCAATCAAGAATTGCTTGAAAAGGGATTAGCGAAGCCATACGGAAAAGACTGATTTTAGGGGACACGTATGGGACTATTAAGAAGAAAGAATGAGTGGGGAGAGTATCGCTGGCGTAAGCCGAATGGGGAACATGTATTTTGGTTCGGGATGTTTTGCGGGATGGTTGCCACGATATCGCTCCTTGTAGCTCATGGCTGTGTTGACACGAGAGCAATAAGCGTAGCTGAGACCGAGGAACTCGAGTTCAACTTAGACACCCCAGCTATTTTAGATGACCTTCCGGATGCTGATGGTGTACTTGACCCAGGGGGCTCGCTTCATAATGATGAGCGGTATCTCAGCATTGAAGAGCCGCCCGTTATACTCGAGCCTTTGAAAACAGCGAAAATAATCAAGTATGTTTTTCGAATGGAATCTGTTGATAATCAACGTCGATTAGCGACAACGTATTCAAAATGGGATTCGGAGAAGGAGCGTAAAGGGATTTATGCTAATCAGAAATTCGCGAATTATCTGAATATATACGAGCGTCGTATACGCACCAAGCATTACGGAGTAGCTTTGTGCTTATTGGACGCTCGTTTTCATAACAGATTAATTCAGTTGCCTAACGGAACTTGGACGCATAAGTACCGTGTTCATGTACCGCACTATAATCCGGGACCAAAGCCGAGTAATATGGAAGCGTCCAATCATCGAAATTCGTATATGGGTTCTGACGTGACTTCGGATATACTTTCTATAGCTGATTGCAAATGGTTTTCTGTTCCGCGAGACCGAATGTCGCACGGCAGTGATAAAAAGAATCATAATGGAAGATGTGATTATTGTGAGGATGACCAGTGTATAGATGTTCTTCACACCGGATATGAAGCAGCCGTAAAGAATAAGCAGCGCAAGTGGATGAATAACTATCAGAAGTACATGGACATTGGATTTTGGGAGATAGCTTGTTTCGCAGTTTACGATAATGGGACAGAGCGGAAGGTTCAGCTTCGCGAAGCTTATTCAGAAGTTATTGACGGACACGTTTATGTGCACGAAGTTGCTGGAGGAGGATTTGTAAAGAGTGAGTGATATTATGGAAGTTTCTGTTACTGGGTTGACTCACGTTAAAGAAGGAGACTCGTTTACAGCCGTCCGTCACGGCGGGCCAGCGCGAAAAGATTGTCAGTTAATGGAGCATTTTATTGAAGTTGTTAACAAAGAAATAAAGTACCGAATGATGAGCGGAAAAGAATTTAATATAATATTTGAAGATAAAGCCGATGGTTAAGTGTGCTAAATGCTTTAATGGTATTAAAGCAGGAGAGCCTATGGTTTCTGAAGTAGATAAGTATGCCCCTGAAAATCCTTGTTATCGTCAGAAGGCATACCATTCTCATTGTTTTAATATTGTCGTGTTAGAGCGGATAAAAAATAACCTTAGTTTAATAAGTTTGTTAGTTGATAAATAGGACCCGCTACCAGTGGTAGTCGGACTTACCGAGGCTTCGCCCGCTGAGCCAGCCTGGTCAAATCAGCGGTACGTTCTTTTATAACACATAGGGAGTTTCCGGGGAAGCGTTTATAGTGCGTGGAGGGATGGAGTCGCGAGCGTGCGTCTTCGTGCATGCTTAACTTTGCGTACTGTAACCGTGGAGTGCAAAAGGAGCTAGCTGATACCGGATATAACCTTCTTCCTACCAGATATTATTAGCAAGATGCGAAACACTCGCAGCAGTGCGATTCAAAGATTGCTGCCCAACGGGGTTCCGAGTGAGGGCTCAGCTACATTGTCAACGGGGAGCGTAGCTGACTTGCTGATTTGTTCTTTGAAATTTAGTGGCGAGTGTTTTGGAGTTTCAGAACGGAAAAACTTCTTACCGGGGTGGGAATTATTGATTGCCCATTTAACCAGTGAGCTGGAGTGGAGTGAACCTTGCTACAAGTGAGGGAATCGTTGAAGCAATGAACGTTTACTGGATGGACACGGTTAACATTGTTGCCATGCAAGGTGCCGGCACGTAAAAGTAGGGCGTGTTAGTATATCGGCGAACGCGCGTCTGAAAATAGCGTACCGTATTCCTTGCCTTGCCACTTATGATATACCGCTAGGGAGCGGCTCGTAGTGGAAGTGTGCGGAGCACGATTTATTTACGGGCGGAGTGATGCGCCGAGCCATGAAAGCTGGCAAAAGGACAGATGGGGGTTAGAATCCCTCTCGCTGCGGACGTTCCCGTTTTGGTAGAGACTTTGTGTTTGCGCATTGTTGAGCAATCGTCATTCGAAGGATGAGAAAGTGACGTGCGGATTACCGTAGTATAAAGCTTCATCCCTCTGCCATATTTTGTTCTTTGAAAATGGGGGTGATTTAGGCTTGACTGGATGTTAGACTGTTAAGCTGCAATCCGGGGATGAGTGGTTGGCCCCGTCATCAATCCACTCAAGCATGATAAATGCAAAACCAGTAAAAATGGCTGCTTAAACGCACCCGTCCCTGCTGCATGACGCCGATATTATAGCGAGGGACGTAAATGTATCGGCTGTGCTCGGAAGAGGAAGTCTTTACCGTCTGAGAGCAGAGAAACCAACGAAGACTCGAACGCTAGGAATGAGCCAGACAAGTTACTAGCTTCTAAATTACGACGCTCGCTGGCTATGATTGTAGACGCGATGCATGAGGCATTACAGGACGGGGGTGCAATTCCCCCCACCTCCAAGGTGACAATCTCTTTTTAAGAGTTAGTATATGGAAGAAGTATGGAAAACTGTTAGTGATTTTGAGTATTATTGTGTAAGTAGCTTTGGGCGGGTAAGGTCGCAGAAGTTTGGGAGGACACTTATACTAGCGCAGAATGCCGGAGCTAACGGGTATCTAAAAGTAGGGTTGTGTGCAAGAGGAAGACTATACTCAAAAGAAGTTCACAGACTAGTGCTAGAGACATTTATTGGCACGTGTCCAGATGGAATGGAAGCAAGGCATTTGGACGGAAACCAACAGAATAATCGGCTGACCAATCTGACGTGGGGAACGCATAGTGAGAATATACGTGATTCGATAATTCATGGGACTTACACTGCTCCGATATGCCCTCCGCAGAAAGGAGAGTTGAATTTTAATAGTAAGTTATCTGAAAATGATGTTAATGAGATTCGTAAAATAGGGAGAACAAAGCCCCAACGTGAGGTTGCTGTTATGTTCGGAGTTACGCGGCAGGCGATTAGCAATATATTGTTGGGGAAATCATGGTAACGCTGTCGGGCGGTTCTTGATGCCAGGTCTTTGCTTTTTTCCCTGGTAGCTGCTTTCTTGCCGACCGACAGCTTGGATACAAGCACATGATGGAGATGTGTATGAGCGATAAAGTAGCTAAAGTTGAGCAGGCTGATGGAAGCAGTAGGGGACGAGGGAACTCGTATCATAAGTTCCTTAAGAAGCGCAAAGTCCGCGTTGAGCGCAGACGAGCGAAGTCCAATCCAGAATGTCAGCCGGGATATGGAAAATATTGCGGGTATGAAACCTAAAGAAGAATGGATACCGATAGACGGGTATGGACTCGATTATTTTGTCAGCAATCTCGGAAGGATTGCTTCACGGAAGGACGGGTTCAGGATACTTAAGCAGTCTGTTGGAAGTCGCGGATATTTACATGTCGTTCTTTCTAAACACAGTAAAACGAAAACATACCCTGTTCACAGACTTGTATTAGAAGCTTATGAAGGACCTCGACCGGAGGGAATGGAAGCGCGGCATCTTGACGGGAATAAACTGAATAACTACCGCACTAACTTGACGTGGGGAACGCGCAGTGAGAACTCAAAAGATAAATTTCGTCACGGAACGCACATCAGGGGAGAGAAGAACCCGAATAGCAAGCTGTCCGCAGATGATATTATAAAGATACGCCTGATGCATAAACAGGGACATTCGAATGTTGAAATTGCGAAGATATGGGGACTGGAAAAAAGCCACGTCTCAGATATCGTTACTTATAAATGTTGGGACTGGTTAAAAGGAGAAGAAGCATGCCAGGAATGAGTTTACGCAGAGCTAAAAACCTTGTCGGTAAGGATTGTACCGGAGTTGATGAGACAGGTGGTCAGTTTTATATCAAGTTTAAGATACCGATTACTCAGAGCGAATCTGCACGTATTGCCGAGCTTCGTGAAGCGTGTGGAGTAGATTCTCTTAAGAAGCAAAAGGGGAAGGGGCGAGATAAAAATTCGTACGCCGTAGGGAAAGTCCCCGTATCAAAGGACCCCAGGAACGGTGGGAGCCTCCATCTGAGCAAGTATTACGCAAAGGCGTAGTGTGATGGAGGAGAAGAGAGTTGAGATAAGTGAAGCACTCGATATTGTTGAGCAGGAGCCGTTCGTCGGAGAGGAGGGCGCTGCTAAGGAACAGTTCGACAAATTTCAATCGGATTTGAGCGAATGTGTTCATTGGCTTAAGGGGAAAAATATCGAGAAGAAGGGAGTACGCGATACTCTCTCAAAAAAAGTAAGGAAAGTTGTTGCCCGATATTTTAACATGGAGTTTTACATGGTCGGGCAGGTTTATGTTGTAAAGGACGGGAATAACTATCTCGTGAAGTTACATCACGAGGGAGAGTTTCTCACCCTGATTCGTATGCACGTTAATGAATTGAAGGAGCCGCCAAAATGAAATGTGAGATTTGTGGAAAAGAAACGGATACTCTGATAACGTTTGAAGGTAAGGATATGTGCGGGACATGTAAGCGCGCCATAGATGCCGCGCGTAAACCCGAGAATCCGAGGAAAGGCGATAACAGAGAGTACGTTGAAAAATGAAACATTTCATCTGCCGATACTGTAAAAAAGTATTCACGGGGAAGACTGGGAAAGTTCCGTGTCCGAATTGTGGACATCGTAAGCCGTGCTCGGGACATCGCCTAGTTGGTACAGCAGAGCTTGAAGTGCTCAGGCGGGATTATCCTCAAGCTTTTGATAAGGATAAGCCTAATGAGCGACCAAATGGAAGGGATATTCGGTGAAGATTATAAAGTTCATGTAACTTTAGTTTGCGATAAGTGCCGTTGCACTGGAAAACTCCTGCTTAATATTGATGATATGCAGGGAAGTCTTGATAGATATGGATGGTACGCGGAGAACGGGGATTTTCTCTGTTACGAATGTAATACTGAGGAGAACATAGCATGGCTAAGTTCAAAGGAATACTTAAAAAAGAAGAAAAGGAAGTCTCTGAGGGGGGACCATTGGACGTGATTAAACCGTACAGTGGTCCTGATGACCCCGACCTTCCGGATAATGTCCAAGCATTATCTCAGCGTCTTCGTGAGATATGGGTGAATGTATTTAATAGCGCTTACGACAGTTGTATTGCCGATGGCGGGAATACGAGTGACTGCGAGGGTAGCGCTATTGCCCAGGCGTGGTCAGTTGTTAATCAGAACAGGTGACGATGGAAAGACTTACTGAATTGGAACCTGTTTTTGTTAAAGAGATTCCGAAGGATAAAGAGCATGGAAAACTATATGTTTCAGAATATTACGGGACAGCTATCCACTTGTGCTGCTGTGGGTGCGGAGCGTTGACAGTTACTCCGATTGCACAGGATGGGATTTATTGTTGGACTTATGCCCGGAGCGGGGATAATGTTACTTTATCCCCATCTGTTTATAATTCACATGAGCCGTGCAAGTCTCACTATTTTATTCGTGACAATAAAGTAGTGTGGTGTTAGTTTTTATGCCTTGGTACTTAGGTTCAGCGGACTGCGAAGTACTTGCGAGTAGTATTCATCATTAAACTATATTGTGTTTTTCTCGTACGCCATAGTTCGCTGCTGATATTAATGGTTAGCGTTTGTTTGCAATGAGAGCGGGGGCGTCAACCGGCTCTGGAGCGAGTACGTGGGCGGTCAGCATCTTGGATTATCAGCATTGACGTAGTGACCGAGCCGTCCCCTGGAATGTTTGCGTGTCCTCGAGTTTATCGACGGGACCATCGTAAACAGACCTTGCCCCGCCAGTTTTTTAGGAGAGTGAGATGACAGTATACCGTTTAGTAGGTGATGCTGAATTTGAAGCCGAGGATATATATCAAGCATTCGGACGATTGGCTCAGCATTTTGATGCATTGCGTAGGGGAGTGAAGCCTACAAAACCATTCTTTGTTAACGGGAGCGTTGAGATTCGCAGACGCGGACGAATTCTTCTTCCGCCAGGAGCGAAGCTGATAGATGGTCCGGAAGATAAGAAGTAAGCCGCGTTCGTTCCGTGAGCAGTATCTTGAATGCAGGGCTACTGGAATAGCATATAATACGAAAGTACGTTCACCGCGACTTATGGGTGACGAAGAGATAATTATGTGTGATAAATATAAACAGCAGTGCTCATCAAAAGTATGTTTGACGGAAAGGAAGCAAAGGATGCTACAGTTGTCTGGTTGGTTCAATAATTCGAGAGTATGAATATGACCGAATGGTTCAACAATAAACAAGACCTTACTAAAATCAGTCCCGCATTAGTAAAGCGTTTTCTTGGAGGGGAGTGGCCCGAGTTCCACGGATTTAATTTCGATGCTGTTTGTTATTATCGCCTGGAGGACGGATTGCTTGTTCCGTATGATGGGTTTGGGGATATTGTTCCTGGACCGAGTTTTGAATTGACTGTTGTGGATGATGTTTTCTGTGAGTCCTGATACATATCTTGATTTGAAAAAACGTATAATCGACGCCGGATATGCGGATGAGATTGACTGGGCCGACGAAGTGAAGGCTCCGCATAATTCAGTCATTCTCGCGTATGAGACCATCTTTGTAATATGCAATTCCGGAATGAAGTACCAAATAGCCGTTCAGATATTCAAGAAAGTTATCGATGCCATCAAGGAAGGTGTTCCAGTAAAGGATGTGTTCAAAAATAAAAACAAAGCCCGCGCCATCCAATCAGCGTGGGATGAGCGTGATGAGCGATTCGATATATACGAAAGTCTTCAGACGGACGAAGAAAAAATAAAATACTTTGAAACATTAGACGGACTCGGTAAAATTACTAAGTTCCATTTAGCGAAGAATTGCGGACTAGAAGTGTTCAAGCCTGACAGACATATTGTTCGGATTGCTGATAATTATGGAATGACCCCTTCGGAATTATGCGAAGGACTTGCAGAGCGGCTGGGTGAGCGCATAGGAGTTGTTGACCTTGTTCTATGGCGAGCTGCTAATTTAGGTTGGATATAATAACTCCCCCGCACGGCCTACCTCGGCCCTTTAACGGGTCGTTATTCACTCTCCGGGCCGGCGGGGGATTTTACACTTACGAAAAGCCATATTTTTTCAATTTTATACTTGACATATACTAAATATATGATATAATACAAGCGTACGTTAAAAGGAGAGTGAAATGCCTTTCGAATCAATGGATGATATTATCTCTAAGCACAGGGGAAAGCCAGTATACGACGACTTGATGCAGAAGCCTATCCCGCAGATTCAGAAGTCTCTGCGCGCGCAGGACGAGAAGAAGAAAATCACCGTCAAGGAGATGAAAGAACTCGTTCAGCTTGAGAAGGACGGGAAGAACCGCAAATCGATGTTGCGCTTCCTCCGTGAATGCATCTCCCGCGAGGAGATTGTCGGGGAGTATTATCTCGACTACATGGCGACTGTCGGGATATATAAGAGTGCGATGCAGAAATATATTCGCCGGGGATATGCTGAGAAAGCCGTCCGCGCAGCGAAAGCGCTTCACGACATGCAGCCAGCATCACTTATTCGTCGTTTGAAAGTTATTATTCCTGAAGATGTATATACGTGTATGAACCTGTATCAACATGTTGAGGAGCATCCTCTAAGAGTAACTTATACTCTTGCGAAGTCGCAGAAGGACGGACATTGTTGTCGTGCTTTTAACGAAGTCAAAGATACAAAGGAATACGAGAAGATTACTGACCTGATGTTTTTCAAAGACCATTGGAAGGACGGGGATTTGTCGAAAGTCATTTCGACTATGTTCGCAGTCGCCAGGAAGGAAGATGGACTCGAAGCTATCGGACGCGTGTTTGACGAACCTATTGGGAAACAGGAAGCTCCTCGTGCAGTTATGGACGAGCTTTTAAGTAACAGCAAAGTCGATATTGATTTAACACTCGTAGCATTACTCAGGATGCTCCGTGACGGATACGAAGATACTGCATTGAAGGATGATAGTTTTATCGATGCTATCGAACCGCTTCACATTGATGAAGTGGACTGGTTTGCGTATGATATGCATACGTTTCCGGGACGCATTGTAATGAACTTGCTTTCAAAAGACCACCATGTTAAGCAGGGAGCAGTAAGCTGGAGCTGGTGGTTCGGGGAAGCATCGCTCCGTATTCCGGAAGCAGACCCTACTCCCGAATATAAGAAGTATATCGGAGTTCGTGAACTGAGTTTCAAAAAGAAGTGGGCGAAGATGCGCGACGACGCTATTGAGAAAGTGTTTTACGTGTGTCGAGAATTATTCAAACTGGATGTTCCTGATAAGGAATGATATGACCGACGAGAGCGATAAGAAAACAGACAAAGAAGAACCGCTTGATTATGTGCCGAAGGAGGATTCGGTGCTTAAGGAGATAGCGCTCGGGATTGTTGAAGGGAAGATATTCTGCGACCGTCAGGTTGAGAATAAGGATTTGCTCCCACATGTTTTTATGATTCTCGCTCTTATGGATGATAAGACCGCTGACCAGTTGAAGCATCAGAATATATGTATGATTTATGAGTATATGGATAAAGCGGGACCCGGAGCAGTCAATGGATTCCCCTGCTTTATGAGTATGCGTACTTTGAATAAAGAAGATACTGAGAAAGTGATGAAGTATTACGAGGAAGCCTTAGCGTTGAGGAATAAGTTTCTGAATAACTGAATATGATGCGGAGTAGAGTAGTCTGGTTTAGCTCGCGAGTCTCATAAGCTCGTAGGACCACAAGTCCTCGGAGGTTCGAATCCTCCCTCCGCAAGTTTTTAATTAAGGGGCGGTATGCGCAGAGATAGTAAAATGTCGAAGATACTTTTGCGTGTTTACAGGGATGGGTATAGAGTATCTAAAGACGGAATTCCCCATAACCCGTTAGGTAAGAAGCTTATCGGAGGAGTGAATTCGAAAGGATATCATACTATATCTGTCAAGGTTGGCAAAAAAACTTGTGGATTATCGGTCCATTGTTTACAAGCATACCAGAAATTTGGAGATAGTATTTTTGATGACGAGATTGAAGTAAGGCATTTTAATAGTGATAAATTAGATAATAGTTGGGATAATATTGGAATTGGGACGCATAGCGAGAATATGATGGACGCACCTTCTGACGCCAGGATTAAGACAGCTTTCAAAGCCGCTTCTGTGAGACGGCGCTTTTCTGATTCTCAAATAAAGGAAATACGTAAACGTAGGGTCGGGGGAGATTCTTTGAAAAGTATTGCTAAAGATTTTAAGACCTCTAAAGGTCATATATCAGAAATAATTAATAGAAAAATATACACAAATATTTAATTTGCGGAGAGTGAATATGTCAAGATACGCTGTATACGACTCGTGGAAAGAGCGGATAGTGACTGAGCTTAGTCATATACCGACCGATGAAGAAGTCACTCGGATTATCCAAGCTAACAATCTGTTTTTCAGCGAAAACGAAGACCTGAAAATATCGGATTCCAGCGATGTCAAAATCATGCTCATTGTCGAGGATAAGTCTGTGGATAATGAGCCGGATGCTCGTCTGTATTATCTGCGGGAGGAGGTAGGGGCGTGTCCGACCTCAGAATAGAGGATGCAGCGATTCTCGGGAATGACGGGAAAGTCTACACCGGTCGCAACCATTCACGGATAATTATTCAGTACGGAGCGGACGGGAAGTTCAAGGGAAAAGGGACTTCGAATCAAGGATTTATAACGAATACCGGAGAGTTTGTTGACCGTATTCGCGGAGCCGAGATTGCGATTGCAGCGAAGCAGTGTGACCCGACGACGCTTCGTCTCGGAGGAGCATTGATGTCGGAGGATTTATATAAGAATCGTCATCATATCTGGTGCAATAAAGACCCATACCGTACGCACCCGGATAATTGTGATATGTGCAAGAAATTGAAAGAGAAATATCCAATGGACGGGAAAACACCTGACGAGTTGTTGAGTGAGCATTTTCCCGATGTTAAGCAAAGACCTGGAACTTAGTAAAGGAATTGCAGATGCCGATTAGAAAGAGGAAGCCGAAGGAGCCGAAGTTTAAGTTCAACCTGGGCGATGAAGTTGAAGATACTATTGCCGGATTTACCGGAATAGTCGTAGCCAGAACTCAGTGGCTTTATAACTGTAACACGTACGGAGTGCGTTCAACAAAGCTGAAAGACGACGGCTCGACGCATGATGACAAGTTCTTCGATGAACCGCAGTTGAAAATTGTGAAGAAAGAAGTCAAAAAGCCGAAGAATAAGACCGGCGGGCCGGTCACTGCGATTCCTCAGACAAACAGATAGGAGAATGATTTGGCAACTATACGACCCCCTCGAGTAGTTACGTGCTTTTGTTGCGGAGAAGAACTCTCCTCAGCGATGCGGGGAGAAGACCCCTGGAAGAGTCCCGGCGACGGACTCCGCTTCAGTGCTGACGGGACGTTTGGTTCGAGTTTCTTTGATTCGCTTGTTGAGGGGGAGGGAGTCGCACTCCAGCTCGTTATCTGTGACCAATGTCTTACTAACAATGAATCGAGGACGCGTCGAGTACGATATAGCCACGTTATTACGGAGGAAACAATCGGGGATATTGTAGACGCTGTGTCAGAGGATATCGAGGACGCTGTAGCTGAAGGGTTGAAGGGAGAGCTTGAGGAGCAAGAGGATGAAGACACTGAAGCCTAAGCGATATGCCCTCGTTCCCGGAAAAGTCATTAGTAAGAATGATGGCGATGAGCATTATATTAATGCGCCTAAACTTGCATATCTTTATGGGATTGATTTTGAAGCGTGCATTGTAATAGGGATTAATGACCCGTATACTCCGGAGCAAGCGGAGCGTGACGGATTGACTGTTCTTTATCCGGATTTTACTGGAGAGTATAAAGTCCCGGAAAATAAACAGCCGCGAGCATGGTTTAATAACTTCAAGGAGAGTGAGCATGAAAGATTTTTGGGAGTGGTTCCAGCATAAAACAGGATTTAACGAATTCCACTGGATGAACCATAACCGGGAGAACGCCAAACAGAACTTAGTCGGACATATGATTGAGTTCTGCATAATCAATTTCATCGAATTCAAAGTGGATTACAGCGATATGCTTAAGCGTACGATGTTATCATCTACGGAAGAAGTCAATAGTGTTTACAGTTATTTTGAGCGGAAGATAAATGAGCGTAATGAACACCGTAAATCAGGGGATTAAGAGCGACCCCTCAGTTCAAGCGTGGATTCTGGAGAATGCCCAGTATATCACGATGATGGGGAGCCGTGCTTATGATACGTATACCGAGAAATCGGATTATGACCTGTACGGTTTCACGATTCCGCCGAAGGATATTGTGTTCCCGTTTCATCACGGATTCATTTACGGATACCACAAGAAGTTCCCGAATTTCGACCAACTTCAAAAGCACGGAATGTCGTATGACGGACTCGATGTCGATATCCAGTTGTTTAATATTGTAAAATACTTCAAACTGCTTGCGGAGAACAATCCGAACATGGTTGACAGCCTGTTTACGAAACAGGAGTATGTTCTGAAGTCCACGCGTATCGGGGAGATGGTTCGCGTGAATCGTAAGATGTTTCTTCATAAGGGAGCATTCTTCAAGTTCAAAGGATACGCTTGGAGCCAGTTGAATAAAGCGAAATCGCAGAACCGTCAGGGGAAGCGCAAAGCTATTGTTGAGAAGTTCGGATTCGATGTAAAGTTTGCCGGACATATCATCCGTCTGCTTGATGAATGCGAGCAGATTCTTAAGGATGGAGATGTTGACCTGACTCGCGCTCGGGAGCAGATTAAAGCTGTTCATCGTGGAGACATGACTCTGGATGAGATTGAAGACTTGTTCAAGCGTAAGGAGAAGTATCTGGAAGGTTTGTATGAGTCTTCTCCGCTTCGGGAGCGTCCTGACCATGATGCTATTATTGATTTGCTCCATCGTTGTTTAGAGGAGCACTTTGGAAACCTGGATGAGCTTATCAGTAAGGACGTAAATAACAAGTCCATGCTTATTCGTGATATCGAAGAAGTGCTGACTCGGCACCGATGATTAAGAGATTATTATCTCGGTTATTTGCGCGGATATTTTGTCTGCACGATGAGTGGGAAAAATGTAAAGATGATGATGTAGGATTTATCATGGCGAGGAATAAGTGGAGATGTAAGCGTTGCGGGAAGATTGTACTACTCGCTCCGGGGGATAAGCCTGTCGGAGCTGATTGCAATCACTTGCAAAAGGAGGATAAGTGATGCGTTGTTTCCAATATGTTGGATTAAAGGACGGAGCAGCGGGATGGCTCGAGGAGCACGTTGCCGTTAAGGATATTGTTACGCACAGATGTTCTAAGTGCGGACATGAAGATACTACTAAAGTACAGGTCGAGCTTTCGAGTGAACACGTTGATATGTTTGCCGGGGATGGGCCAGACCTTATAACGTATCGTTTGAAAAACGGAGGAACTGTTAAGGAAGTTGTTCAAGCTGACCCGTGGTCCAGTGGACCGATGGCGTTTTTATGCCTGGAGCTTGATGACGGAACCCGTTTATTCGAATGGACTGATGAAGAGATACAGGAGAACATGTAATATGGGAGCTAAGCCAGATAGAATTTGTTCGTTATGTTCAAAGCCTCGATTTGAGTCCGATGTGACGAAGTTCGGGGGAAATAAATGCATTTGTGGACCTTGCGCGCGGAGATTTTTCAAGAACATGTACCGGACGCTGGAACAGCTCGGATTTGTTATTGAGGAGGGATGCCATGCTGTTCGGAAGGGACGAGATGCTGATAGCGTTAAAAGTGCCGAAGGGGATGACGGAGATTCCGTTTCTGCGAAAGCCGACGTTGAAAGTGATTGCAACAGCGAGGCGGATGCTGAGTAAATTGAGGAGAAAGTAATGACTACGGCGACTAAAAGGGAGCTGCGCGAAACGCTTCATTTCCTCGTAAGTGGGGATTTTATCACAGACCTTGCCCGAGATATTGTCCGGGAAGGGAACTACGCGAAAGCGTTGAACATGGTCCAGTGTTTCGAAGGGCTGGATGATGGACAGTGTATTGCTATTCTTGCCGGCAAGTTGCGGATGTCGGGATGGGGCATCTGCGAAGACCCGAAATGTAAGCAGTGTAAAGGACTGGAACCGTTATATCTCGTAGAGGATGACGTAGAGATGCCATCGCTCCAGGAAGCCTTCACGTCGCTCAAGGACGAGATTGAGACTTTGAAGAGGGATAGAGCAGAACTTATCCGTTTGTACAACGGCGGAGCACGTGAGGACGCGTACGAGTATGCCAAGGAGACTACAAAGAGTCTCATTAAGGGGACAGTCGATTTCTGGACCGGAACCGCTACTGCTAAGACTATTGAGCCGGAAGAGGAAGAAGAGGAAGAACCTGAGATTCAGACTGATGATATCGAGCTTGAGTCAGGGTGGCTGTCTCCGCATGGAGGTTGGTATTCATGCGGATATTGGGAGCACACCGAAACAGCCGGACAGATTATCGACAAGTTCGGATACGAATTTGACGATAACGGACCTGACGTTCTTTTGAATCGTGGATGGATTAAAGTCGGACGATATATGACTGGGAAGCATATTGTCCTGATACATTACGGGTCGCGCCATAAAATCAGCAACCGACAAATTGATAAGCTGTGGGACTGGTATCAGAAGCATAGTATTAAGAAGTTTGAGTGGAACGGGACACAGACTACTTACCAGAATTGGCTGAAGAAGATGGATGATGAAAGTGAGTTTATATGAGTCTTTATAATATGATAGAGGGAGTAAACCCTGCCGCATTTTTTATTCTTCCTATGCTCGGGAAGCACGCGGATGATTATCCGCGATTCCGGGACTGCTTTGTTCAGAAGCGGAAGTTCAAGCTTAATAAAGACGGATTGCCGTTAATGTCCATAGATGAGGATAGCCCGAAATGGTTTGACAACGAATTCAAATCTGACCCGGAACCCGTTATATGCGTATTCACCAGGATGGGCGGAGGAAACTCCGAGTGTTGGGAGGACGGTGAGCCGGATTGCGACTGCCCAGCATGCGAAGCAGATAAACTGGAAAATCATGAATGTTTTGTTGAGCGCTTTGACGATGACTTTGACTGCACGTATTGTACGTTCGTATTCAAAGTTCCGGAGAAGTGGCTGGATGATTATCAGAAGATTCTTGACGGGAATCTAACGGAGATTTCTGATGAATACAAGAGTGAGTTGTATCGTGTATATCCTAAGTTGAAGGATAAGTTTGACATAATTTTTTCGGAGGAGAGTGACGATGAATAAATCAGTCATTATTACGCTGTCTGTTGTGGGACTTATTGTCTTGTTTTTCATTTCGTTCTGGTTTTATGGGATGGGGGTTAAGCGTGATTATGTTGGGCTGAAGAACCGCTATGAAGCGCAGTTCAATGAAGTCGAAACCACGCTCGATAATATGATTAAAACCATTAAGAACCAAGCAAAAGTCAAGGATGATTTCGCGAAGGATTTTATTGCTGTTGTAATGGCTCAAGCCGAAGGGCGTAAGGGAGGTTCGCTTCTGAAGATGCAGAACGAGTCTGCTAATATGCTCGGAATAACTCCGGAACTTTATACCAAGCTCGCTAACTCTATTGCCGGAGAACTCGACCAGTTCAAGCGAAGCCAGGATACTCTTACGGACGTATGGCGTCAGTATAACACCTTTTGTGAAGACCCGTGGCATAATATTCTGTGGTTGAGTTATGAGGGTAAAATCAAGGATAAGCCGGAGATGATTTCAGGAGCTAAAGCTAAGAAAGCCGTCGAGACTAAAGAGCTTGAAGATGACCTCCTCTAAATCATTATTCGATAATATGATTTCTATCGAGTGGGGGCGGCTGTGGGAGAGACTTAACTCCAGTGAATCATATGAAGTAGAGTGTGATGACCGATGTGGGATTATGCGTGTTTTGATATCGAGTGATGGTGATTTGCATCTGAGTATGTCTCCGTCACACAATACTACATTGGGAGTCCCAACATTTAGAGCACGTACCAGCGTAGGTGGTGGGAATCATCTTAGAGTGAGGAAGGCGTTGATGCTGCTCGCACTAGCCATCAAGGAAGATATCGAAGGAGAGTGAAGAATGAGCGGATTAATTTTAATAGGGATATTCGTACCTCTATTGACAGCTTTTGTTTTATTAGTGCTTCCGACATGGCCTTTGAAGGAGGAGCGTAATAAGAAGAAGTTTCTAATTCTGATTTCTTCAGGAATCGGGATAGGGGTTATTCTTGGAATATCTTTATATTTCATCGGAATAATGAAGATATACGATTCTGAAGTATGGAATTATAAAGTTACTCGAATAAAGCATGAGGAGAAGTGGAGTAAGAAGGAATCTCGCACTCGACAAGTTCCGTGTGGAACTGATAGCAAAGGAAATACGCGTTATCGGACAGAGACTTACTATGTTACTGCGTATTACGGACCTTACTGGAGTATTAAAGATGAGTATGGGAATTGGTCCACGTGTAACCAGGGGACGTATAATAAATGGAAATCGTTGTGGGGAAACGAGAAACGTACTGGGGAGCACAAAGGAAGTGCAACAATGCTTAAGACTCCTATAACCGGAGGGATATTTGAGTGCAAGTGGCCCGGAACTTTTGAGACCATGTTTCCGAATTCTTCTATTCATACATATAAGAATAAAGTACGCGAATCTAATTCGATATTCAAGTTTAAGGAGCCGACGGAGGAGCTTATCAAGAAATATCCCCGCCCTGCTGATAAAGGGAATACGTCACCAGTGCTCGGAGGAGCATCTCAGGAAGATGAGCTTTTGCTGCGACGAATTAATGCTGAGTTTGGACCGAAATATCAGATACATACTATACTGATGTTATTTCATGGACAGGACAGGAGTGTTGTTGATGATGTAATGTCAGCGTGGCAGGGGCCGAATAAGAATGAGCTTGTTACGTTCGTCGGAGTTACGGAAAGCAGAGTCCAGTGGTGTTCCGTCCAGAGTTGGATGGATAATACTACTATACATAAAAGTATTGAGAACGAGCTGGTTGGTGAGGTTTGGAATATTAATGATTATGCCCGAGCTTTACGAGAATTTGTTCCTGAACAGTGGGAGCGTAAAGAGTTCGCTGATTTCGAATATATCAAAATAAGTATACACTGGGCGTGGAAGTTGTTAGCTGTATTTATCGGGATAGCTGTGAATATAGGGCTATTCTTTTTACTCGAAGCGAAGATGCCGACAAACGAGCAGGGAGTTAGATATGCTTTTCATAGGAGCCGTTACTGATGCGTAGAATACTTGCAATCCTGTTTTTCTGTAAGCTTATGGGGAGCCATGCGTGGACGTGCGCCGCGCAGGAAGGAATCCCTGCAACGGATGAGCAGTTGAATTCCGGAATCAAGGGGTTCAAGGATTATGCTCGCATGTACTGCAAACGATGCGGACAGGAGAGCGAAGTATCTCGCAAATTTAGGGAGGCGTGATGAATACTTTTGAAAAATTCGTAATAGCGCATCTGATTGCAGATTTTCTTCTCCAGAATAACTGGATGGCGCTGAATAAGACTAGGAAGCTCGGGCTTCCGATTATTGTCCATACGGTTATTTACGGATTGACGATGGGAGCTATGTTCCAGAATGTCTTGATTATCGTACCGGTAGCTTGTATGCATGGGATTGTTGATATTTTCGGACTCGGGAATGTTTGGCTGCGCCTGATAGGGGGACGTTCATTCGAGTCTATTGATAAAGTGCATGAGCAGTATGAGCCGATGTCAGTTGGGCAGCGAGAAGTACCTCCGAGGCGGGATGCCGTCATTTACATATCATTTACCGCAGTTGTATACGTCGTAGTCGATTTCTTGATTCATTTTTTAACGACGTACCCTGCGCTTATAGCCATGCTTAAATACTGGAGTTCGGAATGAAGATACCAGCCGGAACGCCCGATTGGTTTTTAATGTACGTCATGTTACCGTTATGCATTGTTGGGATAGTTCTAGCATTGTACGGAATATTCCGGAAAGTTCCGGAAGTTTCAAGAGAATGCCGGAAGTGTAAGCATGGCGAAGTTAACTTTTGGGGATACGTCGAATGTTGGAAATTCAATCAGGAGATAGACTGTAGTACTACCTCGCAGACAGCAGACAGGGAGATTACTGCGATGCGTTTGAATATTAGTGGTAATTGTCAGCACTATGAGTAAACATAAAGACCGAGTGGATAAGAGTACTCACCCATTTCAAGTATTTGCACGTGATTGCAAAGACCGCGAATGGAACGGGTGTTGCCTGTATATCTGTAAAGCTCGAGTAGTTCATAACCAAGTGGGGATGACCACGATAGTCGGTAACTCCTCTTGCGATGGACGAAAGTGCGAGAAGTGGAAAAAAGAGAGGAGTAAACGTGGCTGAAGGATATTGGGACAATGAAAAGGGGTGGGTAGGCGCGCCGTTAAGGTGGAGGAACAGAAGTTTCTGGTGCAAGCTTGGGCTCCATCGTTGGGGCGCTCCGTGGTGCATGGAGTGCGGCTATCCGGATAAGATATTACAGTCGTGCATTAAAAAAGTATTTGAAAATCTTAAAAACAAAAGCAAATCGGAGGAAGCTGAAGATGGGAAAAGTATCTGAAGAACTTGTTAAATATATCATGGAGAATATGAGTGTCCAAGGATTGATGTATTTTGTCGGGATACTCGATACATTCGGAACACTTAACTGCGTTATTCCAGGAAAGATACCGCACCCAGTTCATTTTCGTGACGGGATGCATGTTCGCAACATGATGCGCGAGAGCGGGCTGTGCGACGACTGGACTGCGCATGAATTTGATGATTACTGGGAGGAAGTTGTCATCGAGGCTATAAAGCTGTATAAAGATGAACTTGAGGTTGTGTCTACGAAATAAGTTTTTTAAGATTGTTCTTGACAAATCATAAATATATGATATAATATAAGCGTAGACTAAAAAAGGAGAGTGAAGCATGGATTCTTTAACATTTTTCAAGAAAAAGCCCAAAGGAGAGCACTGGTCCGGGAGCTTTGGACTGGAAGCTACTTTGACGCCGGAGACTGCGAAGAATCTGAAGATGGTTGCTGCGTTGAAGCGATTCGCAAAAGAGCTGTGCCGTCAGAATGGTTATGAGGGAGTAGCGATTACCAGTATCGGGATTATGCCTATGACCGACACTCAGGACGAATGTATTATTATGGGAGAGTGAGCATGGAACTTACAATAGCTAATGTAGAGTCGGTATTTAAGGATTGTTTGTTCAATGAGGGGGAGAGCACATCAAAAGCAGTTATAGTTCGCGGAATAGCTCATACTTATGGATTACACCCGGAGCGACTGAAGAGTCATTTTAATGATATTGACGGACTCCTCAACCAGTTACCCGAACAGTTTCATGAGGGTAAGGGCGGGGGATGGACCTTCCTCAACATGTGTCAGAACAAAGATGACGAACAGTGGGGAGAGCATCTTTACATGGAGCAGCTCATGGTGCTTGGAATCGGAGTCAGCCGAGTAAAATATTGTACGTCCCGAGATATGTGGACGTTGTTTCCCGGAGGGATGCCGTATATCGTTATTTTGAAGCGGAAGCCCCGCTGGTTCGATAATCAGAAGGAGAGTGACACGTATGGCAAAGTCAAATGCACCGAGTGAAGAGAAGTCTGAAGCTAAGAATGATGGAGAAGCGTTGGCTGGACTTATCGGGAAGTTGAGCAACGGTATTGCTGAGCATAAACAGAAGTTTGATACTATGGATGATATCAAGTTTCCTGTTGAAATCAGTGATGTTAAGGGACACTTTTCACGCCCCAAGAAGGGGGTTATGACTGGAATTGAAGTAGGGGCGCTTGTCCGAATCAGACCGTGTGCAGAACAGTATAAGGAGCAGACGTTCCTTGGGATGTATATCGGAGAGATTCCGATTGATGTCGTATATGAGCGTGAGAAAGCTACCGGAGTTCTGCACGTCAGGACATACAATAATTGTGCTTTTTATGTTTTTGAACTCAGCACCGTCATTTTCGGATGCGAGAGCTGGTGGGCTGAACTGAAGGACGATGACGACGTTGACCGCATGATTACAGATGCGGATATTGAAAACGTTCCGTATGTTCAAGTTCTGAAAGCGATGGTAGCTGCGGAGTCTGGAAAGGAGGACAATGATGCCAGTAACGAAGACAGTTAATTATATGTTCAAATGTGCTCATTGCGGAGCGGAGAAGGGCGCACTCAGTGAGGAGCTTCCGCATGATGAGCGCGTACATATGTCAGATGCCTTTCCGGAAGGATGGGTAGGCGGACACGTTCAGGTTTCGTTCAACAAGCTTGTCCATGCGGATAAGAACAGTGAGGACGATTCGAAGTATGACCGCCAGAAGATACACAGTGATAAAGTTTTCTGCTCGATGAAGTGCGCCATTGACCACACCACTTATGAGCTTGACCAGCTTCGGGAAGATGCCAAATGAGACTGATTGTTAGACCAATTACCATGACGTCCCCCAAGATGATTATGGGGGACAGTAACTATTTGTTACTTCGCAACTTTTGTGACTGGGTTGATAAACTTTCGGGAGGAAAGTGTTTCTTCTATTACCTGATGCCGTTGAAATACCGGGGAGCAGTTGAGGACATACCCGGAAAGATACAGCATCAGTTCTACCCTGTTCTTTTTTATGATTGGCATTTTATTCAGACATTCTCACCCGAGATTATATCGTCAATGTGTAACAGACGATTCGGGAAGGGACTTGCTGATGGACTGTTATGCGAATCCAGTGCAGCGAATCCGGGGATGGACAATCTTATGCGTTCTTTGAGACGACCGACACCAATATTCGTCCGCGATACCGCCGTAGCGTATCCGGGATACATCCATGATACTGTCCATCCCTCGCTGTACCGTGATAAAGCATTCGGATATTATTATAGTGCTGCGAATTTTTTCAATTCTGAGATTGAGAAACGCCATGCTGTGAAATTGATGTCTGATTACCTTAAACCGAATCTTGTTCTCGAAGCTGAGGAGCGATGCCATGCAGTGCATCGGGGAATCGATATTAAGAGTATAGAGCCTGCAAAGCTCGAGGATAAGAATAAGAAGTTTACTGTGATGTTTGGCGGTCGCTTCAACTCAGTAAAGAATTTTGATGCGTTCTTTGAAGTTTTAGAAAAAGCGATTATACTGTATAAGATAACCGCTATCGTGACGACTCAAACACAGTTCCCGACTGAGCTGAAGGACAAGCATCCGCTTATTCAGTTCAAAGAGGGAGTTCAGTCAGCAGAATTTAAGGATATGCTGAGAAGAGCGCATGTGTTTTTTAGCTCGTCACTACATGAGAGTTACTCACTGACTACTGTTGAAGCAGTATCGATGAATACTGTATGTATGCTTCCGGAGAAACCGTGGGTTGCTAACGGAATGTATTCCGAATGCCCGTTCATCTATTCGATGAAGAAGAAGGACCATACAGTAGCTATGTTAAAGCGAATCAAGGAGGATTATCCAGTCGCTTTGAAGAAGCACGATGACTGGAGAAAGAGGTTCGTGAAGGAGCATGACCGTAAGGAGAACGTGAATCGGATGTACGGCATTATGAAGGATGCTATAAAGGACACGCTCTACTTTCATGCAGATGTGGACAAGTTGTCCAGTATTCGAGACCAGTTGAAGAAGGAAGGAGCTGATACAGCTCATTTGAACCAGTTTATATCAAGGTATTTCGGGACAGCCGTGACGGATGTTGACCAGATTGGGTGCCCGAATAATTTGCTGATATATCCTGGACGTTATTGTTTTTACCGTACTTTGACTGACAACGGAATCGTCGAGGACTTGTTCGACGGACCGGAAGTCATGTTTAGACTTTAATTATAGGGAGAGCGATGAGCGACCCGATTATCGAAGAGCTTCGCGTATTCAAAAGGACTATGCCTGATGGACGAGTTGACTTGATTACTATGTTTATGCGTGTTGACCCGAAGAATCCTGTGACCCGCTATGTTGGACACACTGGATTAGCCCGTATGACGGATACTCCGATGGGCCCGGCTGAAATGAGTATGCCGATTGATTTCGACATACCCGCCAGATTTATCGAGGAAGCGTTTGAGAAGTTTGATGAGTTAGCAGACGAAGCGCAGAAAGACTTGAAACATAAGTTGGATAATCGAATCATACTGCCCGGAGAAATGCCTCCTGGTGGGCCGCCATCTTCTCCGTTTCGAGGATAATTTATGAATATTAACACTGCATTTGAGAAAATGGGGGCGCGCGTAAAAGTTGAGCGCGTTTCCGATGATGTGCGGTGGGTACGTCGTACGCGCATGGACGGGAATGTTGCTATGGATGTTCGCCGTGACCGCAAAGGAGAGTTCTTTGAAATTCTTCTTCGTGATGGAGTCGGAACTCAGATTCTTGACGTAAAACCCAAAGACCGCCATCTTCTTATAATGGTTCGTGACCCGGAGAATCCTAAAGCGCGTTTTCTGTGTGGACACGATGAACGCCACTGGTTTACCGCAGCTATTCCTGAGACTGCGGGAGCTTCTAACGTAGCAGAAGCTAAAGAAGCTTTGAAACCTGCTGCACTTCGCGAAATAGAAAATAAGCGCGGAGTAAAACGTAAAAACCGTCAGAAGCGTCATCGTAAAGCTGCCGGAGGAACCATTCATCGTCAGGGGGAGTTTACTTTTGTTCCCATGCCTGATATGGCTGTGAAGGATTGGCTCGTTCAGAAAAAGGAGCCTTTAGCTCAGCGCGGGAATCCGCATGTCGCTGATTTTTTGTATCGTACGGGAGGAACTACTCGTTACTTCCATACGAATTTTCCAGAAGGGGTAGATGTTCACAAGTATAATAAACTCGTGAAAGAGCGCGACGAAAGAGCGCGCGGAAGATGGGACCAGCGTACTACTGGAATGCGTGCGTTTGTGAAAGGGAAAATCCGTCACATCGAACACGCTACTGTAGACCTGGGGAATATTTGGCACGAAGTAATTGTGAATACGGAAGCTCTTTCTATTTCTCGTTCTAACGTTGTTTTTATGGATTGACCTATGGAAGGACCTGGACCTCGGAATAGACCTGAACTGGAAGAATATATTGTTTGGAGCAAACAGAATATTCGCATTAAAACCGAGCCGGGATTCTTCAAAGGATATCTTGACTGGGTGGAGGCGCACATGGAAGAACTTAAAGACCATGTGCGTCCCACCGGTTGCACTGACGCAGTTATTATAATACTTGCTTATGAGTATTATAAGGAGCATCAGATTGACCTCGAAAATAAAGCAAACATGCTGCCTTGTATTGTGCAGAGTATATTGATAGACCATATTGAAAAATGTAAGTTACGGTGCTTGATGTATCGCACTTGTTTTGAAGGAGAATTACCATGTTGATTTTTGTAGACGTGGATACTCAGAGAGATTTTATGAATGAGGGAGGAGCACTATATGTTCCGAATGCCGAATCTATAAAACCAGCTCTTAAGCGACTGAATGATTATGCTGTCGAGAAAGGCATTAAGGTTGTGAAGACAATGGACGTTCATTTTGGAACTCCTGCGTATAAAGACGTTGAGGGTGAGCTTGAGGTCAATGGCGGACCGTTTCCTGAGCATTGCATGTGCGGAACAGCGGGAGCGAAGTCTATTCAGGAAACTAAGAATAACGACGCAGATATATTCCGCAAGAATACGTACGACGTGTTTGCTGAGAAGGGCGGCAACGATGAGATTGTCAAATATCTTAAGGATAAGAAAGTCTCTTCAGCCGTTGTTTACGGAGTAGCGACCGATTACTGCGTGAAATCTGCTGTACTCGGACTCCTGGAACGTGGAATCGAAGTCACTGTAGTTCGCGATGCTATTGCCGGAGTGGATGAAAAGAGTTCTGACGAAGCTCTTCAGGAGATGGAAGAAAAAGGAGCCGTAATCGCAGAGCTGGAAGCAGTCACCAAAGGAGAAGAGTAATGCAATGTGAGAAAGTAGCCGATACCATTCAGCGATGGATGAGGGAGCGAGTAACAAAAGCAGGAGCACGGGGAGTCGTAGTCGGAGTGAGTGGTGGAATAGACTCTGCTGTTACTGCCGTCCTATGTAAGCGCGAGTTTGACGAAAATGTGACCGGGCTGATAATGCCGTGCGAGTCTTTGGATGATGATGGGATTGACGCAGCTACGCTGTGCAGTACGTTTGCCATCTATTCCGAAGTAGTGGAACTCGGAGATACGTATAATAGTATGCTCAAGCTGTTCCCGGAAACGTTTGATTGTAAGCTTGCCAGAGCAAATCTGAAATCGCGTCTTCGTATGTGTGCCCTGTATTACGTTGCAAACACTTGCAATTATCTTGTAGCCGGGACGAGCAATCTGACTGAGATAGAACTCGGGTATTATACGAAATATGGGGATGGGGGAGTTGACATCGAACCTATTGGAAGTCTATATAAGACTCATGTTCGAAAGTTTGCTGAGCATCTCGGAGTTCCCGAGCGAATCCTCACAAAAGCACCTTCAGCCGGATTATGGGAAGGGCAGACGGATGAGAAGGAAATCGGAATGACGTATACTCAGATGGATAGGGCGCTAGCAGGAATTGATTGCCAGGATGGGACATTATCGAAGCGCATGTTGCAGAGCCAACATAAGCGTCAGATGCCTCCGTGTTGTTTTGTTGATGAGAAACTTTTAGGAAGGGTGGACGAGTAATGGAGAAAGTAGTACTGCCCGAGAGACTTCCTGATGAGACTACTCTCGGAGAGAAGTATAAACCTGCTATGTCGATAATGGACCAAGCTACTGCTGACGAGTATTTCGAAGTGCTTGTCGAACATACTATGCGAATAGCTGGAAAATCCAGAGTAGAAGCTGAGAGCATAGAGCGGAAAAATCTTGGATACGTAGCGGGATATTATGGCCATGAAGTACGTCTTCGTGTGGAGAAATTATTTATGTGCCAGCATCCGATGCTAGGGCGTGCATCTGACGGAAGACCTACTCCGGAAGAAGCGTTTGATGCCGGAGTACGTTGGGCGGAGCGCCAGAAGAGCGGGAACAAAGTGGAAGCTAACGGGGAATGGTTTAACGACGGAAAAGGAATGTAGTATGGATATCATTATTCATGCCAAGCCGGAGGTAGTGGAACATAAGACGGCTTCTGATATTTATGAGTGTTGGTGGGACGTGTCGGGAACGCCCCGCCAGTTATTTGAGTATGATAAAGTTATGTTTGCGTATAAAGGGAGAGTACATGCTGAAGGGGAAGTTATAAGCATCGAGCCTGGACGTATTGTAATGGAGCCGTTAAAGAAAGTAGATTATAAAGCTCCGACTAAGCCTCCCACTCGTGGATTTAAGTATGTGCGGGAGAATGGTGATGAGTGAGGACCGGACTGCTGGAGAAAGCAGTGAAAATTACGATAAGCTTTTTGATGATTTTGAGGAAATCATGGCAAAGTCGTATCATGCGATTACTGATGAGGATGAGCTTCGGGATTTTTTCGAATCGATACGCGGCTCAGCCGTAGCAGCGATTCAGATGCTCGATGACCGTAGTCATATGGATGATGAGGATGATGAGCTGAATCCGGATGATTACGACCCGACTGAAAATCCTCTTGACCCTAATGATATTATTGATGAAGATTATTAATGTTTATCTGCGAGAAGTGTTGCATTGAGAACGGAGTAGATACGTTCTGGTTTATAATGCCGAACGTATCAGTTGGGCTGTGCGAGTCGTGCAGGAAGACGAAGCCGTGCATAGATTATCACGGTGATTTTCATAGAGCCGAAGAACCGAAAAAGAAGTGGTTCGATAATGAGAGGAGCGTAGACTAGTGGCTAGAGGAAATACGACGATACCGTCACTGTATACGGCAGAAGAGGTGTGTGCAAAATTGCCAAAAGGATTAAAAGATTTTATTAGCCCTTCTCGACTAGTAGAGTTAGCGGAACAAGGTTTTGCGCCATGTGTTAAGGTTGACATTCATCCAGAGCCCGTGTTTGAGTTGAGGGCGATTCGAGATTGGATAAAAGTTAACATGATTCACCATTACAAAGGTTCTCCGTTACCGCCTAATTGTATACAGGTTATTACGAATAATCCAAGAAGCTTAGTGCCGACTGATTTACCTTATGGGATACAGCCGTTATTTGAGTGTTTGAAAGAATATCCGTTAGGGTATTTTCCTCCGTGCGTTTATTTTCTTGTGCGCGATAAGTTAATAGTGTATGTTGGTCAGACTACGTCGCTGCCTACGCGTATAGAGAGGCATCGTGAAGATAAGGATTTTAATTATGTATTTTATATGCATGTCCCGAAAACTAGACTAGACGCAGTGGAATCTGCTTTTATAAAATATTTTAAGCCAGAATATAACGACCCGCGAAGCTACGCGAAAGAGCCTGATATGGGAGTTATTAATGAATTTTTGAGTGTAGGTAGTGAGTAATGGATAACAGAGTATTTAATGTCAACGGGACCGGAGACGAACTTCTACTCCAAACGTTGAAGCTCGCGTTTGCTCAGGAGGGGCGGAACACGACTGCTAATGCGTGGAGGGAAACTAAGAAGCATGGACTCATTTTATGCTGGACTATTCCGGATTCAAGTCCGGAGAATTATAACCAGTTCCCGTCAGAGCTTACCGCAGAGGAAGTGTTTCCCGCAGTTAAGAAGTATCTTGAAAAAGCCGAGGATATCGAGATGAAGGATTGGGACGCGAATGCTGACCATGACGGAAGCAACGAACTCGGATGGAGAGTTTATTGCGAGGACTGGGGGCATGTTGATGACGATTTTTATGCTATCGTTGCTATAAAGCCCGCCTATATGTGGTACGGGAAATAAGATGGGAAGTTTTGCCTCATGGAAGTTGCGGAATGCGCGACGTTCTGCGAAGTGCCGCGTCCTCAAGCTTGTCGAGATATTGTTGAATGACGATGAGCGTATGCAGCAGTTGACTGAGATGTGCTTCACTGCTTTGGAATGTATCGAGGACCCGATATGCGGGAACTGCGGGAAGCACAAAAGCGAACATCATTTTGAAAACGAGATATTTTGTTTTACAGATACGACAGGAGATATATTTACTGACGAGCCACACGATTATCGTCTGATTGATTTTATAGAACACTTTTATCCGGAACAGCATGCTCAGTACATCAAAGAGTGGAAAAGGATGCACGGACATTTAGGAGAAGAAGATGCCAGTGATACGTAGTTTACTAGATACCGATTTATATAAACTCACAATGATGCAGTTTGCTTTGCATCAGTGCCCTGACGTATACGTGAAGTATGCGTTTAAGTGCCGGACTGAGGGAGTGGATTTTTCTCCTATTAAAGCCCGGATACAGGACGAGATAAATTACATGAATCGTCTGAGCTTCAAGGAAGATGAGTTGATGTATCTCCGTGACCTGAGATTTATGAAGCGCGATTTTATTGATTTCCTCAGAACGTTCAAGCTTCATTCAAGATATGTACACATCAGCGATTCTGATTCGGAAGGACTCAGCATTATTGTCGAAGGGCCGTGGGTGCAGACTATTTTGTATGAGATTTATATTCTACGTACAGTTAATGCGTTATATTTTGACAACCTTTGTTCTTCTAAAGACCGCAACGAGTTATTTAAGGAGGGGGAGAAGAAGCTGTCAGCCAGTCTATCGAACATACAGACGATGAAGGGAGTCAGTTTTGCTGATTTCGGAACGCGACGCGCATTCTCTCCGGAATGGCATGCGCGCGTTATAAAGTTGCTGACTCAGCCTGAGATATTCCCCGGATTTATTGGGACGAGTAACGTCCTATTTGCAAAGGAGTACGGACTTAAGCCTATCGGAACGATGGCGCATGAAGTATTCCAAGTATGCCAAGCATTGACGAAGCCGGAATGGAGCCAGCGGTACGCGCTCCAGACGTGGGCTGACGAGTATCGTGGCGACCTGGGGATTGCTTTGTCGGACACCCTAGGATTGCAGAAATTCCTCAAAGACTTCGACATGTATTTTGCAAAGCTGTTCGATGGAGTTCGTCAGGATTCCGGGAGCCCAACTGACTGGGTAGAGAAAGTCATCCGTCATTACGAAGATATGGGAATCGACCCCACAACGAAGAGCGCTGTATTCAGTGATGGATTGGATTTCAAGAATGTTGCCAAGATTCATACCTATGTCCGGGGACGTATAAAAGATGCTTATGGAGTTGGGACTCATTTGACAAACAACCTCGGGCCAGAACCGATTCAGATTGTAATGAAAGTTATTGAAGCCGGCAGAGACCCCGAGAATCTTCAGCCTGTAGCAAAGCTGTCCGATTCTACGGGGAAGGAGATGTGTCGGGATAAGGATTATGTGGACTATTTGAAGAAAGTGATATGATGGGCGGATTACAGAAAACGTTAGCTGAGGGGCTCAGGGAAATTCTTGACAAGGTCGAATCGGGAGCGTATGGAAAGGACGACGACATTAACGTTGAAGCTGTCGAGGAAGATATCGAAGACGTTATGTGGGACGTCAAGGATTAGTCATGAGTTTGTATAATTGGAGTTGGAAAGACCCGTTGTGCTGGATGGCTGTTGCGGGACCGCTGTTTATTTCTGTTCTTATTTTGTCCGCGCTTTTATATGGAGCTTGGAAGCTCGGGTGGAAAGCGGGATGGGCAGCACGTCATCAGGTGGAAGTTGAGCATATCGAAAAACGCAGTAATCAGGAGAAATGATTTATGCCTATAACGAAAGAGGAGTTTATTGAGAAAGTTGGTCGGGAACCTACTGAAGATGAATTATCACGAGTTAATTGTGAGATTGTCGGAGTACCTGGGCATGACCATTGTGGGTGGTGTGAGGAGCACGATAAGCCTCGGATAGTATGTAAATGCATTGCCGGAGATAATATCTACATGCATTCAAAATGCTGCGGCGCTCATTGGGAGCTTGTAAAGCATAACAATATAATCGGATTGTATTGCGCTAAGTGCTTTAAGTCGATAGGGGATGAGTTCAAAGTTATCATAGTTCCCAAGAAGCCGAAAGTGCCTCAAGCCCCGTCTCAGCACGCAGCGCCTCCGAAGGATATCAAGGTGGACGAACCTCCGCAGGACAAAAGTATTCCGGAGAAGGAATCGCAAGATGAAGCCGATTCTTGAATTCAAAGGAAAGTACTTTTTCCTGTCAAACTTTTACGAGATGGAGTTTGAGATGGACGGAGAGCTGCTTAAGTCCGGGGAACATGCATACCAGCGTGAGAAGACGTTGGACGCCGAGCGTCGCCAAGATATCGTAGACGCACCATCACCAGGGTCCGCGAAAAAGCGTGGGAGGAGAGTTATTCTTCGTGATGACTGGGAATGCATAAAAATACCGGTAATGGCTAAGGTTTTGCATTCGAAATTCAGTTATCCGGAAATGGAGCGCCGGCTGCTTTCTACCGGGGATTCGCTGCTTGTTGAGGGGAATACCTGGGGAGATGCTTTTTGGGGGTTTGACCTTATTCGAGGGTTCGGTCAGAACATGTTAGGACGCCTTCTGATGCAGCTCCGTAAATCGAGACGTGATACTAGCCTTAAAGCGCGGTATGACCGCATAGCCGATTCTGAGTGGTTTAAGGAGCATTATAGCGATGTTTCGCTCGGAGACGGGATACCTGTCGATTATGGATATAGTGATATTTTTGATGATTGATGTTTCACGTGAAACATAGGAGGTTCAGATGAACGAGAGAGATGTTATAAAAGAGACTCTTAAGCATATTTCAAGCGTATGCTGTAAGATTTTGAAGTTCTGTAATCGCATGCATATGAGAGCGTATCATCATGATGATAGTAAGCTGGAAGAGCCGGAGTTTGAGACGTTTCTCAAATATACTCCAAAACTACGCGGTATGACGTATGACGTCAATCCTGACAGTGAGTATCAGAAGTGCTTAAAGGAGATGAAACCAGCCCTGGACCATCATTATGCGAATAATGCGCACCATCCTGAGCACCATGAGAAGGGGATTGAGGACATGACCCTTCTGGATGTTACCGAGATGCTTTGCGACTGGTGGGCTGCGACAGAGCGCCATGCTGATGGGGATATAATGACGAGTATCGAAAAGAATACCGAGCGTTTCGGATTATCTCCGCAGCTTGCTAAGATATTAGCGAATACGATTATTGAACTCAAGAATGACCTCGTTACGCATAAACCGGAAGACGTCGCGTAAATTTATGCGGTCGTTAAAATCGGTATGCATAAAATAGTATTTTTTATTTTTAGGTATGCATTCAATATGTGACAAAAATGTCACCAATGGCGGTGCAATCGATTGCAAAAGGAGGCAATATGGCAGACGAAGTTAAGAATAACGTAGAAGATGTGGTCAATATCCCGATTGAGAAATTAATCAAAGCTGACTGGAATCCGCAAGTACAGTCAACTGAGACGTTTAACGAACTGGTAGCTGAGATTGAATCTGACGGATTTGATGAGCCTCTTGTCGTTATCAAGCATCCGGATAAAGAGGACCGGTTTCTGATTGTCGCCGGGAATCACCGGTACGACGCGGGGAAAGTCATCGGAATGACCGAATTACCCTGTATTATCAAGGATTGGGACGAAGAAGAAGCCAAAATCAAAGCCGTACGTCGCAACATCATCCACGGAGACCTGGACGAAAGACGCTTCAGCACCCTTGTAAACAGCATTAAACGCCGTGAGAAGATAACTGAGGACGAAGTCGCCAAGAAAATGGGATTCGCCAGTAAAGGTGAGTTTGATAAGCGGTATCGCAAGGAAGAGATAGAAAAGCGCGCAAAAGAGCGTAAGGAAGCTTATTCTCATGACGATATCCCCAAAGAACTACAGATGGTCGATAATGTTACGGTGGCAGTCAACGATATCTTCAGTAATCATGAGGGAGATAGCATTGACCGGAGTTATCTGTTCTTCATGTACAAGAAGAAGATGCATCTCATCGTGACGTGCGATGACGCACTCGCGAAGACTGTATCAAAAACCGTGGGACACATCAATGATAACTCTATGGACGCGGCTGAGTTTTTCAAGGCAGTGCTTGAAAAAGCAGTGAAGGAGTCGTCTAAAAAGTGACGGTTTCCGGAAAAATGAAAAAAATTTCATTTTTTTCTTGACAAAATTTAGTCTATATGCTATACTGCTTGTGAATGTCCGGATATTGAAATCACATTCACAGGGAGGACGTCCGACGTGGCAGAAAAAGACAAAGATGGTGCTTGGTTTGATGAAAAAGCCGACGCCGTAATGTCCCCCGAGCAGAAAAAAATTCAGTTACGCAGAGAAACAGTCTTCGAATTGTATTATATGCGTAACATGTCACAAAGAGCAATCGCGAACGTCGTGACCTGCCACTACAACACAGTGGGTAGTGATTTGAAATACATTCGCGAGCACATGGCTAAGAAGCATGGACATGGTGATGTTGACGTTCAAATTTTTGAAACGTGTGAACGAATGCAAGCAACCATGTCTGAACTATGGATGAATTATACTGCTGCTAAGAAGGATATTGATAAGCAGCGTTACTTAGAATTATTTCATAAAGTTCAGAAGGACCTCGCCGCATTCAAGTTGGATGTGGGGTTGATGCCACGAGCAGCTTCCCGCTCGAAGATTGAAGTTATAGCGAAGGAAGTCCAAGAGATGTCCGAGGCTGAACTGCTATCTCAAAGAGATAGATTGGTTCAACGTATAACGAGCGGGGAGTTTGACGAGGGTGCCGGACAAAACTTCAACAATTGAGTCCCTTCATGGGTCAGCGGAAAAAAGTGATGCGCTAGAAGCTCTGCGTGTCATGGAGAGCCGTCTTCTTGAAATAAAGAAAGTGCGCTCACCCCTGGAGCATGGATTTGCCGACTTGCTCGGCGAAGAACTCGTTAACAAACGACACACCGAGTCAGATAAAGAACACGCACTTAGACAACAGCAAGCCATCTATGATTTTGTATCGTCAACACTTTATTTAGTCAAAGATGGAAAACGCCAATACATTAAACTAGTCCCTGAAGCACGTCGTCTTATCGCTGACATTTTTTACGAACGTGTTAATAAAGCTATCCTCTGGAAATCTCGCGGCGGAGGAGGAAGCACATCAGCCGCAGTACTCATCTTTTTGATGATGGTTTACAAGTCAAAAGAGTTCACCAACCTTGCTGGTTCTGGTAGTCAGGCTCGTTCAATTTATGAAAAAGTTGTCGAGTTTTGTAGTTGTAACCCCCAGGTTTATCAGTATCTTATAGATGGTGACCCTTTGATATCCAGAACGCATTTTTATAATGGAGCAAAGCTCCATTGTATCAATGCGACCGATAAGCAGGTCCGGAGTCGTCACGATTCCGGTCTTATTATTGATGAGGGGTGTTTACTCCCAGGTTCGAAAGTAATTACAGAGCGTGGGATTATTAACGTGGAAGATGTTGTTCCAGGAGATTGTGTAGTCAATCAAGATGGAATTATAACTTCTGTTAAGAATGTATGGAGCAAGGATTGGGATAATCGAGTAGTAAATATATCACTTAATGGATGGTCTACAGGATTAGAGTTGACTCATGACCACAGAGTAAAGATAATTCGAGGACTCGATAAAGGAAATCCAAAAAGAAAAGATTCTGTTAACGAGTCTAGTGCTGAGTGGGTTCACGCCGAAGATATAAGTGATAGAGATTATGTCCTCATTCCAAAAATAAAGACGAGCGATATAGATGATTGTATACTCGCTGATACATACGACGGAGGGAAGTGGCTTGGATATTGGTTGGGGGACGGCTGGACCGGTAAACAGCGTTCAAGAGGAATTTATGTCGTATTCAATTCTAAAGATAAGCGTAATATAGATGAATATGTATCAATAAGTAAAGATTTGTTTGGGCGTGAGGTTTGCTTTGATAATTCGTCAGTTGAGAATAGAATTAATACTGATACTGCCTTATTTACTCATAAGGAATTAGCAGATTTTCTCGATACTACTTTCGGAACAAAGTCTACAGAAAAAGGAATGCCTTTTGACTTTATAGCTGGGCAATCTAAAGATTTTGTCCGTGGAGTTATAAGCGGACTTATAGCTTCCGATGGAACCGTATGGGAAGGGAAAGCCTCTTCAGGAGGAGTTTGCAAAAGAGCCTCGATACAGACCTCATCAGAAGCCCTGGCAGCTTCTATATTTACATGTCTGGCTAAACTTGGAGTAGCTGCTTCTTATAGAGAGCGTCCGGCGAAAATATCTAATATACGTGGTAAAGAGTACTGTACTAAAGAATCATGGGTTATTGATATAAATGGAAAGGCAATGAGCTTATTTACAGATACCGATGATTCTGATAGAAAGCAGAAGGCTTTTAATTCATGGGTGGAGATTGATAATTATATTGCTGTCCCTGTTAAAAGCGTAGAGTCTAGGCATTATTCCGGAGAAGTGTGGGATATAGAAGTCAAAGACGGTGAATCATTTATGATGATGAATGCTGTTGTGCATAACTGTCAGGAAGACTTGAAAGCCGGCGAAGTGATGAAAACAGCTCTCCAGAACGCACTTACTCAGCCGGAACATCTTATCCTCATACTCAGTACGTTTCATCATCCTGAAGGATTTTTCCAGGAGTATTGGGACGACGCAGAGACTCATGGATTTACTAGATATAAATGGTCTGTGTACGACACGATGGTCAAGTGTGAACTTGATATCGACTGCGCCGACTGTTATTTGTCTGAGGTAGTGAATGAACACGATGAGCGCGGACGCGTAATCGGAACGACCGTAAAAGGATGCAACGGAACTGCGCGGAAAGCAGAAGGTTACCAGTCGTTTGAAGCTGTATGTGATATTAAAAAAGTAAATGAGGGTTCGAGCGTTTATACAGTCGAGTTTGAATGCGAGCGCCCGAAATTTTACGGAAGCATTTATGACATTGAAGCTTTAGCGGAATCGGAGTGGGAAGATATTACATGGTATGAAGAGATTGAGAAATCAGTAGGACTGGACTGGGGTTATGTAGGACAGACGGCAATATGCATGACTGTTCGAAGTGAGATAGGTGTCGGAGTTCTCGAGACAGCATGGTTTCATGAGCAAAAAATCGGGGAGATTATCGGATACCTGAATAAACTTAGAGAAGAGTACGGTAACTTTGTAGTGTTTGCCGACTCATCGGACCAGTTCAGTAATCGCGAGCTGCATGAAGAAGGGTTCAAAGTAATTCCTGTTGTTTTTAAGAAATGGAAAGAGTTCGGAATACAAAACGTATCGAAGTTCCTTACTACCGGACGTCTTCAATTTCTTAAAGACGGAGAAGGTAATGACCAGTTACTTTCTCAGTTGAGGAGATACCGTGCTGACGGAAACGGTAAGCCGATAAAAAAGGATGACCACGGACCTGATGCTCTGATGTGTGCTATGCTTAACTGGAGATATTTTGAAATGTTTGCTGGCTCTCCGAATCTGAGGAAGATGCATCCGGAGCAGTACCAGGATAAGGACGGCTCGATTGATGGAGAGCAGAAAAGAAGCAAAATCGACGCCAATCAGCAAGTAATCTTAATTTGATATGGGAGACTAATATGGAGAGTAGACTGAAAACTTTTAAGCCGATGCATGACGCGGTTATCAGTCCATGCTGTCTCCGGCACGTAGAACGTAACCACGGAATATATCCCGGAAAGGGATTTACGTGTTCCTCCTGTGGGACGTTTTTGAAAAGTGCGTGGCTCGACTTTAATAAGTCATTGAGTTACAGTGCCGACAGCATTTACAGACATGATAATAAGATTGAGGACTTTGTTCCGCTATCAGTTATCGTGCTTAGGAACTACTCGGAAACTCGTCGTGAGTATGACAAGAAGTTCCGTGTTCTTCGCGAATCAGTTACCGCAGGTTTGGATGATGCCGAAGTTGTGGACAGGGACGAAGGACGTGAGTTCATCCTTAATTCTAATATTAAGGTGGACAGTATTCGTATTATCAGGCTCGGTCGTGATATCTACGCCCTTATCGGGAAGATGTCTGAAGAAGACCGGAAAGAAAAAGATGTAAGCGGAATAACATTCGCTTTTGGCGGTGGAGGAAGAGGTCGTAAGAAAAACATGGCATCATTTGCCATGACCGGAGGGGAAGTTCCCCCGAATCCGCAAGTACGTAACGTACGCCTCTTCGGATAATATTTATTTTTTGTGGCGTTTTTTACGAGGTAGTATAAGGTATGGCTGAACCTGGAACAAGTACACTTGAAGGTGTGGAGAAGGGTACTGCCAAGGATGCCGGGATAGTGTACGAAGCTGTTGTCATTGAAGGCAACGATTTCGGAGGCATCTTTGAGGAGAAATCTTTGTCGCAACCCACTGAGGGTTCGACGCAGAAGAAACCCGCCCAGCAGCAGACCAAGACGTTCAAAGAGAACGAAATAGCGAAGCCTACTTTTGATATTGATTTGTGGGCTTCGATGATGGAGTTCAATACTCGTCTTGCTCAGTGTGTGCGGTTGTATTCGCGCAATACTGTGGGGCTGGGGTGGAAAGTTACTTCTACAGTTACTATTAATCGGGAAGCACCCGATGAGCTTAAGCAGCGTTATGAGCTTGAAAAAATGATGTTACTAGACTTGTTGTTAAAACCGAATACGGATACGCCGTTTTCTGATTTATGCAATATGTTCATGACTGACAGATTGCTTATTGGAAATGGTTATATAGAAGTTGTCCGTAATCGAAAAGGTGACATCGTAGAGTTATATCATGCTAAATCCAGAACAATTCGTGTTCTTAAGAACGGGAATGGTTTTGTCCAGTTACGTGGAAACACTCTTCGTTATTTCAAACATTTCGGAGAAACCCGTAATATGGATATGGACACCGGGGAACTCGGTGGAAGCGTGGGAATTAAGAAGCGCGCTTCAGAGATGATTCATTTCAAAGAATACAATACTGTAGATGACTTTTATGGAGTACCTCGTTATAAATCAACCGCACCTGCTATAATGGGTAATAGGGCTGCGGCTGAACGTAACCTGAATTTCTTTCGTAACGATGCTGTTCCGAGAATGGCTCTTACAATATCTGGTGGGAAGCTTTCGCAAGATTCTGTGGACACAATTCAGAAATTCTTCAAAGCATCCAAAGGAGTTTCTAATGCGCATCGCATGATGATTATTCAGGTGGATAGCGAAGCTACTCAGTTCACATCTCAAGCAAAGCCGGACGTTCAGTTGAAGCCGTTGACCGTTGGTGAGACGGATGACGCCAGTTTTCAGAATTATCGCATGCAGAACGATGAGGAAGTTCGCGAAGCATTTGGGATTGCGAAAGCGTTTTTTACTCCCGAGGACGTCAATAAAGCAGTTGCATATGCTACCAAGGAAATTACCAATGAGCAGGAGTTTGACCCGACGCAGAAACAGGTAGAGCACACATTTTACCATACGGTTATCATGGATATGTTCTCAAGTTCCGAAGGAGTGAATCAGAAAGACTTCTATTCAGTAATTAATAAAGCCAAGCAGTTTTTAGATGACGGAGTTCTCGAGCGCATACAGCGCAGACATTTCGGCGGCATATTCTTTTCGAAGTCCTCCCTGTCTGAAGAAGAGATGTGCCAGCATGAAACGCGTCGTAAGCGCAATGATTATGTTATCGATGTACTTCAGGCTACTGGACTTATGAAGTTTAATCGGATTCGTAAGGATGATGAGAATAATGATATACTTATGTTCGAGTCGCTCCCGTTAGTAAAGCTTGAGTTCGAGCGTCCGAAAGTTCTGGATGAAGCCGATAAAGCAGAAGTTCACGAGATTTATCTCGAGAATGGAGTTGTAACTCCTAATGAAGTTCGTCAGGAGTTGGGTTTAGAACGTTATCCCGATGACCTCGATTTCGGCGATACTCCGATTCCATATTTCGATAAGGTCGGAGTCTATACCGGTACAGGAAGTCAGGCGGTAGAGCCTGCTGCTGAACCGGACGATGAAGATGACGAGGATGGAACGGATGTAGACATTAATCCGGATGAAGGAGATAATAACAATGAGTAGAAAAAAAGTTGCTTTTAATACGCGAGTATTCAAAGCGTACACGAAAAAGGACGATTCTACCGGCGAAGAGAAAATGCATGTCGTGGCTATTGCCAGCGATTCTAAGCCGGACTGCGAAAATGACCGCATGAGCGAGCGGTGCATTGACGGGTTCGTCGAACAGTGTAATAGGGGAGTCGATATTCTCGACAACCATCGCTCAACATTCCCGATAGGCGTTACCAGCGAAGCCTGGAAGGAAGAGGAAGCCGATAAGGTAAATCTCGTTATTGATATCGAGCTGGACGAAACCTTCCCGCAGAGCACCCGCCTGTTCCAGGATGTTCTCGAGGGCAGGGCGGAGTGGCAGATGAGCATTGGTGGTTATCTTGACCCCGATGCCGGGATTGAGTATGAGATTAATAGTGAAGGTATTCGCGTCCGTGTTATTCATGGAATCGAGCTGGACCATATTGCTTGTACTCGAAAGAATCAAGCTTGCAATCAGCGCGCAGGATTCTTGCAGGCGATGATTAAGGATATCCTTGGCGGGATACCTGAGTTCAACCCTGCGAAATACCGCAAAGCTCTCGTCGCTATTCAGAAAGAGAATGGCGGTAACGGGAAGATTATTACTGGTCTTACCGGTAACGCTGATATGGACGAGCATTTCCACGAGTTCGCTATGTACGTAGTGGACGGGGAAGTCGTAGCCGGAGAGACCGGGATGTCGATATGGGGATTCGAAGGGACAGAACATACGCATACTATCAGTGACCTTATGAAAACTGATACTGCGCGTGAGCACACGCACATTCTGATGATGGGTGTTGTGGAACTTTCTGTTGATAATCGTTTGACTGTCAAAGCTCTTCCTGAAGAAACTCTTTTTGGTGACGGAGCTTCGTATGATGAGTGGGCAACGAAAGTTCACAACATGTACGCGAAAAATGAAATCTCTGACGATTTAATGTATGCTTATATGAAGCAGCTCAGCGCACGCGCCGATGCATTCAAATCTGATTACGATAAATTTCGCAGGACTTTTGATGTCAAGAGTGTTGAGAAGTTCGTTGATTCCGCAGAGCGCCGTTTTAAGGATGTCCTGGAATGTGCGTGTAGCGGAAAATGCAGCGATAAAGAAGTTTATGATGAGGTAAGGCAGCAGTGCGCAGATATGTATGAGTATGGCTTGTACCTCGGAAATATTATTACTGATAAGAGCGTTGAGACTACGGACGATGACGTTAAGCGTGTAGCGAAAGTCGCCCGCCAGATTGTTGATGACATAAATCATGCAAAGAAACGCAGCGAAGTTATGTCTGATACGACGCTGGAAGACCAGGATTTTTTCGGAACAATTCTCAGGTTCTTGTCAGATGCTTTTGAAAAGACGGGCTACTACGATGAAGAGTCTGCATCGTTCGCACTTACTGAAGTGAAGAGCCCATTTACAATAAAGGGAATAAAATTCCCAATGCCTAACGGTCCAATCGGTGATGCCATCATGCGTACATCAGTTATTGCAGATGGGATTACCGGACAAGTAAGCAGGTTGTCCGACGACTACACTGTCGGCACGTCAAAAGCTGCCGGTGGGCACTTCCATAAATATATTGTCCGGAATCGTGACGGTAAGGGTATTGCGTTGAAATCCCTCGGACACACTCATTCAATAAGTGACCACAGGTTTATGGAAGAAGTCGAAAACCATGTCCATAAATTAGGAGGTGACGTCATGTCGGACAATATAATTGCTTTTGTTTCTCTTCCGCTCGCGGATGTCGAAGATAATATCAGTGCTTCGAAAGAAGTCAACGATTACGCGTGGGCTGACGGAGATGTTTTGAAATATCAACACCATTCTGACGGTAAGACAATTCTTCGCGGATTGATTGTATCAGCCGCAGAACTTCTTGGTGTTAAGGATGGCGGTAGAGTCGGTTCGGATGATGCCAAGGAGGTAGCTGCTCATTTGAATAAGCATTTTGAAGAATTTGATATAACTCCTCCCGAAAAGCTTGCTTCTATCGCGAAACAAGGCTGGGCTTATTGTGTATGCCCGGACTGTGGATTTACTCAGGATAAAGAAGCCGGTGTTCCTTGCAGGACTATTGATTGTCCTGAGTGCGGTACTGCTTTGATGGGCAGTGATTCGCCGGGAGAAGTGAGCGAAAGTATTACGCTCAACAATTTTGCAATGCATTTTGAGACGCAAGGCATAGAAATGCTATGGTTTAGTGAATTAATTGAAGGAGAATCCAATATGGGCAAGAAAATCGAAGACGAAGTCCAGGAGGATGTCGTTACTACTGATAAGGATAATAACGATGCTCCGACCGAGGACGCAGACAAAGACGTTACCAAAGAGGATGAAGCTGCGGATGCTTCTGACGGTGACGCTACTGAAGGAGGAGATGACGCACCTGCTGAAGGCGGTGACGATGCTCCTGCTGAAGGTGAAGGCGATGCTCCTGCTGAAGGAGACGCTGAAAGTGATGACGCCGCACCTGCTGAAGGTGATGGTGATGCGCCTGCTGAAGGTGACGACGCTGCCGAAGGTGGTGACGCTGCCGAAGGCGATGCTGATGCTGATGCCGGTGACGGCGAAGCTGAAGGCGAAGGGGATGATGCCGAGGGTGGAGAAGAAAAGTCCATCTTTGACTCTATCCTCAAATCTCATCTGAAAACCAAAGAAGATGAGGAAGATGCTTCCGACGAAGGAGGCGATGACGAAGAGGGCGAAGCTGAAGGCGGAAACGCTGAAGGTGACGCGGGCGATGCAGAAGGAGAAGCTGGCAGCGATTCTGACGCTGATGGTGAAGGTGACGCTGAAGAAAAAGAGCTTCCTCCTGTTCTTGACGGTATTGACGGATTCAGGTCTGCTCTCCAGCAGGCTATTGCTCTGGCCCTCGGTGGTCAGGCTGTGAGTCCCGAGCTTAAAAATCTGCTTGAGTCTATGGATAAGTATCTCACAGAGAAAGGTCTGCCCGACAGCTCTGTAACTGCTGAGGATATTAACAAAGCGGTTACTGAGAAAACTGAAGCTGTGCTGAAGGATGTCGCTGGTGGCTTCGTGAAGACGCTGGAAGATATTGCGAAAGCAATCTCCGTGTCAAGCGAACAGAATGCTGAGGTAAAGAAAACCCTGTCCGGACTCTCGAACAGAATTGCTGACCTTGAGGATGGGTCAAGTGGGAGTAACCAGAACAAAGAAGACGCCGGTGGCGAGGGCGGAGACGAAATCGATGAAGATAACGTTTTCCGTGGAATGTTCGGCAATCCTGCAAAACAGGCTTTTGGCATGAGAGGTCAGAAGCAGTAATTTGATTTTACTTTTTATTCCTAATTGCTTTTTGAAAAGGAGTTTATAGGATGGACAACGAAGAAATCCTTAAAACAATCGAAACCGCTGATTTCCTGCATGGCGGTTTGCTTCATCCGAAGCAGCAGGACAAGTTCATCATGTACGTAAAGCAGTTCTCAACAATGCTTGACAATTGCCGCACAATCACGATGACTCAGAAACTCGAGGACATTGATAAAGTTCACATCGGTGAGCCTATCACTGAATCCGCTGCTGAAGCAACGGAACAGGGGTCCCCGAACAACGAAGGTGAGCCCAAATACAACAAGGTGACACTGACTGCCGTTAAGGTTCGGTCAACCTGGAATATTTCTACGGAAACGCTCCAGAATAACATCGAACAGGCCGGCTTTGAAGACACCATGATGCAGGGCATGACTCAGCGCATCGCGACTGACCTCGAGATGCTCGGTATCCAGGGTGATACCACTGCTGGTTCTGCAACGAAAGTTGCCCGCCTGCTCAACCGTCTCGACGGCTGGGACCTCCAGACTGAGAATTCTCATATTCTCGACGTTGCCGGCGCAAGCATTTCGAAAGATGTGTTCCGCGTCATGAAACGTCAGCTTCCGAAACAGTACCGCAATGACCCCGGCCTTCGCTGGATTATGTCTGACGCGCTGCTGGATGACTGGGTAGCTAGCCTGGCTGCTGACAAAGTTGCTGGTGTCTACGGGAACGCTGTCGAAGGACAGGGTCTCAACCCGCTCGGGATTCCTATCCTGACTGTTGAGATGATTCCTGAAGACCTCCCCGTTTCTGCTGGAGCTGCTACTGCGGCTGAAGCAATCGGTTACAAATACGACCCGTTCGTAATTGTTGCTGGTTCCAACGATGCGCTTGACATCGATTTCACTGACTCGTCTGACGTCACCGTCAACGTAACCCTGACTCTGTCAGAAGGTACGCTGCACGCTGGTCAGGTGGCTAAGGAAATCAATGCTGCTATCGCAACTGCTGGCGCTGCCGGTCTTGCGGAAGCAACCGCTGACAACCGCCTGAAGCTGAAAACGACTGAAACCGGTGTGGACACCGAGGTCATCGTTAACACTCCGGCGAACGGTGCTGAAACCACTCTCGGTATCAATGGTATCGATGTGGACGGTACTGACAGCGGCGGGACCGTTTTGGAAGGTTCCTTCATCTGGCTCGGCAACCCGCAGAACTTCATCTGTGGTATTCTTGCCGGAACTCGTATCTTCACGAAATTCAACGAGAAGAAAGACACGATTGAAAATATCGTGTACAACCAGCTCGACGTGAAGGTTGAGAACCTCGATGCCATCGTGAAGGCTAAGAACGTCCGCCTGGCTTCAATCTAAGGTAGGCTCGTAGCCTAATTTACGGGATACCTTAACGTGATAGGGAATGGGCAGCACTCTTGCACTAACAGTGTAGGAGTGCTGTACCTCCTTCCGATAAGTGTCCCAAATTGTTTTCCTTTTGAAGAGGAGTAGTTTCGATGGCAGAATCAAGATATTTTGTGTATCAGGGCTCTGCTTCGTATTCGAAGATTGCTGATGATGGGTCAGCCGTTTACCAGTTCAGACCTGGTAGTCCGGTAGAAGTGAAAAACTTCAATGACCAGATGAAATTCGCGGGAAACCCGGATTTTATTGAGACGGATAAGAAAGGTAAGCCCGTCGAAAACAGCGAACTTCCTACGAACAATGGCCCCGCTGGTGCTATCTCTTATGTGACGATGGGAGGGGAGAAACCTGCTCCGGCAGCCACACCCCCTGAACCCAAAGCAGAGGAGAAGCCTGCTGAACCCAAGAAAAAAACTTCCAGCGCTAAGAAAAAGAGCGCCAAGAAGAGCGCAGGGAAGTAGGAGACGCTGATGTATCCGTTCAGATATTGCACTGTTGCTGAAGCCAAAGCCTATTCCGGAACGGAACAAGGGGTGGACGAAATACTCCGCCAAATTGAGCTTTGGAGTGAAACCATTAACCGTATTACAGGGAAGTGGTTTACCCCGCTTTACTTTGCGGGACAGATGGAGCAGTTGTATGATGGACGGTTTGTTATGCGTGGTAAGGTTCCTATCATTGAGATATCGGAACCAGTCGAAGCGGACTTTTCGCCTAACGGCGGATACAAGGATTTGCCTTTCGATACTGAGCACGTAGTTGTTCAGAGTGCTGAGGATAATGCTGAATACAGTTCGCTTTTATACAGTCAAGTCTCGGTAGCTGGTTACTTTGGTTGGCTTAATCATGCACGTACCAAAGTAACCACTACCGTTACGACTGCTGCTGCGGAAGGTTCGGACACTCTTGTGTTCGACTCGACTGCGGGAATGAGCAAAGGAAGTGTCGTGCTCATTGATAATTATGTTTCTGCTATTATTTGCGAAGTATGCGATGACCATATTGTTAAAGTTGACCCGCTAGCCGAAAGCGTCGCAGTTGACGACGAGGTTATCGTGTTTGGACGCATACCTCGGGATATAGTTTATTGTACACAGGAACTCGTAGCCAAGAAAGGCGGAGGTCTCCAAGCGCAACGGAGTTACCAGTTTCAGCAGATGATGGTAAGTGAGACTACGGATAGTTATACGTACCGCTTAGCTGACCCAGGAGCTTCGGCATACGGGATTAATTCTGTCGGAACAGGAATTAACGAAGTTGATAAGATTTTGATGAGGTATCGTACGAACGTTGACGTGAGGCTTATATAATGAGTGACCCGTTAGTATCTTCGATTGATTATGATGCTCTTCCGATGAGGATGGCATTAGCTAAAATCAAGATAGCACAGCTCCGTATGAGCCACACTCATGTTGATAGAGTTTACGGAGAAGCCGTAGGGAAAGAAGAGCGCAAGACTGTTACTGTATATGGTCAGAACAACTCCGCAGCGATTAAGCGGAAAACAGCGACTTCTACTGGTGATAGGATTAATACTGCCGGGCATCTTGTATTCAAGAAGAAGGACCTGGACGATGCCGGAGTAGTTTTAAGAACCGGTGATTATATTATAGAAATTGCCGGAGCAAAAGTAAATTTTGAAATTGTCGAAGTTCGCCCTGAGAGTATTCTCGGGGGGAAACAGCGTTTAATATATGCAGACTACATGGCTGCAAAAGAAAGGTCGTCAGTATAATGGCACTCGCAACACTCGGAAAAATCAAAGCTACTAAGGGAGCACGCAAAGCTCTTAGTATCAATTTCCGTTTGGGGCGGACTAGTCGTTATTATAAGAGTGATATCCGCCGTGCACAGAAGGCTTTGGTTAAGCTTCCTGATGTTTTGATGTTATCTTTTAAGAGAGCGACTGGACGTGCGACGTTTGTTAAAGGATTGAAGACAGTATTTGCAAATACTGCTCAAGCAGCAGCATCGCAAGTGCCTTTACGTGAAGCGACAATCCGTATACGTGAGTATATGAATAGTGAGTTAGGATATCCTATGGCATCGTCTGATAAAGTGATGGTGCATAGCGGGCGTATGTTAACTGACGGGATAGATGTCGGAGCTACCGGAAAAGGGAAAAACTTCAGCTTGTGGGTCGGGTTTTCTGCGAGATTGCGGTCACCCGTTCCTGTAAAGACGCCGCATAGCGGATTATCCTATGCTGACGTAGCTCGTAGAATTGAATCGGGATTTGTTATTCCGATTGATAGTACTGTGAAGGAGCTGTTTGCCAATGCTGGATTAAAGCTGAACACGAAGAAGCGTAAAGCTCTTTATGTTAAGCCGAGACCCTTCATGGATAAAACTGCTCGAGTAACGATACAATATATTTATGATGTCGGTTTGAAAGAGACTGAAAAAGAAATTGATGGTGCTGCTGCGGAGGTTATACCGTTCTAATGGCTAGTCTAGTTTTTTGCGCAAACAGATTTGATGGATGGGAGATGTCAAGTAGGGATGCCTACCTTGATACTTCATCCCGTTTTATATCGTTGCGTAAGACGGATGTATACGGAAACTACGCGCGTGGAGGTATGTATTACCCTGCTGACTTCAAGAGTTATTCATTACGGGCGTCGCTTATCGATAGTTTTTTCGGGTTAACTGTTAGTGCAAGTGATTGCAAATTAGGATTTAGGATATCTACTGATGGAGGCAATCATTGGCAGTATTTTAATGGTCAGCGTTGGGTGACTATCGGGGGAGCCAGGGGTGGCGGCGGAGATTATGTTGGAGGACTTGGGATTCACATGCTTCTTGGGGACGACTACGATGAGCCTGAGTGGATGAATGAGAACAAATTCCATCAGGGGATACAGAGTCTTTCGCCCGGCGAGCGTAATATAATGATGTGGATTAAGATGTACCCGGTTGATTTGGATACTAAGCCTAAGTTTAACTGGATAGCTATTGATTTTGTCGAAAGTATCCGGGATAATTTTCTTGATGATAGTATTCGTTCAATATCTATGCACCTACAGAATTACTATTATTTTGATGACCGTGTCGTCAAAGAATTAGATAGAGCCGATACATATAGGCTTCCGTATACGACCAGGACTGACCCTGAAGGGAATACGGTCCCGGCGTCTACGATTGTCGAGTACGTCAGAGCATACAATATAGATGACGACCCGCAGAAAACGACCAACGTCGTTTCTGATTGGAGTTCTGACGGAAACATTACATTTACATCAGAGCAGGATGGATATGTTGAATTCCAGTTTGGTCATAGGCCACCAGTTCATGTTGAAACGAAGCCTATTGTCCAGTTATCTGATGAAGTTGCTCTTGTTATAGCAACTATTAATGAAGAAGAGTGGGGTCCCTATGAAGATAAAGTTGAAATAAACTGGTGGGACTTTTCTTCGCGAACATACCTGGAGCGTTGGGCAGAATTTCGTTTCGACCTCTTATGCCAAGCTCATCGTACAGAGCAGGCTGTTAGAATGGAGGAAGGGATACGTAGGCTCATTGAACGACGCTCAGTTTATTCTGAAGGGCTTGGAAGAAGATTGAAGTGGACTTTGCGGTATGATGAAGTCACGACACCTTCCAGAGTTATTGATGAACTTACCGTCGTGGACGTTCCACTACGGTTCGGGAGGTACCGTAGTATCGGAGCGGTTAAAGAGTCTAAGCTTGCTACCGATATTGATATTAACGTAATTGTAATAGAAAGGAGTGCTCAATATGAAGCAAGTTACTAATCTCACAAAAAATTTGAGAGCGTATGACTTAGACTCTTTCGACGAGAACGGTAGACGCAGAGCCGTACATCTTGCTCCAGGTGAAAGCGTATCTTTGAAGAACGATGACGCTGCATCGAGACAGCTTGTAGCAGCCCTTGACCGTAAAGAAATTTCGATTGAGGATGCAAAAGCTGCTAAGGAAGATAAGGAAGATAAGAAAGAAGAGAGTGGCGAGTCAAAAAAACCTGCAAAAAAATCAAGTAGTAAACCTAAAGATAAGGAGGATAAGTAATGGCGCAAAGATTACATCCGGATGTTTACGTTGAAGAAATCGGTGGACGTCCGACTCTCCTCGGAGTTGGAACGGGAACCGGTTCCTTCATAGGGACTGCTCCTAGCGGTCCTACGAATGTCGCTGTACTGGTCACCAACTATGCCCAGTATGAAAGCACATTCGGACCTGACGGTGGAAATCTCGATGAAGCTGTCAAAGCGTTTTTTGATAATGGCGGAACCAGGTGTTACGTCATTCGCGTCGTAGGGACCGGCGCACTTGCTGCAAGTGCATCTCTGGATGATATGGACGCTGACGCGAGGTACGTCGGTACAGAGATGAACGGAGCAACAATTACAACTACGCGGTATACGTGTCTGATTGACCCGTCAGATGACCTCGTATCCGCAACGGGGACTGAAGTTGACCTCGTAGATGCTTCCAATGTCGAGATTGGGGACATCATCAACTTTTGGGACGGAGCTGCATGGGTAGAGGTTCACGTTGTAGATATTGTTGGAAACAAGATTTACCACGCTGCCGTTACTTTCTCAGGCACCGTCAACGGAGTTACGACTCAGACTTACCCCGGTGTATGTGCTACGACACATAAGATTTCCACTCGGGTTAACGGTGTTCTGAGCAACGGCGTGGCTGTTACGCAGCTTACGCTTCAGAGCATCGGCGCGCTGGAAATCGGTGATGCTGTAAGCATTGTTTACTGGGATAGCGTCGGTGGCGCCGCCTATCAGTGGACTCGCAGAATTACCGCTATCAACGGTAATATAGTGACAATCGATTCCTCGATAACTCCGGGTGCAGACATGACTCCGTATGTCGCATCACTTGAGTTCAGTGTTGTCGTTTCGAATAACGGCGTTGTTATTGAAGATACTCTTGACAATCTTTCAGCAAGTGCTCAGAGTCCTCGATTCTACGGGACTATCGTGAATGCTACGACCGGTTCACAGAATATCTCGCAGTATGTCGAGCTGAGTTATACTGGCGGTGGTTCGAGTGTCGGCGATAACATTCCGTTTAATATGGCATCGCCGTATGACGGAAGCGCTGTAGCGATGGCTGGCGGAAATGCCGGTGGAACTCCGAGCAATGATGACTACATCGGGACTCAGACCGCTCCTCGGACCGGCATGGGTCTTCTGGAAGATGTTCGCGAAGTGAACATGCTTTCAGTTCCGGGTGTCACGACGGAAGCTGTGATTCTGGAAGGTGTTCGTTATTGTGAGATTCAGCGCGGGACCATTTCTTATATTTATGCTGGACCGGCTGGCTATAATCCCACTCAGATTAAGCAGTGGAGGAGCCAGGTTGTCAATGTGGACAGCAGTCATGCTATCCTTCTGTACCCGTGGTACAACATTGATGATGGTCTCGGCGGAAATAAACTCATATCTCCGGACGGAGCTTTCCAGGGAATATGGGCTCGTGTAGCCGGACAGCAGAATATTTCTGTTGCTCCTGCGAATGTTGTTGTTGCGAACGCTAAGAGTCTCGAATACGATGTATCGAACGGTGAGCAGGACATCCTGAACCCGCTCGGAATTAACTGCATCCGTGACTTCGGAACTCGCGGTATTCGTATTTGGGGTGTGCGTACTCTCACCTCTCTTACCGATGGACGTCATTACACGAACGTTCGCGGGCTGCTGAATTTCATCAAGGCTACAGTCTTTGAAGGAACGCAGTGGGCTGTTTTCAAAAACAGCGACCCGAAACTGTGGGGACAGATACGCAACGTTGTGACAAAATTCCTCCGTGGCCTGTGGCAGGAGGGTATGCTTTACCCGTCAGATGATATGGGTCGTGCTTTCTACGTTAAGTGTGACGCAGAAAACAATCCCGAAGAAGTACGCAACCAGGGGAAAGTCGTCTGTGAAATTGGCGTTAACCCGCCGCTACCCGCCGAGTTTGTTGTATTCAAAATCGGTCTGTGGGATGGTGGTGGGTCTATCACTGAGACCGTTTAATTGAAGGAGTCATAGTATGGCGAATATAGGACAAAGAGAGGTTTCACGGAACTACAAATATGAAGTAGAGATAGGTGCCATCGGTACCTTTGGATTCTCTATGGTATCCGGTCTCTCTGATGAATCTGAGGTCATTGAGTACCGTGAGGGAAATATGGCTGCATACCCGAGGAAACTTGTCGGTCAGGCGAGTTCCGGGGATGTTACGCTTGAGCGCGGTGCCGGCGATGACGAGGCTACCGCAGCGCTCCTCGGATGGAGAGAGACTGCGAAGACAATCATGGACGCAGGGGAACCCGGTTCTCCGTTGTCTATGGAAGATATTCGCGAGGATATCATCATCAGAGTTCAGGGTGAAATCGACCAGGCTGTTATACTGTCGTATAAGCTTGAGAATGCATGGCCTTCTGCCGTTGAAGTAGGCGACCTCGATGCAGGTGCATCAGAAGTTCTGATTCACACGCTGACCGTCGTTTCCGAGAGGACCAGCTTCGCGCAGCTCGACAGTTTCTAAGTAAAAAGACCGTTACTTCAGGGAGAGTCGTTTTGTCAGGCGGCTCTCCCTCAACCTTATTCTCTTGAAGGGGAATTAACATGGCAAAGTTTGATGAAGACACTGTAGATATTGAGCTTCTCTGTGGAGTGCTCAATGAGGATGGGTCGCTCGAAAAGAGCTGCACCATTAAGTCTATGACTGGTGGGCTGCGCAAAAAAGTAGCGCAGCCTGAAATGCGTAAGGACGGATATAAGATTATAAATGCTGTCCTGGACGCATGTGTTGTTTCTGTGGGTGGTAATCCCTTTACCCCGAGCCGTGAGGCAAAACGTTTACTCATGGCTGACTCGGACTATCTTCTTCTGAAGATACGTCAGCTTTCCCTCGGTGACCATATCGACCTCGACCTTAAATGTCCCGCATGCGGGAATTCGTGGGGCGGTACGCTTGAAATCGGAGACATAGAATGTTTTCCGATGGATGACGATGATTTCAAAATCGAGGATTTCGAAGCGAAGTTTAATGTTAAAACCGAAAACTGGGATTGTACTGTACGTCTTCCGAACTGTGAGGACCAGAAGATTATTGCCAAGCTTGCGCAGAACAATCCTATCGCAGCACAGCACCAGATGTACGCCCGTACGATATTAACTTCTGACGGGAAGAAAGTCGATGGAAAAGAACTCATGAAGCAGCTTGACGGGCTTCCTGTTAAGTACATTGACGAACTTACTGATGGAATTAATGAGAATCTTCCGGGAGTGGAGACTTCTCATAGCGCCGATTGCCCGAGTTGTGGACAGGAAGTCACAATGGAGGTTAGTGGCGCGGATTTTTTATTCTCGAGACCCAAAGCTCGAACGAAAGGAAAGTCAACGATTGGATAAACTCAAGAATAGCAGTTATTGCACTCGAGTTTCGCTTTGGGTATGCGGAATGTATCAATATGCCGCTTCCTACGTTGAAGTGGTTTGCGGATAAAGCGATGGAACGGATAGATAAAAAGAACGAGCAGGCGCGGAAAGCTGAAGCATCCGCACGGTCGGCACGAGCAAGAGGACGTAAAAGGTAGATAACTAATGGCAGTACGTGGTTTAATTGGAATGGGCATTCGGGTATTCGCTGAAAAACCGAAAGGTTTGGAGAATATCCTGCGCACCAATAAATATCTCGGCATGACTGCTGTCAGCGCGCTTAAAGCACAGTCTGCCGTAATGGGTTTATCGACAGCCGTCTCTGCCGTAGCGTCTGTCGCAGCGGCAGGTCTTGCCGTTGGATTGGGAAAGGTCGTTAGCGAAGCAATCGAGATGGAACGCATAATGACTGACCTTCGCCGAATTACCCGGATGCACGTCTCTGATATTAACTCGCTGTCTAAAGCGTATCTTGAGATGTCAGCTACCTTACCGATGTCCGCAGCAGAACTTGGAAACACTGCTGTTGAACTTGCTCGTCTCGGTGTCCGTGGAATGGACGCATTGAAACAAGGTGCTCTTACTGCCGCGAAGCTGTCTAAAACGACAGTGATGTCTGAAGCTGAATCTGCTATCGCTATTGGTCGTATCTCAAAAGTATTCGGGATGGACCTGACGAAGAATGCTGATAAAGTTGCGTCTGCTATGGTTAAGGTAGCGACGACTACGACTGCTACTGCTGACATCCTCGCTAAGACCACAATGAGGATGGGTGGTATGGCTCGTCAGATGGGATTCACTGCTCCTGAAGTCATCGGTCTTGCCGGTGTAATCAGGGACCTCGGTGAACAGCCGACCGTTGCTGCTACACAGATGATTAAATTTATGACGATGATGTCCAAGCGCCAAAAAGCATTTGCAGATTTTATCGGAGTAACTCAGGAAGTATATTCGACAATGCTCCAGACACGACCGATGGAAATTCTTGTCAGAGTGTTGACTCGACTCGGTAACTTGAGTAGGAGCGAAGTTGCTCCTGCGATTGAGGTACTCGGTCTGAACGCTGCTCGTGCTATTCGTGTATTCATGGGTTTGACTGCTCGTGTTCGCGATATTGAAAAGCAGGTCGGCGTTGCTAATAACGCATTTCGCCAGGGGACCGAACTTAATGAGCAGTATGCAATTACAGCTACGTCAGTACACGCTAAAATTATGATTTTAATAGGGTCTATTAAGAACCTTGCGATTATCGTTGGTTCCGCATTACTTCCTCCGCTGAGAGCTGTCATAAATGTTTTCATAGCATTTTTTGCCGCACTTCTTATGATTCCTCGTCCCATATGGATGCTCGTAGGACTTACCGCAGGGTTAGTAACTGTTATTACAATAGTAATGGCGGGGTTATCTGCCCTACTGACGCTGTTTATGCTTTCCAGAGTACTTCTTATTAAGTGGGCGAGCGCTGTGAATCGCGGAAGCTGGGCTGCTGCAATGATGGCTAATAAAATGGGAATATTGACATTAGCTAAGAAACTGTTAGTCCGTACTACTGAGAAGATGGGCACGGTATATGCAGCGTTTACTAAGCAACTGAGGATGACCTGGAAAGTATGGGTAATGCAGGGGAAGGCTGTTACTGAACTTGGAAATCTGCTTAAGTGGGCTGGAGCAAAGATGCTTGCCTTCGGGAAAGTAGCATGGTCGGCAGCTTCAAAGGGAGTTAAGTATTTGTGGGGGCAGCTCATTATACTAAAAGCAAATATTATGTCCGTAGTATGGTGGCAGAGTATTTGGAATAAAGTGTTAAAGCAGTGGGGTAAGGTTACTGCGTTTGTAACAAAGTATATCGGAAAGCTCGGGACTTTTACTCAGAACTGGATTGCCCAGGGGAGGATAGGGTCAGCAGTTTTATCAAAACTGTCTCAGGTGTTCGGGTTTGCGGGGGCTGCGATAGCATCGGTAGTCGGAGTAGTGTTCGCTTTAATTGCTTCTATTAAAATATTGAATTCTATTCTCGACGTAGTTAGTGGGAACAGTACTGATTTTCAGAAAGCGATTGCCGTAATATTCTTCCCAATAACTGCCGCCGTTGCAGCTATTAAGCTAGTCATTAGAGCTGTAAAGCAAGTAATATCGTGGACACAGTCTTTAATGAGAGTACTCGGAAAGGGCGGGGTTTTAGCTGCCATAGGAGCGTTAGCATTAGCTTTCTGGATTCTTATTACTCCATTACTGTATCACATACTTTCTACTCAAGCATTGATTGCTAAATACTGGGGATTGTTTACTGCTACAGTGATGAATACCGTAGCGTCAAAAGCGTGGTGGGCAGCGCAGTGGAATAACGTTTTATTGATATGGAACAAATACATACCGGGGTTAGTGGCTGGAGAAGCAGCGACAATAGCGTTTGGAAAAGCACAGTTATTTGCTGCGGGCGTAGCTATTAAGAAAATGATTATTGCTTTATGGGGAGCTACCGCAGCCGTACTGAAGTTTACGTGGGCATTACTTACTAATCCTGTAACTTGGATAGTTTTAGGGATAGCCGCTGCCGTAGCGTTCTTGGGGTACGTATTTTATAAAGCATGGGGACTGATAAAAGTTGTACTGGAGCCGTTTTTTGATTTGATGCGCACCATTGGATTAGCTGTTCAGAAACTAGTGCATATGTTCAGGTCGCTCGTATCAATACTTGCTCAAGTGTTTAAGGCTGTCGCTATCGTTGCCGGAGTATTCCTCGGAGCACTGTTTTTCCCGATAGTCGCAGCAGTATATATTATCAGGATACTTATTAAGCTTCTTAATCTATTGATTATGGGGATAATAAATGTTCTGATTGATATGATGACACCGTTTGTCGATTTATGGAATGATTTAGTAGATTTTGTATCTCCCGCCGTGGATAAATTTAATGAGTGGATAGATGCAGCCAAAGATTTTTTGAAGCCGACAAAGGGGTTGATAAAAGCATTCGAAGTACTCGCTAAACCGATTGTTGCTCTCATAGCTGCTGTTGCTATTTTGAAGTTTAATCTTATAGGGTTAGCGGCAAAAGCGATAGCAGCAGCTATCTCTGGATTGATAGCTCTCGTTCCTATGGTATGGAGTGCCGTAGTTGCTACGTGGAATTTTGCTACCGCTATGTGGGCGAGTGGGCTTGCTCCGATAATATTGCTTATAGCCGGGATACTGTTTATAGTAGGAGCTGCTATATGGTATGCTGGTAAATTCTTACTGTGGTTCGGAAAAATATTATTCGGATGGATAGTTGCCGGATTTAAGTGGTTGCTCGGACTTTTTGAAAAACTTAGCTGGGCGTTGAAAAAGGTTGCCTTCTTGTTTTTTCCATTTTTAGCTCCGCTATACTTAGCGTATAAAGTTTTTAAGTGGATATACGATTTATTATTTGGAAATTCATTATTCCCTGAGCTTATCGAGGGAGTGAAGATTGTTACTGATTTGTTCAAAGTATTTTTGAAAGTTTTGACATCCATATTCGGGATATTCGGATTGATTGGAAAGATAATCAGTTCGATATTCGGAGGTGGTGGCGATATGTCAGCTAATATGTCAATGAATATTGTTGCTGGAAATATCGTGGCGCCGATATCAGGACTCGGGGACTCCAGCGCAGTAGCGAGTATCGGTATTGATAATGACATGTCTGTAGGGCGAGGAGGCGGAGGAGGAGCAGCCGCCGCAGCCGCCGCAGCTTCAGGAGGCGGAGCTTCTACAATGCCGACTGTAGTTATACCTGTTGTTTTGAATCTTGACGGACGTAAGATATATGAAACTGTTCTTCAGTATTCGGGTGAGGACCTTCTTCGCAGACATACCGAAGGTGATAGGAAACCGCCTGGTGTTGGGAGTTGGAAATAATGGCTGATTATCCTCGTAAAGCTACGATGCCGAAAAAGTTCGGCGCAGACGATGAGCAGAAGACGAGACCGTTAAATGCCAATACGTATAAGATGGCGTTATTCCAGCGTGATGACCCGTCTGATTTAATGCTGTTCCACTATAACCCGACTACTTGGAGCGATACCCGCCAGACTAAATATGAAGAGGAAGAAGTAAGTGAGTGGGAAGGTGTTCGTCCGCAGTATGACGGAACCGGTCAGCGTATTGTTACGATGACGTTGTTTTTTGATGACTTTTCGCTTGGCGATAATATGCCGGAAGCTTCAGGTCGTGCCGGATGGCGTGGTCCGAATGTTCTTACTCACGGAGTTCGTTATAACGTATCGCCTGAAAAGAGTGTTCACGCGCTTGGAAGCCGTGGTGACAGGCATGTTCGCGGCGGAACGTCGAATAGTACTCGTGGAATGAGACCTACGCAGGGAAGTATCGAATGGTTGCGCATGCGTTCGATGACTATACCGGGATTATGGGATTCTCCGCCCATTTTAGTATTCAATGGGCTGAAGCATCACCGTTCTCCGAAGCTGTTCACATGTGTTATTACAAAAGTTGATATAACGCCTCTTGTTCAGCGGTCATACAACCCGTGGATAATAAAGAGAGCTAATGTAGATATAGAACTTAAAGAGTTCCTGGAATCACCGATTTAAGGATTTTATATGCCGGTATATGGAAATAGCAGATATCGCGGATTGAAGTATACGAGTGTTAAGCATCTTGATGGTTCAGTCAAAGTGTTTATACACTCACGCACTCCAGTCAAGCGTACAGATATCTCTACTCCGTTGAAGGTGCGGTTTGTCCGGGAACGCGATATGATTGACATGGTAGCCCATTCGCATGGAAAAGATGAGCGTAAGTGGTGGCTTATTGCCGATATAAACGAGGTTCTTTTTCCCCTCGAGATGGGGGAGGGAGAAATCTATATTCCAGAACAGCAGGAGTTTGCAAAAATTGGTAGACGAACAGTATGAAGTATGTAGTATAGAGTATACCGGGGAATCTATCCCCACTACTCAGCAGTCGAGAATTTCGACTGATGCTGCCCAATCGCCTGAGAAGAAGTCAGGAGTAAACCAGCCTCCTTCTCGAGCTAACCCGCAGTTCATTGTTGAACTCGAGGGACAGGATATGGAGAAGCATCACTACACCGAATTTATTGAAAGTGTCTACGTTGAAGATACGTGTGATAAGATTCCTATTGCACGTGTTGTATTTAATAATGAAGATGGGCGCTTCACGAACGAACCGCTGTGGGATGCCGATAAAAAGCTCAAAGTATATGTCGGATATCCAGAAGCCGGAATTGAATCAAAAGTCGGGACATTTTATACTCGACCTGCAAAGATGATATTTAGCGAGAAGCCTCAAGTAATTATTGAAGGGTGGGGCGAAGAAGTTTTACTGAGTTTTCCGGAGAAACGTCGCATATGGAATGACATGAAAGATAGCGACATAGCTCAGGAGATAGCGGATTCATATGGATTCGAAGCAGTTATAGATGAGACTGATGAGCAGTTTAATCAGATTACTCAGGCTAACGAAAGTGATATGAACTTTCTCATTAAGCGCGCCCGTCTTTACGGTTATGTCGTGTATGTTAAATTTAGTACACTTCATTTCCATGCGCCGAAGTACACATTTTCAGAAGTTAATCTTCGTTATCGTCAAGGGGAGCAGTCAACACTTTCAGGATTTTCTGTCGATACTCTTCGTGATTATCGTGCAAAACAGTATGCTGCATCTCAGATGGACCCGATTACTCATGAATATTTTCAGGTGGAAGGGAGTGACCTTCAAGATGAGATATCTGAAACGACATCATCAAAATTTGATAATGTCGATATGTGGGATAAGCTGATGCAGGTTAATCAGCAGAGCCCATATGGGTTCCTTGTAAATCAGGGACATAGTCAGACAAAAGAACGTTATCAAGCTTATGTTGATGCTCGCGCAAAAGTATCCAGATGGATACTAAGCGGAACCGGAGCTTGTATAGGTTTGCAGAATCTTAATGCCGGCGATACGATAAACCTGCTCGGAATTGGAAGATGGAGCGGGGAATACCTTATGACCAAAGTGGTGCACGATTATGTCGGTGGCGGGTATAAGATATATTTTGACGTAACTCGGACTTGGACAGCGAGTGCGACGGAAGCTGAGAAGAAGCGTACGAATGCCGAGACCGGAATGAATAAAGATGACACATTAAGCAGCAGCGGAAGTGCTGGAGAGGTGCTGGTAGCATGAGCGAAGGAATTCCTTACAAAGACCGCGAATACCTGGGGAAATACCGGGGTATTGTGCGTGAAGTTGAGGACCCGGAGCAGTTAGGACGTATCAGGGCACAGGTCCCCTCTATTATGGGAGAGGAGTTGCTTCCTTGGGCGTACCCCTGCTTCCCCATAGATTTTTTTGGGGTTCCGGCTATTGATACTGTAGTTTATATTGAATTTGAAGCCGGGAATGTCGAGAGACCTCTTTACTCCGGAGTATGGTTTGGTAAAGGGGATGATGCGCTGTACAAGTACCATTCTCGCGTAATCGGGGAAGAAGATAGCGCGATGAGCGGGGTTAAGGGAAGTGATAGCATAAATCCGGGGAATACCGGGAAAGTAGATGAGCCGGAGAACCCGTATCAGGGAGTATATCCCAAGGTGCGCTCCATAAAGTTCCCGTCAGGACTAATCGTAGAGATAGATGAGAGTAATGAGGATGGCCCCAGGTTCCACGTATTCCATCCTACAGGGACTTTTTTTGAGATACACCCTGATGGGAAAGTTGTACAAAAGTCGCTCTCAAGCTATTCTGTAGTGTCTGAGGACGCTTCTGTGCATATCGGGGGAGCGTTGAAAGTCATGATAGAGGATTTGCTGTCCATAGCAGCCTCCGGGGACAGTGTTGTTGATATTGATGGAAGCTTGACAATCCGCGTTGGCGGAGATTTCAGGGTTGAGGCTGATGGTTCTTTTGTTGCCGTTGCAAATGATTTCACTTGGGATGGCGGTGGAGGGCCGTACGGAAATGTTGTTACGACGCAGAGTATCTGTCCGTACACGGGGTCGCCTCATCCTGAAGGTTCTTCTAAAGTAGGATGTAGTAACTAATGCCGATGAACGAAGCGCAGCTTGCTGCGGAGATAAACGATGCCCTGAATAAGGAGATGGGCGGTGGCGGAAAAGATGTCGCCAAGTATCGGCTGAAACTGGCTAAGGCTATTGCTAAAGCCGTTGTTAAACATTTGCGTGCGACTCTTATGGATTCGCAGGGCAATAAGCATATGTAGGGTAGGTATGGCACTTAACGAAACACAGAAAGCAAAATTCTTAGACCAGACTGAGTTTATTCAGCAGCTCGGGTTGGTTGATGGGATGCGTGGAGTGACTGCTGATACGCAGTTGTTCGCTGTGAATCTCAACAATATTGTTGGGGTAGAGGAGCGTACTGTTGATACGTATGGGGATTTGCCGGACCCGACACTTGTTACTCCTGATGAGATGTGGGTAGTTCTGGAAGAGATGCTTCCGACGATTTTAAGCGGCGGTTATTATTCTGATGGAGCTGCTTGGATATATTTTGAAAATAAATCTATATATGAGAATTTTATTGAGCAGGATTTTAAGGATTCATTTACCGGCTCATCTGATGTAACGATACTCGAGGAGTGGTTTAAGAATCTCGGGTTCGAGATTGTTAGCACGAGCAAGTGGTTATATCACAGCGGAGTAAAATTCCATGAAGTTCTTGGGGATGCTCGCGGATATTATTTGCCGAATAATGCAGATACGCATACCGAGATAGAGTGGGTAGCCGGCGGAGTAATAAGAACGATTCAAGAATATTTCATGAACGAGGAGGGAATCACGCCCCCGACTACTGCTACAGAATATGTCACAGCTATTGAGCAGTTAATGGCTATCGTACATTCTGTTGACCCTGAAGAGGGAGACGTACTTCGTTATCCCGACCTTGACCAGGAGTATATGTACGTTGACCAGGGGGCTGCGCTTGAGAACGCTATTAATCAGCTTATTGAGGCTAATGGTGATGGTTATCTCGTTACTGTCGGAGATTTGCGTTATAATTATCTCGTTAGTGGTGACCCGGCTGACCCCGCGTCTGAATTATATAAACTTATGATACTTCCGCAGTTTGAGAAAACACTCAAGAATACGGAGCAGGATTTACAGGGAGTTATTATTGAAGATGATTCGAATCGTCAGACGATGCAGGATGGATTCGATATTATGGATGATTTTCAAAGTAAAACCGAGGCGATGTATAATAGCGCACAGATACGCGAATATCACCAGTGGACTGGTGCGCAGATATTTGACGATTCTCCGAACCAGCCTCCTGCTGAGACTGGGTATGAAGCCGTATGGTCATTTTTTACTAGCCCGACACCCCCTACTCCTCCTCACGTAGAGCGCATGCGTATTAAGACGTATTGGCCCATACTCGGAGCAAGTGCTGCGAATATTACTCTTCTTGAGATTGATGATGTTGACGTGACTCCGTTTATTGAGTCTGTATCAGCATACGAAGTGGTAGTTAAGGATTGGAACGCGCCCTATCCTCCTATTCCAACAATACCAGCTAAAGTAGAGATTGAGTATAAGACTGATTACAGTTTGATTCATTGGACGTATCCTGGTGACCACCCGCCTGCTTCGGGAATCCCGAAGACTTTTGTTCGTGATAATACGGATAGTGCCCGGATTGGATACCGGATGCTGAAGCTTACTGATATTTATTTTCCCGACCCGTCTGTCAGAGAGACGTTTGACCCGGACTATCTTAGTGATGACCCGTACGTTGTTCCGTATATGGAGAATATTGATTACTGGCGGGTAGTTACTAACGGATGGAATCCGGAATTCGAATCGGCCATATTATCAGATATGGATGTTGATTTGCCTGACTCTTCTGTCGATAAGACAGGAAAGTTGTATATGTATACAAAAGATGCCACGAGCGCTATTACGTCCGGGAGTAACTGGAGCTGTTCCGCCCCATCGGGGTATTCGACAGTTAGTGAATTTTTGCAAGCGATTGCAGACGCATGGAATGACGATAAGTGGGATATCGTATTTAATGGGGCGTGGCAGATTCGCGAGAATCCGCAGGAGTTTGAGTTTGACGACGGAGTGATTGTTGAAACTCGGTATAATCCTGATGGGACTCGAGCAGAAGTTGTTCAGATTTGCCAGACATATGATGAAATTTTTAATAAACGTGCGGATGTTCTTTCTAAGAAAGAATATTACGATTCTATTGTTGATGCTTATGATTTGGAGTCATAGATGTTAGTACCGTCATACTCATCATCTGATTTACGTGACCAGTTCTCTACCGAACTGGGGTATTCGGAAACTCCGGAAGACCCGAGGGATTCCACGCCAGAGACTCCTGACCCGGATGCTACTGGACCTCAGCCGGCTGCTTCGCCTCCGCCGGAGATTCCAGGAAACGTTCCTGAAGACCGGAGTTTACGAGATGCTGCTCATGAGGCGTGTAATATTCTTTTGGATTTGTTTAAGAAGATGAACTATTTTTGTCAAGAGATAGCTTATTACATAAACGCAGGACAGAATAAGATGAATCAGGGAATGAACGCAGTTCAGAATTTTTCAGTAAAGGTGCCGAACTTTCCTCCGACACCGAAATTTACTGATGCGTTTGGTGACCTTGCAGCAGCGTGCCCGTTTGTTATGTCAGTTCTTCCAAAGGATAATCTCGCGAATTTTATTGATGGTACGCTTAATACGTTAACATCGAGTATGCAGGCGGACATAAACGGACTGCTTAACTCTGTTCGTGAGAGCAAAGCATTTAAGAGACTTACGAATGCCGTTGATAAAATTAACCAGAGTGCCAATGTTCTTAAAGCGCAGATATACGGATTTATTAAAGTAATGGAATCTATTATTAAATGTATACAAGCAATATGTGATGCTATCGAATCGAGTCCTCTAGCCGAACACTTGAAGAAGTGGAAGGAATGGGCGGTCGGAACCACTGAAGGTGGATTGAGTGATTCGTTCATGGGTAAGTGGGCATCGGATGTTCAGAACCAGAACGCAGCTAAGATGGCTGCTTTTGAGAAGTTTGCAAAGCCCATTCCAAAATGGAAATCACCAGAGCCTAAAGTATATCCAGGAATAGGAGCGTAGAGAAAGGTCAATGATGGACGGACTAAGAACATTTTACGAGCAGCTCGGCAGTGCCGATAAAGACGCGTTCGTACAGATGGTTTCGGAATCGAGTATGACTGTCGCACCCGCTGTGAAGGAATCGGTGGAGACGAGACTCAAAGAAGTTATTGCCGAAATCAACAAAGTTAATTCTAAACGCGAGATGTTAAGTAATAAAGCTAATCGTCTTGCCGATTTTGCCGGAAAGCTTCAGGAGTTTATGGATGGCAATAAGAATTATGCTATCGAGATTGTTCTGATAAAGAAGTTCTTCAGTCTTGCTGAAGATAATCTTCGTCAGAAGATAGCTGACTTAAAACCTGATGAGCTTTTGAAAGAAAAGTATGCATTGAAATCAAAGTTACGTGAGATGCGCGATGATATCGCATCGTTTTCTAAGATAAATCACGTACTTCATTTAATAATTAAGAAGAGAGGACCGCAGAATGTCCAACGGGAACGGGCAATTACCGTCGAATGATGTAATTGGAAGGGGTTTTCAATATCCTTTCAGCATCAACCCCAATAATGGGGGAGTGAATAGTACTGAGGGCGATACAAATATCGTTCAGAGTATTGTTCATATTCTTGACGTAAGCTTCGGCGAGTATCCGGGGACGCGGGATTTTGGTAGCAGTATCTATGACTTGGTATTCACGATTAATGACCCTTCTAACGATTCATTGTTACAGCATTTTATTATTGAATCGCTCGAGCGCTGGGAGCCGCGAGTACAAGTTATTTCAGTTACAGTAAATAGAGGTAGGTACAAGGAAGGAATCCTTGAGATAGGCATCGACTTTTTTATATTACAGACACATCAGCCTACTTCAATGGTGTATCCGTTCTATCTGCCGCAGGAGGCTTAGTATGGTAACAAGGGGACGTATTCCCACGATAGATTATTCTAGCAGGGATTTTGAAGCTATCAAAGATGATATGATAGCGACTATCCCATTTTTCCTGCCAGAATGGACTCAGCATAACGAGAATGATTTCGGTATTGCGCTAATTCGTCTTTTCTCGATGATGGGTGATGTACTTCATTATTACATTGACCGTGTTCATAATGAGTCGTACCTGCCTACGCTGATTAAGCGGGAATCTGCTATAAACATATTGAACTTGATTGATTATCAGATGAGCAGGCCGTCTGCTGCTACTGTTGATATGGTGTTCGCACTCGCTTCAGTTCAGACTGAAGATACCGTTGTAGCGCAGGGGACGCAGTTGCTTACGAATCCGTTGTTCGAAGGGGATACGGGTATCTTGTTTGAGACGCTCGATGACCTCATTATTCGCGCCGGGACGCTTGGCAATGAATCTATCGCAGCCGTCGTTCAGGAATATAATGACCTTCCGACTGATACGTCTTTACCTGATGCAGAGGATTCGCTTGAAGTAAACACTGTTTATTTTGTTGTAGCCGAGGATGCGTATTATCGTGTCAATAATACCGGTAATTGGGAATTACTTAATGTTACTCCTCCCGATTCCGTTAGTGTCGGTGACTATGTTTATAGTGTTAGCGCGGAAGAAGGACTTTCAAAAGTTTACACGTTTCCAGCAGTATCTCAGAGCGAAGCGTTTTTACGTTTTAGGATACCGGAAACGGGGATTATTCAGGATTCAACAAAAAGTTATGTTGATGAAGGCGGTGGTTTTAATGAGTGGCCTATTATACAATCATGGCTCGAGGCAGATTTTGACGATAAGAATACTGTGCTGTATACGGATGCTGACGGAAATGTAGACCTCGAATTCGGAAACAACATACAAGGGAAGCAGCTCAATGCCGGGAATGTTGTCAGAGCCACTTATCGAGTAGGTGGCGGGGAAGAGGGGAATGTCGGAGCGCATACCATAGTTAATATCAACACCCCTCAATCTATATATTGGGTAATCGATTACAATACGAAAGTAGTCGCGGGATGCACCAATCCGTTACAAGCGTCCGGGGGAGCTGACGAGGAATCTATTGACGAGGCCCGAAGAAAAGGACCACAGAGTTTACGTACGCTGTATCGTGCCGTTACTGCCGAAGACTTTAAGACTATATGTGAATCTGTGCCGGGAGTATCACGTTGCGCCGTCATTCAAGGCGGGCAGATAGAATCTTGCGGATTCTGCGCCATAACACTTGCAGTCTATCCCGAAGGTGGCGGACCGTTATCAAGCGAGCTTGAGCAGCGCATACTCAATGAGATTGAGGAAAAACGCATGGTATGCACCTCAGTAGTAATACAGCGTGCTGACGATGTCGAAATCAATATGAAGGGGAGTGTGTACGGTTATGTCAACTATCTCCAGGAGGATGTTGAAAATAATCTTGCTGATGCTATTGAACTTTATTTTGAAGAAACGCGCGTTAATGCTGACTTGACTCAGCCTGTTTATCTTAGTGATGTTATGGCGATGCTCGACGGGGTTGAGGGAGTTGACCACGTTGACCTTACAGAAATAACACGCAAGCCGAATCCTACTTATCGGATTAATAGCGGCGGTTGGACAGTTACGGGGTTTGAAGTCGGAAAAGATTCTGTTGACGAGACTTTTACCTGTACGTTTATCAATAAAGACGAGTTCAAAGTGACCGGCTCTGAAACCGGAGACCATGCGAATGGGACTATCGATGTTCCATATAGTTCTGATAATGAAGAGATTTCTTTTGTTGTTAACTCCGGTGAGCAGGATGCTGCTCAGGGAGACGAGTTTAGTTTTGTAACTTCGCCTAAAATCGGGAATATATCTACTACGGGAGCTGAGATACCTGTCGAAGGGGATATCGAACTCGAAGTAATTATACCCGAAGAAGGCGGAAGAACGTCTGGACCTTGTGGATAAAATATGGCGATAATAACATATGTTGGTGACATAGGCTTAACGGTTACGCCGCATTCGGATTACGACAACGGCATAATCGAAGAGTTCATCACGTACGGTCATCTTAAGATTGACTTAGTGCCGAGTGGACCGACGCTTCGTCTGCATTATCCTGACGATTGGTTCGCGGAAGTATTTGAAGTCGAGCGTGCCGGAGAGCAGCCGCAGATTAAGATAACATATCAGATACCTCTTGCAAAAGATGTAACTAAATTAAGAGTAGTCAGAAGAGCGTATACTTTTCCCGTGAATGAGAATGATGGAGATATTATCCTTGAAGATGATATTATGCAGGAGGGGGAATATTACCATTCTGACTTGAATGTTGAGCCGTTTGTCCCGTACTTTTATACATGCTTTTCTGAAGTAAACGGCGGATGGATTTCGGGACGCAGAGTACAGAAGTCAGCTATTACATACCAGGGGAACTATTTTCCACAGAAGTTGTGGGGTCAGATGCCGCTTAACGAGCAGGTTAAGGACGAGCAGGGACCTGATGCTGTAGCGACTGTTCTCGAAGAGACTGAAGCTTTAGGGGAGACATATAATATAACCGAGGACGGCGAGACTGCCAGAGGACAGCTTCAGAGATTCTTCAAACTTATCGGGTTCGAGCTTGATGACGTCAAGGGTATGATTGATTTGATGTTCAATAATATGAGGAACCCTGAGAAATCGACTGATGGAGTTCTTCCTTATATAGCAGCTCTTATCGGACTGAGTTTGAATACAGAGTTTAGCGTTGATAGGCAGCGGCGTGAGATTCTTGATGCCGTCGGGCTATATAAGATAAAAGGAACGCCGCTCGGATTTACCGCAGCAGCTCGATTGATTACAAGCGTTAAGCAGATAGAACTTATCGAATATAAGGATTTCTTACTGTGCTCAAATAATACGGAGCGATTGAGTGCTCGGACAATTACCGATTATCCGGATTTGTACTTGGATGAGTTCGGAGTATATGACCCGTATAAGATTGTCAATCCTCGTTCATGGAGTGAAGTATTCAATCCTTATACATTTGAGCTTCGTTTATTTGTTTCTGATACGGATACAGTAAGTGCTATCGTGCTTGCGAAGATTGAGCGCGTAATGGATAACTTTAGCCCAGTATGTACGACCGGGTTCGTGACGTTGTTACCGACAGCCGTTGAGGAAGATATCAACCTTGAAATTGAAGACATTGACCTCGATACTATTATTAGTGATGATACTGAAGAAATCGGGGTAGGTTTTGATTCGTCGCAATATTATATGTCGTACGCTTCATTTAGTAAGTGGCAAGTGAATTATAGTGATTATGGAGGCCCGAAGTTCGAAATAGACGGGTATGATGCAGCGAATGATTTAAGTCCGGGTGATAAGTTTACAATCTCCGGGATAACGTCGAATCCGTCGCAGAACGGAATTTACACTGTGGCGTGGGTGTCTCCCGGATTGAATCCAGGACCAGTTTCATTTATAGGGACAGTCGAATCTATACCGGGGCCGCCCGATACGTTTAGTGAAGGCGAGATAGCGTACGGGCCTACGCCAATTAATGTTACAAACAGTTATACCGCGCGAAGCGCGTTCGCATATTATCTCAGAATTATCAACATAATTAGCACCGTTGCGTCCACGAAGACGATAAAGGTCAGTGGCGACTATAGTAGTATTATAGGAGTCGGTCATGTGATTGAAGTTAGAAATGCACCGACTGCCGGAGTTAACGGATATTATACCGTTGTAAGTGCGACGTATAGTTCCAGTCCGGATGAAACTGACGTTGTTGTGCAGGAAAGCATCGCTGATAGTACCGGTGAAGGGGATATCTATCACGGAACTTTCGAGAGTGAGTTGTGGTGGGATGTTATAACCGATGTTGAAGGAGAAGAGACCGGTATGACGGAAGTTGTCAGTTCGTTGGGAGTAAGCTAATGGCATTAACACGAAAGAAGATTCAAGGTACCGCGTTCTATAAAGGTACTAGCAGCGAGATGGTTATGCTCGACGTCGCTGACGTTAAATGTTATGAAGCAGGGACTACTACTGCGATACCCATGTATGCTACGAAGACAGGGGGAACACCATTTTGGCCCAGTCCTCCTGGCGCAGGTTTGAAGACCGATGCTAATGGGTATTTTCAGTTTTGGATAGAGTTTGAAGGATTGATTAAGGTGGAGATTACCAAGTTTGGATATACTCCGATTGTTCGGGACCATATTGGTACGCCGCCTGCTGACATGATAATTTATGGAGGCACTTTTTAATAAAGGCCATATTGTTTAAGGAGATATAGCTATGGCTGAAGCTGTTCCGATTAGATTTTATTACGGTACGCGTTCCGGATTTGATTCAGTAAGTGATGCATCCGAAATAGGTCAGCCTTATTTTTTGACTGACCTAAACGCAATTGTTGTTGCGCATTCTACCGATGCGCCTAGTTCCGGGAACCTTAACTTTCTCCGTGGAGCAGTTAAGACCCAGTCCACAGGTTCGACACCGACTGACAGTGCTGCCGATGCGTTCGGAGCTGCCAGCGGTCTGTTGATTTTTGACACGTCCAGCGATACGCTGTACATTTCGAACGGTTCGACCTGGGAGACGATTTCCACTGGTGCTCAGCAGTTGAGTGACCTTACTGATGTTGGAGTTGCGACTCCGACTGATGGTAATGTTCTTCGCGGTGACGGTGACAGTTGGGAGTCCGCAGTATTGCAGCACGATGACCTTGGTGGCGTAGGAGCTGATGACCACCACAATCGTGACCACGCGATTGACAGTACTTCTGACCACGACGGAGTGTCAGGAGCTACTGAGGACAATTTCGTATCTTTTGACTCGAATGGTCTGCCTAAAGATTCGGGGAAGAGTGATTCTGATTATGAAGATGCTGGAGCCGTGACTTCGCACGAAAGTACGTATGACCACTCGGACTTACACACTCGCCAGCATGCGATTGACAGTGCATCCGACCATACGGGTACCGCGACGACCGGTAATCTGCTTGAAGCGGATGCGAATGGACTTCCGACTGACGCGAGTTACAAGCTGAATGACTCTGGTGATACTTCTGCCGACCTCTGGTCAGCATCGAAAATTGACTCCGAGATTCAGTCAGCTATTGACGGACTCGACTGGCAGGACTCTGTCCTCAGTTATATTACCGACAATACAGTCGCTCCTCCGAGTGAAACTACTGGAAATCGTTTCATCCTCGCCGGCGACGGCGGTGCTCCTCATGCGAACTGGGACGGTGCTTCTGCCGGAGACCTCGTTGAGTTCAACGGGTCTACTTGGGATGCCTATACGCCGAATGAAGGTTGGGCTGCGTGGGTAGAGGATACCAATGAGACTCGCGTATACAATGGGTCCGCATGGGTGAAACGCGCTGCTACTGAGAACCACAATGATATGGCTAACATTCAGGGCGGAACTGCATCAGAGCGTTACCATTTGACCAATGCTCAGCATACTGTTGCGACACAAGCCGCTACATCTGGACAGAATGGTTACATGACCTCCACTTACGCAAGTAAACTGGATGGGATTGAAGACAGTGCCGATGTGACTGATGCGACCAATGTTGCTGCGGCTGGTGCTATTATGGGAACATCCTTTTCCGGGAAGGGTGAACTTATTGGAGCGTCTGCTGATGATACCCCTGGAATTCTTGCAGCCGGGACAGACAATTATGTTCTGATTGCTGATTCCGGGGAAACTCTCGGAATTAAATGGGGTCCGGTGGCAGGAGGAACCTTCTAAAACGAGCAATCATAGGGAGGGGAGGAATGAGCCTCCCCTCCCAAAATTGCAGGTGATTGCACGGAGGATATAGAGAATGGCTGAAGAAGTCCCGATTAGATTTTTATACGGAGCGGAAGCAAGTATTCCATCCGCTACTGGTGCCGATGGTAGACCGATAGTTACTGATGACACCGATGATGAAAAATTATATGTAGCAATTAACAACGCCAACGTCCAGATGGGCGGTAAAGCAGTTGTAGAACATACTCAGCAGACGACAGGTAATCCGCATAGTCTTGATTATTCTGACGTGTCGGGAGCTGACGGAGCCACCGATGTTACCGGGGCTGAACTGGAAGAGTTGACTGATGGAAGTAAATCTGCTTTGCATGAACATCAGATGCCGTATGATTATCTCATCGCGCCTTCAGGAGGAAATTATACTTCTATATCAGCATATGTAGCAGACTCTCCTGCCCAAGGAGATGTTATAGCGTTAGCTCCCGGAACGTATACTGAAACTAGTAATATAACGCTCCAGGCAGGAGTTACTATGTTTGCTTTAGCCAGCCAGCGCGATAGCAACCAACCTGTTAGAGTTGTTTTAGGGAGTTATTCATTCCAAGGAGGTGCTGGTTCAAGGATTGATGGAATATATTTTGATATAACTCCAAATTCAGATTCCAATAAAATAACATTATCTATAGATACTATATTCGAAAACTGTGTTCTTGACTATTCCGGAACCGTCGGTAGCCAAGGGATATATTTCAACTCCGGGTGTATTATCAGTAATACGCGGATACTTGGAAACAATTACTTATATAATGCTCTTGAATGTAACGGAGCAGAGAATTTCAGTTTGAGAGATATTTATATATCTGGAGTAGATACTGATTACGGTCGAGGGGTATATTTACTATCTCCGAATGTAGGCGGCTCAACCATACAAAGAATTACGATGGAAGATTTTGCTACTGCCTCGTCCGCTAACGATGCAGTATACTTATCAGGAAATACCGCAACTAAACCTTGTTCTGTAGAGCATTTGCATATCAACGGCGGAAGTAATGTAAATGTAGGGCTGTATATTTACAGCGATATAGAAGGAGCAATGAGCGTTTCAGATTGCAGTTTCACGCAGTGTTTTATCGGAATGCAAGTAACTTCTGGAAGATGCGCTTTAAGTAACGTAACAGCTTATGATTGTGATAGAGGGTTTTATTTCTCCGGAGCAGTTCAAGGCTCTAATATAGTTGCTCGGGGATGCGGCGACGGGACTACTAGCGGTTATGGTATGTATATAGGGTCGTGGAGATGTAACATATCAAACATATCAATATCGAATACAGTTTCCGGTTCTTGGGATATTCGCAATCCTAGTGGGCAAAGAAATGTTATAAGTAATTTTCACTGCGCTGGTGACTGTAGTTTAAGCGGTGCTGACAATGTTTATGCCTTTGGGACTATCGAAGGTGACCTTACTATAGGTGAAGGGAGTACCGACGATAGAAATGTTTTCATCGATGTTAAAGTATTCGGTTCGGAAACAGATGGAGGAATACATACTAAATGGAATTCACGAGTTCATAGAGATGCTTCTGGAACACCTTCGTCTGCTTATGATGTTGATGATGGATATGAGCGCGGAGATTTTTGGATACAGGAATCTACTGATTCATTATGGGTGTGTGTAGATAATTCTACCGGAGCTGCTGTGTGGACGCAACTTGTCCCAGTTAGTTTAGATTTATCTGGACATAACGTAACTGAGCTTGATGATGTTTCTAGTGCCGGTTCTGGACAAATAATTACGTCCGGAGAGCGCACCAACCTGTCTACCGCATATAATCACAGCCAAGTAACTACGGGAAATCCACACAGCTTAGATGCTGCTGACGTAGGAGCAGCTCCTTCGAGTCACGGGTCTGCAAACCATTCCGGAACTATAGGTACAGCTTCTCAAATATCTGATTTTGATACTGAAGTGTCTAATAATACCAACGTTTCCGCTAATACCGCAGCGAGACACGCAGAATCTCATACAATAGCGTCTCATAGCGATACAACTGCAACTGGAGCGGAGCTTAATACGTTGACTGGTGGTGGTAATGCTGATGCATTGCATTCACATTCTGCTCCATCTCATACGATAGCATCGCATTCAGATACATCAGCAACCGGAGCAGAGTTAGATTCCCTTACTGATGGAAGTAAAGTTACACTCCATAAGCATCAGGGCGATTGGGACACTTTGATTGATGCCGGAGGGAACGGCGATTTTTCTACAGTAGGAGCAGCCGTTTCCGGAAGTCCCAGTCAAGCTGGTTCAGTGTGGTCTGTCATAGGGAGTACTACTGAGTCGGGGAATGTTACCCTTCCTCAAGATGTTGCGCTAGTCGGCAATGGTCCGTCAGGTACCCCTAATCATGTTTCAAGACTTGTTATGGGAAATAATACTCTTGCCCTGAGTGCTGGATGTGTAGTTAGGGGATTAGAGCTATATTTTACCCCGACGTCGGATACTAATAAAATAACTATGGCGGCTGACTCAGCTTTAATTGATTGTACTATTATTCTTACCGGAAGTACCAAATCAAAAGTAATCTCGATAAATGGAGCGAGAACAAAGATACATAATGTTATTATTGATGGTAATGATTATACATATAATGCTATTTATAGCGGAGTTGCTTATGAGGAAATTTCCATACAAGATGTTACAATTAAAGAATTTAACTGTGCTTCTGGTGGTGGGACATGTGTAACTATAACAGCTCCAGGAAACGGATGTATTTTTAGAAATATTAATATTACTGAACTTGCTTCCGGGACGCCTAGCGAGTACGTATGCAGTTTTGGAACGCCGTCAGGCTATGGCGTGGTTTACGATAATATTAGGATAGATGGAAATGATAGTTGTAATTCAGCAATTTTTGGCAGTTCGATATCATATCCGATTAATGTTAGCAATTGTACGTTTTTGAATATATCGTCTTCTTATCAAGTGCAGATGGGACAAGGTGCTCAAGTATCTAATATCGTATGCAGTAATATAGCGACTCTTAATCTTGGTGCGTACGCGTCTGCACGTGGAGTAAAGATGGTAAATAGCTGTGGACGTATTTACGGTTCGACGTGGGTCGGTCTACATGATTTTTATATGTCTTCTGGTTCTGGTGAGTTTACGTATGAAATCCAACTGGGAACATTTTGCGATGTATCTCATGGACTTGTAGACGGAGATTATTATCAGCCGGGACCGCAAGGTTCCTGTAGCCGTGTGTACGTCACAGGAAATATGTATTTGTATAATACCGTAAGGTGGCGTGAAGTTACTTGTGATGGGACTTTTTATGTTGATACGGGAGGAGTTACTTCTTATGCAGATACTTATGTAGCTCCTTATTATTATAGCCCTTCTTATGACCGGTTTCGCAATAATCTCAGGATGAGCTCATCTGCATATGCAAGTGAGAGTGTTGGGAGTATTTCATGGAGCCCGCTTAGATTCAGGGGGAATGTCCTGCGCACTGATTTTGGTCTAAGTGACAATTCTTGGACGTCGGTAGGAAATACGGGAAATCGGTTGGGAGTCAGGGTAGAGGCCGGAGTAACCTATATTATAGAGTATTTTATTCTCGTAGTAGGTAGGCCGGGAACCTCAACAGGAATCATTCAGCTCAGGTTTAACTTTCCGAGCATGGAAACAGACAGTTTTGGGGGTATTTATGGGTTTACTGAGGAGCATAACCTTGATGTTTCGGTCGGCAGTGATTATTTTGGTGGCCCAGGAGCTTATAGGACGACAGCATCGGTTGGTGGTTATAAGAGTTGGGGGCTTAATGCTTTGACCGGGCAAGATATATGGGTGCGGTCTTCTGGAAACGATAGCACTGCGGGAGTCACTGGCACGGTAACTTTTCACACACAGATAGGTACATTGAGCACATCATACTATTATTTTTTCCCAATGCATGTATGGTTGATGTACGAGTGTGGAGATGTAGAGGGTTGGTTTTACCCGGATATTCTAATGAATTGGGGTGGTACTCAGGCAGTGGTTAAGCAGAATTCTTATGTGAGGATGTCAGCCGGAGCCGCAGAGACCCTGTCCTCCATAGAGACCCAATAGAGGATTAGTATATGAATAATTATAGTGATGTAACTTTGACAATTGACGACCTTACTTCAGATTTGACAGATGGTGGGTTTTATCGGGATGAGCGCGGGTCAACGTTTACTAATTGCGTTTTCCAAAATACTGCTGGCGATGCTATGATTGAGCATGTTGATTTTTCATATGCTTTGTTTACCAACTGTACATGGAGCAACCCTGTTAAAGATTGTTTATTCGTATCTGCTGAAGGAGCGGTTCCGGGGATATGTAATGTCGTGTTCGATTCAGCTCCTCCTGATAAATGGCTCCCGGCAGATGACATTAACACTATTCTCAGGGGTACGGGGGAAGAAACTGAGTGGGATTTTGCCCGTATTGATGAGACTGCTGTTCGAAATGCTTTTGAGAACACCCCTATAAATATGGATGACGAGAATCCAGAATATCTTACAGCAGATGATTATACATTGACTATGGGGAAAGCTCATTATGATTGCCCGATATATGCTGGGGAAGTTTCGAGAACTGAGTGGTTAGCTGTGGCTACATTTGAAATATCTACAGATGCTATTGATTCATACCAGCCTTACGATGGTATTCCAGATATTCCAGCGAACGGGACAAGCTCATGTACAATTACCGTTACTGCAAAAGACCGCGCAGGAGATACCAAAGATGATGATACGACAGTAGTCGTATTTAAGACAACCAGGGGAAGCTTAAGTTCGTTACAGGTTACGATGACTGATGGAGTAGCCGAAACAGATTTAACGTCAGTTACAGAAACGACTATCGCTACTGTTACAGCAGAGATAGAAGGAGAGGAGCCGCTGACTATTGATATTCAGTTTGCTCCTACGACATAATGCAATTGATTGCAAAGTGAGGATAGATAATGGCACGAGTTAAAGTATTCGGAACCGCTTGGTTTGAGGGGGCTAATAACGTAATGACTACGCTCGCTGGAGCTGATGTCAATGCGTACGAAGCCGGAACCACGACACCTGTTGATATGTATGCAAATCAGACGGGCGGTTCACCTATCGGTTCACTTCAGACATTGCTCAACGGGTATTATGAGTTTTGGGTCGAATACAAAGGAGCATTGAAAGTATATATTGATAAGCTCGGGTTTGACCCGATTGAGCGGGATTTTGTATATATTGGGCATGGCGATGACGGAAGCATCAAAGACCACGAGGATGTAAGCAGCACGATTGTACCGAATGACGGAGAGGTTCTGATTTATAATGATACTGAAGGAGAGTATCGTCCTGGACCGATGTCTGCCAGCGGAGTAGTTGTGTGGGATGCTGTGATTGATACGGAAAACGATGCCGACCCTGAAGGTGACTTCATTACTGCGATGCAGGATGCCACAAAGAGAACTATTGCCGTAATCGGAACGAATGACCTGACGTTTGACCATATAACGACAAGTGCGTACATGTATATCACTAATGTTGCTGATAAATATGTATGGTTTGAATACGGGATTAAAATTAATGTCGATTTTACCGCAGTTGGACCAATGGCCCCACAGGAGCAGGGATTCTTCAGGATTCAGCCCGGAGCTAATATAGATGATTATGACTGGAAGTTCGAGAATATGTACATCTCCATTGATAATGGAGCTGGTGAAGGGGGATTTTTCTCGTTCGGACAGTATATGGGGTCTTCGTATAATTGGCTGTCATCTATTGATTTTACCAACTGTATTTTTGAAGTTAACAGCAGTAATATAACTAACCCCGTGTTTATTGAAGTGATGCCTTCTGGAAATTATATTGACGGGATATTCCTGAATAAAGTCATTTTTGATGGCTGGTATAACATGGTCATTGATGACGATGCTGACGATGGAAAGGGAGTGTTCTGGATTAATTCTGTCCACACTCATTTTTGGAACAGCCGCGATGCTGGTTCTACGAACTGGTGGAAGAAATTTAACAATGCATATCAGGTTACCGGTGGATTTAATTCGCTGGTTCCGAAAGGAAGCTCGCCTCATTCATACCTTGATGCCGATACGCTTGACGGATACCATGCTTCTGACTTGATGGGAAGTGCGCCGTCTGCTGACAACGTATCATATACGAATGTAAGCGGAGGAGTTGATAATCATATTTCTGGTTCCGATGTTGATACTATTTTGTCGGAATTGAGTGCCGCTGTAGACGGAGTCAGTCAGTATGTAATGTATCCCGGAGATAGTAATTCTGAACTTGACGCGATAATTACTGACATCGGCGGGAGCGGTCAGGCGAAGATTACATTCATGCCTGGAGCATACTCATTTACAACTAAAGGGGCGGGGAATGATTTTGATTTTGGAGCTGCCGATGTAACGATTGAAGGTTATGGCGAAGCTACTCAAATAAGTATAACCGGGACGACGTACACTGGTTCGTGGATGAAGACTACAGGAAAGCTTGCCGTCAACGACATGTACGTGAACGCTTTAGGGAAAAAGACTTATATATTTGATGGCGGGACTGTTTCGCGCTTCACCAGACTGAGACTGTCTCTTGGGACAATATTAGCGACGACGTATACGTTTATGAGCGACTGCTATATGCCGAGCAGTAATGTCAGTTTTGGGAATTATGCTAATATTTCCAACTGTCAGTTTACCGGTTCTGGAATTACGAACGTAGTCGGAGCAGCAGCAGTACTTACTGGGATATATAATCTCAGTTCTAATTGGACGGTAGGCGGTAATGGCGTAATGCATATGGACGGAACTGCCGGAGTGATGAATTTTTCATCATCGTGTGAGTTTCATCTTAATGGTTCGCTTTTGAATACAGCGAGCATTACATTAGGGAGTGAATCTATATTCTATCCGGGACAGGTATATATTTCGATGTCATATAGTTCCGGGAATCCGATGATAATTCTTAATGATAACGCCAGTATCCAAGGTGGAGTCATTAGAATGCCGATAGACCCCGGACAGACTGTGATGGATTTGATTCAAGTATACAGTTCTACAGGAAATTCAGCGTGGAATATTAACGGAGTTACTTTTCTACCGAAGCTGTATGATAGTAATTGGGATGTTATCGGAGGAGCTTCTACGCTTACATTCATAAAGTATAGCGGTGCCGGAGGAAAAGTGTACATGTCCGATTGTATTATCCGTTTCGATGCGAACGGTTTTGATATAATGGACGATAACAGTAAGATACGTCTGAGCGATTCGGGAGCGTACGTGCACCTGAATAATTTAGCTTATGAGTTTTTCCGTTCAGGCGGGCCGCTTACTTTTACTGCGTTGAATCTCAGAGCCGAATTTTCAGCAGCATCGTTCAGAGGATGTACTTTAGTCGGGCATCAGCCTGATTTTCAAATATATGCGACGACTGCCTTGGATTGCCAGGTGTCGGGAAGTAGAATAATATGCAATTCATTAACCCTTTCAAATAGGAGCCAAGTAACAGGGAGCCAGATAGAAGGAAATATTGGAGTACTTACATCAGGAGCAGATACGATTGTGAACGGATGTCACGTAACTGGAAGTATTAGTGGAAGTGTTGAAATCAATGCGAACAACACTTCTTGATGAGCGTTTTATAGTGGAACGCGATTTTGTAACCGCCACTTTTTTCATAAGGAGATAGAACATGCCTAAGTGGTGCGATGATGGAGAAAACATGGTAGCTGACACCATTTTCGGAACCCTGTCCCCCGTAGACCCGCTCTACATCGGACTGTACGAAAACGGAACGGAGCCTGCTGAGGATGATGGGCTCAGCGACCTTACGGAGCAGAGCGGTGACGGGTACGCCCGTATACAGCTCGACCGTGGAAGCTGGACTATCACTGACGATACGGCTGAGTACGCGCAGGTTACTTTTACTGCTGCGGGAGCAGCGTGGGGTAACCAGTATGGGTATTTTATTACTGATGCTGCGAGCGGCACGACCGGAAGGTTGGTAGCTGTTGAGCATTTCAGTGACGGACCGTACAATGTGGGCGATGGCGATAGCGTCAAAATCACCCCCAAGGTGACCGTTAGCTAAGCAGTTTTCGTGGGGGTGGGGGTTATTCCCCACCCCTGCATCTGACTGAGGAGAATTTTTAATGGCAAATAGGAAAAAGATATTCGGTATTGCTACCGAAGAAGGTACTGATAATACCCTTGTTATATTTGACGGGGCTACGGTAAGTGCGTACCAAGCCGGGACCTCGACGCCTATCAATCAGTACGCTACCGAAGGTGCTGCGTCTCCTTCGACAATTTTGACGGACGACCAGGGCGAGTATGAGTTCTGGATTGATATAGATGAAGATGCTGACCGCATTAAAATTGAAATTACCAAATCCGGACATACGTCTATTGTTATTGATGACATATTCATCGCCGTGCCGTATATTCAGGATGGCGGAGACATTTATTACAAGGATAATTCCAGGGGGGATAAGTGGTTATCGCTTCATCAGGTATTTGTTAACGGCGCTCGAAATAATAATAGCGTCACGGACATATATTTAAGTCTTTACGACAGGGGTCCCAGTAACCTGATTCCGTACGTACTTCCTTTTGATGCGACACTTGTAGGGATGACTTTGTCGTGTACCAGCAACACCGTATCGTGGACAGGAGAAGTACGTAAGAATGGAGTAGCTGCTGTTGAAGATTCGCTGTCAATAGCTAATCAATATACGAATTATGATTTCACAAAGAATACGGATTTTGATGCGGGAGACCGTATAGAAATTTATATGAACGGAACCAGCATACCACGTCCGTCCGTGGGGCTGTATTTCCGTAGGAGGAAGACATAATGCCTGCACCTACACCTGATAACCAGTATAAAATAACTACTACAGGAACGCTGAGTCCTGTTGTGTTTGATGACCTCGGAGCCAGGAGCTTCGTCCACCCTACTGTTGATTATGACCTGCTGCAAGAATTTACGGAGCAGGAGATATATGAATCTGCTGATGTGCAGGACGCTATAGGGTCGGGACACATTACTGTTGAAGATAAGTACGGAAATCCCATAACAGACCCGCCAGCACAGATGAACAAAGAAACGTATGACTCTAACGATGATGGAATACCTGATAGTGCCGCTACTGTTGACGACGGTGTGGGCAATGCATCTACTGCTGCTGAAGTCAAAGACGCAGTTGACCGCGTACATGACCAAGTTCACGATATTGACGGCTCTGACCATAATGGGGTGTCAGGGGCGACTGAAGATAACCTTGTATCTTTTGATGCTAACGGGCGCCCGAAGGATAGTGGTTATGACGTAGGGGATTTTGACCCTGCCGGAGAAGCTGCTAATGAAGTTGGCGCCCATGAGACTACTTATGACCACAGTACTTATGATACAGCATATACGCATAGTCAGACTACGACAGGAAATCCACATAACTTAGACCCTGCCGATGTTGGAGCCGAGCCTGCTGATTCTACTATAATGAAAGAAGGGGAAAATGTAAGCCTTCTTAATAATGATGCTGATTACCAGTCGGGTTCGGAAGTCGATTCATCTATATCTACTCATGCTGGTGATGCTAATGCGCATCATAACGAATTGCACTCGATTGCAAGCCATAATGATACGTCAGCTACTGGCGCGGAACTCGACACACTTACTGATGGAAGCAATGCTGATTCATTGCATGACCATACAGAAGCTTCTGTAACTGTTACTCATGCATCTACTACTGGGCAGACTGCGAATGACCATCATAATCAATCTCATGTTCTTGCTACAGAGACAGCTTTAGGACCTGACCATACTATCTCAGGAGCAACCGCAGGAGATGTATTGAGAGCGTCTGGAGCTACCGCAGCTAATTTCCAAGCATTGAATCATGCAGATTTAGCTAATAAAGATGCTGAGACTGATATTAAACATGTAACCGATGATGAAAAGGATGCACTCGATAATGCCCCAAATTCTCTAACTGAAGCAAACCCTGTAGTAGACTACAGCTTTATAGCAGGGGCCATGAAGGGATTCATCCATAATCTCCTAATGTCAATGAATGATTCCAACCCCGATTATCAGGTAGATATTGGAGCTGGAAGATGTGTTTCAGATGATGGAACAGATTTTATTGTTTCAGATTCAGATATAACAGTAGATATAACAGCGTCCGGTGTTAATGGACTTGATACGGGTTCGGAGTCATCCAGCACATGGTATGCTGTGTGGATAATAAAAAATCCGACTAACGGAAATGTTCGAGGGCTTCTTTCAGAGTCTTTTACATCTCCGACCTTACCCTCGGGATACACGAAGAAAAGAAGGATAGGGTCAATCTATAATGATTCTGGTTCAGATTTCTTTCCTGGCAGGTATGAAGGCTCAGGTTCAAGAAGGTACTGGATATGGGATGATGATATTCTTGTGCTTTCAGGAGGAAGCTCGACTTCTTATACAGATGTCGATGCGTCAGATTCAGCTCCCCCATCAAGCAGATTACTGTATGTACGCCTTAATATGGATGGAACAAGTTTCGCACAATTCACTTTCAGAGAAAATGGAAATACAGCGGCAATTCCAGACAGAGAGTACGCCTATGTTGATATTGGGGGTCATATTTTCATTCCCGTAGATGAGAATCAGATATTTGAGTATTATGTGACGTCTGGAGATGATGCTGAAGTCCGAGTACAAGGCTACTGGGAGGATTTATAAAATGAACGTAGTAATAGATAAGGATACGAATCAAGTTAAGCGGTTTGGTAACGTAGATTTTGAAAATGATGGGCAGTTTGATTCTGAAACAGAAGAAATGCTTACAACTGATTTTATGTTTGATGAATCGGTCCATGAGAGGGAGTGGTTTTGGAATGAAACCACTGAGACCTTCGATAAAGGTGACCCTGTAAAAAGACTGGATAGGTATAAAATTATAAGAGATATTCTTAGTAGTGCCACTCCTGGAGAACAGCAAACAAGGATGTTTACAGCTATGAATAAGTATGGAGCTATGTTCATTGCGGCCCTTGATAACAACAATATTGATTTAGCTAAGCTACAAGCCGATATAGCACTGTCGAATGGTGACATCATACAAGCTGACCACGATATACTTTATTCTTGTATTGAAGGTTAACGTTAATGGATTATCCAGAATTTAATCTAGACATCCCAAGAATAGGATATTTTGTCGTATACAAGGGCGACAATTCTTTTTTCTGCAATCAGATTCGCAAGGTTCAGCGTGACCTCGGATTTGACCAGACTGATTCTGATTATACTCATATTGAAGTTAGTGGCGGTGGGCCGTGGACTGTCGGTGCGCTTTTTCCGAAATCAAAGCTTATTAATATTATAAAGAAGTATCCAGGAAGATATATTAAGATTATGAAATATAACGGAGAAGATTATGACGGAAGACCTTCAGCGAAGGTCGGGTTCTTTGGTTCGTCTCGCGCGAATCTTCCGTACAGTTTTCTCGGAGCTATTTGGCATCGCCTGAATAGCTGGTTATTTCCTGGAATAAATCCGTTTGTATCGAAGAAGCGACCGATATGTTCTTACTTGTGCGCGTGGGCGCTGTGTAAGGAGTATCCCGATGCATTTGAAGAGCCGAAGAATGTTATGCCCGCGCATTTTTTAAGTAATACGAAATTTACTTGTGTATGGCAGGGGTATCTGCCTGTTGCTGAGAATGAAGTTGAATTTAATAAAGTGAAGATTGGTAAATAATGCCTGTATTTATCGGTAACGAAGAGTCTGTATCTGCTGTCAATAAGGGGAGTATAACTCCTATTGTCGGTAACCTGACCGTCGAGATGAAACCAGGGATGGTCAGGGGGGACTATACCGGAACTCTCGGAATCGATATGATAATCCCACAGTATCCGGGAAGTCCTTATAAGAAATATTATCAGATACATAATGCTATTAGCGGGATATCGGGAACAGTCGTCACGCTTACTCCGGATTCTATATATGAAGAAGTTCAGCAGGAATGGGAGTATAACGGAGAGCTTTATATACATTTGATGCCCGAATCCGAAGTTGTTCGGGATTACGTGTATGGGGGTTCTTTAGATGTATCCCTGACGCCATCATCAACCCGTGTACGCGAGTTTGTTGTTGAGGGGAATATTGGATTATCGCTGACGCCGCACAGCGTCTATGACCACTATGACCAGCTCTTTGCGTATGCTGGAGATATCGGTGTGACCTTGACCCCCTCGTCGGAGAGGAATCGGGAATGGGTACGTACCGGAGACCTGGAGGTTGACCTCCTCCCGGATTCTGACTCCAGCTACCATAACGTATTTACTTTTGAAGGAGACATGGGGTTCAATCTGACCCCGTCATCTGAGCGTAACAGAACGCACTCGTATGCCGGAGATGTTGACGTACTGCTTACTCCGGATAGTTTGTATCAGAAGCAGGACGCAGGAGAAGATTATGCCGGAAATATTCCGCTGGAGCTTGCGCTTGCATCAGAGTACGTGCGTGAGTGGACGTATTCCGGTAACGTGCAGCTATCACTGCTTCCGGAGTCTGAGGCATCCTTCACGCACGTTTTTGAAGGTAACCTCGGATTCAGCTTTATCCCGAATTCGCACACAGAAAAATCCGAGCAGACATTTATATATAATGGAGATATCGAACTAGATTTATTGCCGGCATCTTCGTATTTTAAGACGGATAACAAATTCGAATATGTTGGAAACATACCCCTTGAATTGACTCCGGACAGCGATTCAAGTCTCGAGTATGTATACGAGGGGGACCTTGGAGTAACGCTTACGCCGGAATCTGCCGCTATAGCTGAAATGGTGTATGCCGGGAATCTTGCGTTATCGCTTACTCCTGCTTCTGATTATTACAAGCATGAGCATGAGGAATCGTATGTTGGTTCGATTGGAATGAGCCTGCTGCCTGAAGCGTCATCAATCGTTTTTGAAAGAGGGCACGTTGGTCAGCTTGAGATTGTAATGGGACTTAAATCTGAGTACCGTTCTGATTTGCAGGTGATTGCAGACGTTGTCGAGCTGGAAGTTCCGAGTAAATATATAGAATTAGAGGTGAGTTAAATGGCAGAAGTCATACGACACAAAAAGAGATACAAACTCAATAATTTTGGGTTCAATATATTATTCAAGATAACAGAAGCGGACACGCAGGAACCGAAAGACTTGACGGGATATGATGCCAAGTTTTTGATGTGGGTACCTGGGAGTTCCGAAGTATATCTTGACGGCGAATGCCGAATACACGATGCTGATAAGGGTGAGTGTATTTATCTTGTGAAGGACGGAGATTTTGATAGGCTCGGCATCTATTATGCTGAAATTCAGTTGTCAAGAACAGGAGTGCTTGAAGATACAGAGACTTTTGAAGTGACTATCTATGGTACCGCTCCATCCGGATGTCCCGATGTTCCTGGAGACCAGTATGAGTATGAAGGTGAGATTAATATGTATGTTAATTCTTCACATGATGCCAGCATTGAATACGGAGTTGTCGGGAACTTGGCAGTCGAATTATTTATAGACTCAACATATGTTATATAATAAGGAGTGAGTAATGAGATATCCAGTAGTAGATAGAAAACCTATCATCAAGCGCGAGCGGCGTAAGATTGAAGTCGTCAGCGTGGGGATGGAGGGTATTTGGTGGGATAAAATACACACCCTCCAGGATGACGGTAGCATCATAATTACCGAGACTGAGAAAGTTCACAATACCATTATGGATAGTGTCGCCAATCTTATCGCCGGACTTCTGAAGAATGAGACGACGTTTACTGGCGGTATTCTGTATCATGCGCTTAGTCGTGGAAATTCTGCTTGGGATACGTCCCCGACTCCGCCTTCGCCCGATAAGTCGAACACGACATTGCTCGATGAGTATTTCAGAAAAGCCCCGGACCTGATTGAATATATTGACGGAACCGGGAACCCGACGCTTACGATTACAAATCGAATCCGCATAAAGACGACATTTGACTTCAGTGAAGCCAATGGTGAGTGGATTCGTGAACAGGGGATTTTTGGCGGTGACGCTACGACCGGACTCGATAGCGGACATATCGTTAATACGATACGTCACAGTAGGATAAGAAAAGAGGACAATGTAAAACTGGAACGTTTCATTCAGTTTAATATTGTCGTCAATACATAAACGATATTTTATGAGGAGAAGTTATAATGGGAGCACCCGACGCTAATATCAGTCGAGACATTTTCGACGAAAGGAAGCGGTACCGCAGAGCCGTTGCTCAGCAGGGAGTTCCTCTGGTAGACGCTGATGAGAATGACGCTAGTAAGTCGCTCGCAACATATACACAGAGAATCATGCAGCAGGCACTCGGCGATGGATGGATTAATGATGGATTCAAAATCGTTGAGGCTGACAGTTCAGGGCACCGTTCAAGTGACCCCGCAGACAATTTTGTAGTTGCTGGTAGTGACCTGAGTGCGCATGCCGGAGAGGACATTGATGACCCGTACCTGACCGGTGCGTTTATGCTTGAGGGATTGCGAGCCGTTCTTTTTGGGGACGTTGAGTATAAACCTGACGATTCTTTCCCCGACCCTCCGGGGAACCCCGAACCAATATCAGCCCAGTCTATTTTCCCGAGAGTAGAGGATGTTAACGAAGGCGGTGGGAATACTACTGTAGTGGATACCGCACAGCAGTATAAAGTAAATGAGCTGGTAGGTCGTAGTATTCACGTATTGGGAAGTGGACTTGCTCCTCAAGCCATTACTGCGAACACTGCTACCGAGATTACGTTTGCCGGAAGTCATTCATCTAGTATAAACAGGTATGACCGATATGTCATCACACTCACTGCGCCGACAATCGCAGACCCAGGAACACGTGAGGACGGAGTATACCTTAATATGTATCTTGACCAGATAAATGCTCAGGAAGACCCTTCGTTGTATCACGCTATCGGAGGAGCAGTTGAATGCAAGATTCGTGAGCAGGTAATCCAGGAGATATTTGTACGCGAGGATATCGGGACACATGGCGACTGGATTAACGAGCTTGACGACGTCGATGGTCAGTATCGTTATACGGATGCTGACGGGAATCTTCATTATGTAGTTAAGCTCGCTTCGATTGAGCGTGCTGGTGCTGGTCATGTTGATAATGCGAATATTCGAAACTCGATGATTACAAATCTTCAGGGGGAATTTGCGTTCGGACTTACAAACTCGCCGTTCCTGTTGATGGGTTCTGCTGAATATGCTGACCATACGACTGACCCGGATAATATCCCCGTACATAGTGTAAACGGATGGCCTGAAGTTCCGGAAGGATATCCTTCTAATGCTGTTTATATTGCGCGGAAAGAGGACGACAATGCGAACCCAGCCGGGTTTTACGGAAATACCGCAGGTAGCTGGGTATACTTGTATAACGTGGAAGTTGAAGATGCTTCTGATGTCAACTATACGAACCAGAGTTCGGGGCTGGATACGTGGATTAGTTCGCCTGCTGATTTAGATACCGTCCTGTCAGAGATAAGTGCCGGGATGGATACCATCGCTGCGGCAAGTGATGACGCGAGTGAAATTGCGTACACTAACGTAAGCGGAGGGACGGATAATCACATTACATCTCCGAGTAATGTCGATGCCGTATTATCAGAATTGAGTGACGCTATTGATAATAATGTAATTCAGTATACTATGGAGCCCGGAGACGGAATTACCGAGTGGCAAGCTATTGTAGATGCTATAGTTGCTTCCGGGAGCGGGACAAGACATCAGATTACATTTATGCCGGGAAGTTACAATTTAAGTTGCCCCAATCAAGCCGTAGCTTGGGATTTCGGAAGTCATTATGTGACTATAACCAGTTATGGAAGACAGGTTACTAATGTTAATTTCAATAAGAATGCAGGGCAGTCAATACAGACAGCTATTGCGTGCAATTATCAATTTAGAGTTTTTGGTATTAATCTTGGAGACCTTGGAGACTGGGACCATAACAGCGACATCATATTTGATTGCGATTCTTACGGCTCTCATTTCGAAGATATGTATCTCGACGGGAGTGCTGGCGGAATTAATATGACTCTCATTAATGCTGGAAATGCTGCCACGATTACTAATATCGAGCTTTTCGATGATTGCAGGATAGTTGTTGATAACAACGCTTATATTTCGAATATTAAAGGCGGGACGCGCGTCGATATTACTGCGGGTAATGATTGTATTATAACGGACTGCAACGGAGGTCTCGGAGTAGTTTCGATGGGTGAGCGGGGAGTTATATCTAACTGCGGAGAGCTTGGGGGAGCTGTTACTCAGTTGAGTGAAGGTAAAATTATTAACTGTAGGGTAGATAATCCCATAACTATTACTCAGGGGAATAGTGGGACTATTGAGAATGCTTTCTTGTATAATACGAGCATTGATATTATTCAGGGGGATGGGGGCAGGTGCATTCTTGTTGGCGACGGAAACAGATTCCATCAGTTGACTCAAGGAGATAATTCTCAGTTCAGTGCTACCGAAGCCCGCCTGTTTGGGGATTATTGTCTACAGGCAGGGGATTATCATTGGATTGAACAAGGAGATAATTCTCATATATTTGCGTCTTCTTTTCATGTTACCGACTATAACCCTGTCGAATCAGGTACTCACGTTATAAAGCAAGGGCAGGACTGCACTATTACTGGAATTAAATTTTATGCGAATCTTATGGGAGAGACCTGGAGTACTAGTAGTAAGGTTATGCATTTTATTACTCAAAGTTACAGAGGAGCTATATCTAACGTAACTATGACCTTAAATTGCGGAAATGCGTGGACGGGTAATAATATTCGTTTGCATATTTTCAACTTGTCTAATCAGTCGAGGTTGTCTAATTGTCTGTGCTGGACTACGGGGACAGGTTTTACAGATTCGGGAACCGGTAATGGCGTGTTTGTGTGGAACGTTAATTATATGTCTCTCTGCTATTTCCGCAACATGGGTGCTGTGCCTTTATATATTGACACTTCGCATTTATCCACATGTTATATAGATGGAGATATAATAGGGGCTTCAGTTAAGATAACCGGCTCTTATGTAACCGGAGATATTATTAGTGTAAGAGAGGCGTCTGGAAACCAGATAATTGGGGATATTACAGTTACGTCGAGTGTTTATGCCCACATAGTTGGAAACCAGTTAGACAATGTGGTAGGTAATGGGAGCAGTATCGGGTGTAACGTATCGAATAATAGTATACTAGGGAATGTTTCCGGAGGTGGGAGCCACCTTACTGATAATTATATTGGCGGGAGCACTACCGGTACTTGGGTTCGCTCTCATGATAATATATAAAGGAAATGAATATGAAGATTTTATGCTTTAATCCCGATATTGGAAATATTGGAACACAGTCTGATGTTAAAGAGTCTGATATTTCTTTTGACGAAGATGGCGTTCGTATAGTTGTTAATGATATGACATATAACGCTGCTTTTTCTTTTTATAAGTTTAAGACGCGTTCCACGAAAAGTATAGTCGAGTCTTTTGAATCCGATGCAGCCGAATTAAAGGATATCAGAAAAAATATATTTCGTAAGCGTGAAATGCCGCGTACCCCTGAAGAAGACGGGGCGGAAAATTCGGAAGTAGTTATTTCCGAACTTGAGGAAAAGCGCGATGGAGTATTGTCCCGGATGCAGGATAAAATTGATTCGTATATCGAAGAAGATAAGCTTGAAAAAATAGAAGTTACAAAGTCATAAAGGAGAATAGATAATGGGCGCACCTGATGCTAATATAAGTCGTGATATTTACGACGAAAAGAAAAGATATCGCCGTGCGATAGTTCAGCAGGGTGTCCCCTGGGTAGACGCTGACGAGAATGATGCGACCGAATCGCTAAGCACGTATGTCCAGAGGACGCTACAGCTCGGGCTCGGTGACGGATACATTAATGATGGATTCCGGATTGTCGAAGCTGACGGGACTCCAGGGGGAGGTTATCACCGTACGAGCGATAACGTTAATAACTTTGTTGTTGCCGGAAGTGAGCAGGGCGGAGCACTTGAGGGAGCTGATATTGATGATGGCTCTCTTGGCGGGGCGTTCCTTCTTGAAGGACTTCGTTGTGCGTTATTCGGGGATGTGGAGTATAAGCCTGATGCGACGTTCCCTGCGCCTCCGAATGAAGCGGAACCGGAATCAGCAAGGTCGATATTCCCACGCGTTACTGAAGTTGAAGAGACTGGCGGTAATACGATAATACATGATTCGGCGCAGAAATATAAGGTCGATGAATTCAAAGGACGACAGATTCATATTCTGAACGGGACGCTGACGCCTATTGATATTGTATCGAATACCGCGACCTCAATAACCGTAGCAGGGAGTTACTCGAGTGTTATTGATGTATATGACCGCTATGTTATTAGGTTGACTGACCCTATTGGGGAAACTGTCGTTAACGTGACACAGGGAAGCAAGCTGTTTCATATCAGTGGGGACTGGGCTTCGCGTTTTGTAGCGGGGCGTTCGATAAGTATTGCCGGTAGTACCGGGAATGACGGGACATATACTGTCGTTACTGCGACGTATGATGTCGGCGATGATGAGACTGATGTGGAAGTAGCTGAAGCTATCCCGAGTGCGACTGCTGATGGTACGTTGTATGATTCGTATGACGGAGCGACGCGCGCTGACGCAGTATATTTGAATGTATACCTTGACCAAATAAATGCAGAAGAAGACCCGAATCTTCTTCATCCGCTGTCAACATCGACCGAAGCTCAAATTCGTGAACAGGTAATTCAGGAAATCTATGTTCGCGAGGACATTGCGCTGAATGGAGATTGGCTTTCTGAGATTGATGTTGTCGGACAGCATTATCGTTACGAGGATGTGGATGGGAACCTGCATTATGTAATAAAGCTCGCTGAAATTGAGCGTATAGCCGGCGACGATACGATTACAAATGCCATGGTTACTAATCTTCCGCTTGCGTTCGGAGCAGCAATTACAGCATTTAATATTCTCGGTTCTGCGGAGTATGCTAATTACAGTACGCCTGGAGATAATATTCCCGTCGATTCAGTTGGAGGATGGCCTCAAGTTCCTGCGGGAACTCCGCCGAGTGCGTGGTATATTGCCCGTAAAGTTGACGATGATGCGCCGCCGAACCCTGCCGGATTCTATAAAAATATATCCGGTAACTGGGTATGGCAGTTTGCTGTCGAAGTTGAGACTGCTTCTGATGTCAGTTATGATAACTCGACTTCCGGACTTTCTGCGACTGAAGTGCAGTCAGCAATTGATGAGGTTGATGCGAATCTCGATGCGCAGATAACTACGTATGGAGCACATGACCATAGTGCTGGTGACCCGAATCAAGTGTCTCATGCCGATTTGCTCAGTATTACAGAGGATGACCATCATGACAGACTTCATAGTTTTGATGATGCTGCTGACCATAATCCGCTTACTGGATTTACTGCTGTTGATGAAGTTGTCCTTACTAATGCTTCTGGATTTCCCGTAAGTTCGGGAATAGATATTACGCAGGTAAGACAGTTTGACGTTGTTGTTGACCGCGCAGATTATGCGACTGATATTCTTGCTGGCGATGCATTGCGAGCTGCGCTGGAGAGCGGGTCATACAAAAGCGTATTTGTGAAGACCGGTACCTACGAAGTTACTGGAGCCGGAATAACTCAAAGTACTGTTCAGTATGTATTATGCGAGCCGTCTGTAGTAATGAAGAGACCCGTTGGGTCCAGCGGCGTTTTTGCTCTTCAAGGTGGAAGTACTGTCGTTGGAATGACTATTGACAGAGTCACTGGGTCGGGAGCAGACGGGTTTGACCTCAATGGTGCAGCTCGAGTCGTCATGTGTACATTTTCCGGGGACGGAACTGCCGGAATAGGATTCCAGGGGAACTATGGAAATTACGGGACCAAAGTAATCGACTGTTGGGTCGGTGAAGCAGCGATTGGGTTCCAACAGCTCTATAATTTATCTGGATGCATAGCTATACAGTGTACGAGTTCTGCTTTCAACGGATGCTCACGAGTAAGTAACGCATATGTGTACGGCAACGGGAATGAGATAGCGTTTTCAACTTGTAGTCGCGTATCTAATGTAGAAGTTGAGGGAGCAGAGCATGGTTTTATAAACTGTACGTATCTGACTAATGTCACGTCGTATAATGCGACAGGGGCTTACGATTTTAATGGGTGTGACCATGTGACCAATGCTTATTCTGGAAGCGCTTCTGGATGTGGTTTCGAGGATTGCAGGCACCTTAATGGATGTCGCGTACATTCTTCGGGCTTCGAAGCAGGATTTTATCAGTGTTATTATCTGACTGATTGTTATTCTTACAACGCTGTTGATTACGGTTTTCGTGAATGTTATCAGTTATCATCTTGTGGAGCTGATTTCACAGATAATGACGGAGATACGTCGAAAGGGACCGGGTTCTACCTTTGTGACCAGTTATCCGCATGCTATGCTGAGTACAATGACTTGCACGGATTTCAGACCTGTTATCAATTGAGTGCATGTAAAGCGGAAGGAAATGCACAGTCCAGCGGAGAAGCCGGGTGCGGATTTTATGCGTGTGCGCGCATGTCAGGATGTCAAGCTACAGATAATAATTCGCACGGGTACCATCAGTGCGCCAGGATAGCAGCTTGTCAATCCAATGTCAATGATGGGTATGGGTTCCACAATGCTCAGAATTGCGTGGGGTGTACTGATACTCAGTCCTCGCTTGGCGCATATAATAGTACATCTGCCGCCATCGCAGACGCATATTCCGGATGTACGTACACCAATGTAACGGGATGGACTGGAAGTTATACCAGACGTACGAATGCGAGTAACGAACTTTAAGTTTTTGAAGGAACATATATATGGGAACTACTTTTACTGATGCTACACTCACTGTAGATGATTTACAGGGGGATATAGCTGGGAGTATATTCACTAACTGCACTTTTGAAGAAACTGCTGGCGGTGATATTATAGAAGCTATTAGCTTTGTTGTTTGCCAGTTCAATAATTGCACTTGGGATACTGTTGTCGAATCGTGCAATTTTAAGGGGTGCGACGGGGATTCTATTGCTCCTAAGACAAAAATAGTCTTTGACTCTCCGCCTGCTGACGGGGTAGTTGTACGCGATGCCCACGGATTTATTCTCGCTGGCGACGGAGCTACTACTGAGTTTTACGTTAAAAGACTCGTACAGAGTGTTCTCGATGCCGCTATAACCAAAGCTATCCCTTCCATAAATTACGCGATAACTATGGGGAAGATGGGAATGACGTGCGGTTCAGGGAATTCTCAGCTAACAAGGGAAGGACTTCTCGCTCAATGTTTGTTGGAAATCAGCACTGATGCAACTGATACTGCCAGCCCCGTTGACGGAGTTCCGGATATCACTGCTGATGGAACGAGTTATTGCACGATAACCCTTAAGAAAAAAGACCGCTCAGGAGCGTATAAGACCGCTGCTGAAGATAATGATACAATTACACTGGAATGTACTCGCGGAAAGCTCTCCGACCTCCAAGTGGACCTGGTGAACGGAGAAGCTGCTGTCATGCTTACTTCTGTTCCTGAAACTTGCATATCGACTGTTATAGCGAATGGCGGGGATTTGGGTGAGGTTCGTATTGATATTCAATTTGCTCCTTAATTGTCAGGACTCGGTATATGTTTGCATTTAAGAAGAAGACTCCGCCGCCTACGAAGATTGAAGAACGTAAAGTAGCCTTTATCGGGAATAACGATAGTGATTACAAAGAGCTTCAGAAATCTTTTGAATCTATCGGGTTGAAGTGCTACTGGTTCACTTCAGACCGCTGGCAGGAACTTGTTAAGCATCATAAGGATTTTGAAGTCGTAATGATTGATTTCAGTTTAGGTGCGGGGATGATGAGTATATCCATTAGTGAGAACCTTCTTCGGAACGCCTATGCCGGACGGATGTTTCTTTTGGCGCATGACAGCATGGAATTTTACCACGAAGATTACGCAACTGTGTTGATGATGGATGTTGTTAAGCGTAATCCGATGAAAGTATTCAACGGTAACGGAGTTTCGGGAGCTACCGTAATTTCTGAGACCGTGTTTATGAAGAAGGCTATCTCTAATGGGAGGAGCAAATGAGTGACGTTCCCAATGAAGGTGGGCCAACTCGCGTACTACCCCCGTATGATTGTCATTTTATGGGACGTAAACCAGAGGATGTTCGCCGTGAAATTAAAGAGATTGTTTACGAAATCCTGAAGAACCGTGAATTATCGAGAAGTGAGGAGAAGGTTTTTAGGGAAGTCGCTAACGAGGCGTTTGATATTATGATTTCTGCGCATAATTCTGCGTGCGCACAGAAGCGTGCCGAAGAAAAAGCTGCGGAGAAGCAAACTGGACGTGACTGGATGGGAATTATAATCAATGCTATTATGATGCTGATTGCTATCGGCTCACTTATATATGCTATTCATTCTGGCTCCGGAGGAGGTACGCCATGAATATGTGTTTCAAGAAGAGACGATGCTTTAGAGTTTGGGGACTGGATGTACGGAACGCCAGGATTTTTTCTGAAACGCAAAAAGGACAAATTTTTGTTGTTTAAGGAGTAATTATTATGCGGAATATAGTATTAGTTTTACTGTGCGTGTTTCTATCATCTTGTAGTCTCGTTACCGTCACGCAGTCTCACTATAAACGCCAGCTTCCCGACCTTCCGCAAAAGGGACAAATAAGTATTGACGATGTGGGAGCTGTAGCTGTAGGGGGAACTGAAATTAATAAGGGTTTGATGGAGTTGAACACCATCGTGGAGCTGGTGGATGATATAGAGCCGACTAAATTCATCGAACGCATAAAGAAATTCCAACCCCGTCTCGATATTCTAGTAGATTTTTCATATAACATAATGGGTTTCCTTGGAGTCGCCTGGGACAAGATTGATTGGGATAACCCCGAAGAATTTTTCAAGCAGGCCGAAGAAAAACAGAAGGAGATGGAGGAAGCTCTGAAGAATGAAAGAAATAGAGCACTCGAGCTTGAAAAAGACGTACAGGACTTCACGGTTAAATTAGCGGAGAAGGAAAAAGCAGTAAAGAGCAAAGAAGACGAGCTTGCTGCTAACGATGGGAAATGGAGTGCTCGGTTTTCTTGGTGGGTGCGTCTTCTCGGGGGATTACTCGTATTTTTATTTATAGTTGGCGTAGTTTGGTACGCATATCAAGTATTTACGCGGTGGGCTGCTGGATTACCGTTTAAGGTTGCTGCTTTTGGGGGAAAGTCTGCCGCTAAAGGACTTACCCAAATAGTTAAAGGACTGCAATCTGCTCGCGTGAAGATACATAATGAAAAAGAGAACGGAGCTACCGCTGAGGAAAAGGCTGCTTTAGAAAAAGCAATGGACATTCTGCACAGAGAGTTAGCTGAATCTGGAAACGAGGAAGTACATAAACTTGTGAGTGCTATCAAAGATAAACATCGTGTGGAGAAGATTACACCGTGAACGTAGAGTGGGGAACAGTTATCTCGGGAGCATGCGAGTCATGTGTATTCGGTGACACGAGACTGGCTATGAACTGCCCGAAGATGCGTGATGTATTCTATAAATATTTTCGGGACAGCGAGGAGATTTGGCTGAAGAAGTGTATGGGTTATGAGCCTATTGCAGATGCATCAGAAAACAACGTTAATACGTACGCAGGGGAGCTGCATATTACCGTTGGGAACCCGGATTCATAATTTGAAATTATTGTCAAATGTTTATGTCACTGTGAGGTTTTGTGACATTTCGCTTTGTCACAGCGGAATCACAGTATTTCTCAATACGTAACGTTCTATATTAGAAAAGCGGGGTTTTAAGCGTTGTGACATATCACAGCGATGTCACAATATTGGATTTTGTTTGCACGTGATTGCAATCGTCTGGAGAGTATAGATGCGGGATAATGACCGGGATAAGCGTCCACGGAGTCGGGACAATCTTATACCGAGACCACCCCAGGAAGATACCAACGGACACCACGATTTTGCACACGATGAGGAGTGGATAGGAACCGCTTTACCGGGAATCTATTACCTCAACTATACATACACATACCATAGAGGGATAACGTACTACTACAGTATTTATTTCAATATCCGCATCAGATAGCCGGTAACTTTACAGAGAGGAGCGTAATGAACCCGTTGCAATCGATTGCAATGCCCACAGCCCTTCTAAGCACTCACGTCCACGCTCCTGAAAGTCGGGAAACAAGAACAACCCCTATAAATAATAAACATACTACCCCAGTCCCGCTTACCATACCGTCCCCCCACACGACCACAGTATACCATACTTTACACACCGCTTTACACCGAACCGCTCAAATACGCCCCTATATGCGGTATTATGCCCATAAAACGGTACTATATACCCTCTATGTTCTAGCAATTTGTGTGCGCTACAGGCATATAAATGCGATTTATGGCATTTATCAGTTCGTAAAAAATGTTATCAACCGGTTTACGTGCAGGCGAATGGTGACAAAAATGTCACATATTATAAATGGGGGTATTGGCGGTCTTAGAGAATTATATTATCATTTCGAATTGAAAACATTAATAAGCCCATGTGTATTTAACATTGGCGTTATAAGGACCGGCAAATCGGGATACCGTGACCAGCAATTCGTATGCGCCAGCAATAAATTAAGTGAAATTCCGCTAATTTATCAGTCGGTAATTCGGGGTGAAAAAGAAATTAAATGGTTCATGTGTATTTTCGCCATGTGTATTCGGCTTTTAGAGTCGGTTCTAAGGCCCATGTGTATTCGGTTACGCGGATTACGTAGGGCCCGTGTGTATTCGGCTTTGCGTGTGGTATTTAATTATTTGAAAATCAACCAATTTATCCCGGTGGTCGGGCCCGGAAAAGTGGAATTAGATTCAGGCGGGTTATTTAAGCCGGCGGTCATTTCATCTTCAGGTCTTCCAGGCCGTTTGAAAATGATTGCAATGGGGCAGGCAGCATGAGGCGCGTATGGTTTGATATTGGTCGGGCACCGGCAGATTGCAATCAATTGCAAATTAGCCGGCACCCGGATACGCCGGCCCCAGGTATTCAGGTGGTTTCCACCGTGTAGGAGTAGACAATGGAAGATGGACCAGGTAGGTTTATAATTCTGGATAGAGTTCGAGTGAGCAGGATTGCAAGTGATTGCAAATGCTCTTTTAACCTTTTTTTGAGGGAGGTATTGATATGGAACAGTTGAAGAACGCAATTAAGATGATTTCGTCTAAGCGCTCGCTGATGACGCTTGGGATTGGGGGAATCAGTCTGTACACGATTATCAAGAACATTGCTGTACCCAGTGTGGTTATCACGGGGATGATATGTGTGACCGTCCTGGGGCTTGGGTATCTTTATGTGGAGACCAAGCGTAAAAGTTAGACCACTTCACCCTCCGATGAAGTAGGTCGCATGGGGATGTGCCGGGAGGCTCTTGCTCACTCTCTCCTCCCGCCATCCCCTTTTTTAATTCATTTCGTATAATATAACGAAACGAAATTTTTTCCGATTTTTTCCTTGACAAATCAAATTTTTACGTTATACTAAACATATAGATTTGTCCGGTAATCCATGAGGAGAATGAGCAATGCCTAGACAACTAAAGCCCTTAAAAGAACTGTCACGTATGGGGCGGAAATATCGTACGGACGAAGAGTTCGCGGAAAAAGCCCGCGAGAACAGCCGCAAGTTATCAGAAGAAAGACGCCAGGAGCGTCTCCAGGAGATTCGGAATTTCGAGGATGAGCGCGACGGGGAAGGACTGTGGAAACCACGCCTATATAAAGGATTGGAAGTTTTTCACAGTGCAGCCTTTTGTGATTTCCTCGGGATATCCCGGATGACCATATGGAATTGGAAGCAAGCAGGGATTCTTCCTGCGCCCACGATGATAGATTCGCTCGACAGGGATTGGTATTCCTGGGATTATATCGAAGCGATGCGTCGTGTGCTGAAGAAGCGTCTTCGCGGAAGCCTGGAACAGTTCGGGAAGATGATTGAAGAAGAATTCGTCGCCAGCGAACTCATCGACGATGAGGGGAGCAATATCGAGACGGATTAACCCTGTAGACATTAAGGAGAGAGTGAGATGTCGAAGAAAGGCGAAAAAGCCGAGGCAGGAGGCTATTCCTGTCACACCATGTACCGCAAGGGAGTCAGAAAACCCTGGGAACCGTTGAGTTCCGATGAGGATACGATGGAACCAGTGCGTTTTCCTGAAGGGGTTGAGCCCGCACGCATAAGCGTTACCCTGGGACTGACCCTGAACCTCGGGGACTATGAGTCCGCCAAGATATCAGTTACCTGTACACTGCCCACTCCTGTGGAGGGACTCGAGGACGCGTACGCCTCAGCCCGCGAGTTTGCTGGACAGAAGCTCATCCAGATTAAGAAGGAAGTTGATGACAACCTTCGTGGGGAGAAGTAAATGGGCAAGAAGAAGGATGATGAGTCCCCAAAACCCGTAAAAAAGGCCAGCATCGGGGAAATTGTCAGCAATATCAAGAAGAAATACGGGAATGACTCGATAGCGCAGGCATCGAAGTCACCAGCAGTGCGTATTGAACGTATTCCCAGTGGGATATACGGAGTGGATAAGCTGCTGGAGGGGGGTTGGCCCCTGGGACGCATTGTTCAGATTTACGGGAAGGAGTCTGGAGGGAAGACTACGACATTATTGCACTCGATTGCAAATGCTCAGCGTTATTGCCGCCACTGCCTTCGCGTTAAGCCGGACCGCATCTTTTATCCGGGGGAACCCGCATGCGAATGCAAGACACCCAAGCCGTTTGAGACTATTTGGCTGGATGTTGAGGGAGCGTACGACGCGGATTGGTCTGAGTGCTGCGGAGTTGACAACGACTTGATGTGGGTTACGCAGCCCGATAATGCTGAAGCCGGACTTGATATCGTTGATGGAGTCGTTCGCGAAGCAGACGCCAGCTTTGTTGTAATCGATACTCTCACCATGTTGACGCCCAAAGCTGACCTGGAGAAGAGTATGGAAGAAGACGTTATGGCGCTGCGCGCCCGCAAAATCAACAGATTCATCCGCCGGATTGTGATGGCACAGAATGAGATGGGGATGTTAGCTAAGCGTAGACTCGTTATCTTTATAGTTTGCCACATCAACATCGGGATTGGAGGATTCCACCCGACGGAGGAGAAGGCGGGAGGGAAAACCAAGGAGTATGCCAACAGTTTTGAGTTGCGCTTTAAGAAATGTAAGCAGGATGCTGTTGATATCGGGAAAATGGCTGGAGTTGAGTGTGAAGTCAAGAAGACTAAACTGACCTCCACCTTCGGGGATATCGCCAAGTTCAACTTAGTGACCAAGCGGACCTCCTTCTTCCAGAAGGGAGTCATCGATGAGACCCCGATGCTGTTCAGGGATTCTATGGACCTCGAGACCATATTCAAGGATGGAAAGGATTATTGCGTTCATCCGAAAGCCGGGTTTGAGCTGCCGAAAGGAATCACTAACAACAAGGATGTCCAGCAGTTCTTCATCGAGAATCGTAACGAGTACGAGTGCCTGAAGCGATTCAACCTTGATTTCATGTTTGGAGATGTTACCTGATGACTGACTGGGACAGACCTGCCGAGAAAGCGAAAGTGGACCGTTGGGGAAAGCCTCCTCATGAGAAGCAGCAGAATCGCCGACTCGACCGCAGTCTCGGAGGAGAGCCCACGCCTGCATCTGGACGGCTGTCTGGATATAAGGGGGACCGGGAATTGGACGGAATGTTTAAGATAGAGGAAAAAGCGACGAGAGCCCAATCGATTGCTGTTCGTCGTAAAGTACTCGAGAAGATTTATAAAGAAGCGAAGCAGCAGGACAAGGAAGCAGCGCTCGCCTTCAGTTTTCTGGAGGGAAAGAGCCCAGCTCCTTCTGACTGGATTGCTGTGCCTGTCGAACTGTTTCGCGAGATGTACCAAGCTTGGAAGGAGAAAGTACAATGATTGCAACCAATTTTATTCAGGATGAGGAATCCCTCAAGAAGCCAGTGCCCTACAGCGAGATGACCGTCGCATCAACCCATACGGACCCGGATGACCAGGACCGTCCCTGGATACACGTAAGTGCAGATGAGGATGGGAATGTTGTTGCTGAGGAGATTCCCTGGGAGCTGCGTGAGGACCCTGATGAGGAGTCAGATGAGATGGACCTGAAGCAGGAAGAGCTGCGCCGCAAGAAGCGTCTGCTGCTCATCAATACTATTGGGACCTTCGCTTACATCTCCGCAGCAGCACTGGGGTGTGCTATGGGGAATATGGGATGGTTAATCGTCATCCTGATGACTATTGCTATTTTTTGCATGGACCGTAAGTAGGTTCATGTGTATTTGCGCGCGCGTGTGAGGTCGTCACACTGCGCTATTAAAATGCGCCATGTGTATTCGCGCATGTGCGTGAGGTATTAGATTCGAGGAGAGAATGAGCATGGCTAAGAAAGTCGGAAAGAGTGATTACGGGGTTTATAAGATTGATGGGGATAACCTCGTCCTGAAGAAGGGCGGTTTCGCCAACACGTATGAGTGTGAGAAGTGGGTGAGAGCCCAGGCGAAGAAAGAGGGAGCTGGACTCGAAGGTGAGTTCGCAATCCTGTCGCTGCGCAAGAAGTTCACCCTCCAGACCAAGACGACGGTGACGGTTAAGCTCATCGATTCAGATGCCGCTGCCGCCGTACCGAGCAAGCCGGCTGCATCTGATGAGTGATGGATTCAGTTTCGGCGACCTGAGAACGCATAACCAGAAAAAACGCGCCGGGGAGGTTTACGAAGAGCCGGAGTGGGTGAAGGAGACGCCGGAGGAAACCGTCGAGAAGGCTGTCACTGAGCTGATGTCGAAGCCGGAGAGACGGATATTCGACGATTATTACCATCCCAGTCGTATCCACGACATGTGCCCAGTCGCGGAGTTCTGGTTGCGGATACGCCGCCCGCCAGTTCTTATTGAGGAGCCTAACCTGCCGCTGTCGTTAATGGCTGCTGCGGGGACCCAGGCCCACAACTTTTTCCAGGACCGGGTCCTGGGACCTGCGGGAATCCTGTGGGGAAGTTGGGAATGCCCCAAATGCGGGGCAGAGTTTGAGAAGACGTTCCTCCCTGGGAAGTGCCCGGAGTGCAGTTGCAATCGATTGCAATACCTGGAACCACAAGTTCTCAGCCACGAACACAAGATTCGGGGTCATTCTGATGGAATCATCAGGATACCTTCCCTGGATGACATGATTCTTGAGATGAAGAGTAAATCCAGGAACACCTGGGAGAAGACTCATGCCCCCAACGCCAGGGAGAGGACCCAGGCGAGTATTTACATGGAGCTGCTGGGTGTGGATAAGTGCGTATACCTATTTATTTGCCGGGATGACTACAGATACCGTGCCGTCATTGAGGATAAACGTGAGGACCTGGTTGAGAATGCATTCAGGACCATTGACGCCATCGAAGAGTGTGTAGCAGCCGGCGAACCGGACCCAGTCATCATGTGCCAGCGTAAGTGCAGCAGAAAATCGACGACGCGGGCCCGCGAATGTCCCTTTAGAGAAGAGTGCTGGAGCTTTAAGAAATGAACAATATAGTAGCCATAGATGTTGGATTTGCGAGTATGGGCATTGTCGTCTTGTGTATTCGCGCGCGTGATTTAGGTCTTGTGTATAAAGAAGTGATATCGACCAAGCCGTCGCCCAAGAAGCTGAGTATTCGGTCTGCTGATGACAATGTGAGGCGGTGTCGTGAAATCACGAGGTCGGTACGCCGCGTCATCGACGAGTATGAGCCCGCTGCGGTCGTGCTGGAGATGCCGAGTATGGGCTCTAAGAGTGCTAAAGCTATGCGAGCGATGGGATTGGCTAGTGGGATAATCGCCGCGTTGGATGTGGTGTATGAGAACCTGCCGTTCTTGTATGCGACACCCACCGACGTTAAGGTCGCCATGACGGGTAAGAAGTCCGCCTCGAAGGAGGAAGTGCAATCACGTGCAGTGGAAATGATACCGGACATCCTGGATGGTGTGAATAAGACTCAACGGGAGCACGTAGCAGATGCTTTAGGAGCTGCGGTAGCGGCGAAGGATGCCCCCGTTATTCAGATGTTAAGGAGAATGGAAAATGACGCTTAAGGAGCGTATTTCGGAGGAACTCAAGGGTAAGAAGAAACCGCATGATGATGATGCGGTGCGTGAGTATCTTGTGTATTTGTATCATGAATTGGGGTTACGTACGGGCCAGATAGGTGAGCGCTTTGATGTAGGAGCCGCAACAGTGCGTTCATTGCTGCGGGCGTTCAAAATCGAGATGAAGGCGTCCGGGGGTGGAAAGGATTTCATGAAGCAGTTGAAAGCGCATGGGTATGTTGACCGCAATGACTTTTTTGGACGCAACGCTGATATGGCGAAGACGGACATGGCGAAGGAACTCGAAGTGAGTTACGGCTCGCTGTGTACGCATTATGAGATATGGAGAAAGAGCTTTACTGGTTGAAAATAATTTCAAAAACTTCTTGACTAATATAGAATGTATGATATAATAGAAGTGTTTAATCAGATACTTTTATTTGTCATACATTCTTTTATTTGGAGGGTGAGCGATGTCTGAGACACAAGACAGTACAAAGGCGATGAGTATTCTTCAGAACGGTGACTTTACCCCGTACCTCCTTGGCGAGGATGGGAAGCGTCTTACACGGGATGAGGCATTCCGGAAAGCCGCGAAGGACCTGGTCACGTTTCACGACAAGGCCAATATTGCGCTGGCTGAAGCGCTCTTCGTTATTAACGGGGAGGAGTACTGGCGGGATTGGATTAATCCCAAGACCGGCAAAGAGTACGACAGTTTTCAGCAGTATATTGAAAGTCCGGAACTGGAGTTTCAGTACCGCAAGGCGATGTATCTCATTAAAATATGGGACCAACTCCGGAATAAGCGGGGCATACCGCTTGAAGTAATCCGGAATAAAGGGTGGTCGAAGCTGAAAGAGATTGCGAGTATCGCACAGGAAGAGGCCATCGAAACTTCCGACATCGTAGACCTTATTGAGGACAGCTCCGGCATTACTGTTGAGACGGTGCGGGAACGTGCGCTGACACTCCGGTCGAAAGCAATCAAGGACGGGAGAAAAATCGAGAAGGTCGTGCGTATCACGTTTAACCTGTTTGAAGAGCAGGCCGAGAATCTCAAGACGGCGCTCGAGTTGTCTGAGAAAATCTCTACCAGTGAAAAGTCGGGTGCCAACCTTGACTATATCTGTACTTCATTCATTGCGTCACACGTGCACGGTGACAAGCGGGAAGAAATTAAGCGTCTGGTGAAGGAGCTTGAAGGAGCTGCCGGCGTGAAAGTGCTTGTTGCGGATGCGGATGGTGTAATCTATTCCAACAAAGAGTTCAAGGATAAATGATGGACGGTCACGCGTTATTCAAGGCGGGAGTCAAGTTACTGATAGGAGCAGTATTACTGGGTCTCGCCTTGACCATCACGTACGGAGGTAACCTCGTACCACAGAATACCCAGGAAGCTATTATGGACCTGGTGGTCATGCTTATGTTCCTAACCGGATATGTGCTGACCGCAGTGGGACAAGCTATGGGCGGTGGTCACGTGAAGTCACGGGGTAGCGAGGAATCGGAGGGGTAGAAAGTTTTCTGAAATAATCCTTGACTTATTACTTTTGTATGCTATAATATAAGTGTTGTTTAAGTTTAATGTTTCCCATAATTCTTTTATAGGAGGGTGAGCAAATGGGAGGCGAGATTAAAAAAGACCTAATGTATATCTGTGACTTCCTAGAGGTCGGGAAGTGGGAGGTTCGCAAAGTCAACAAGCGAACTGTAAAGACGGAGGCCACGTATTCTATCACTACAGAATACAATGAGGAAACCGAGGAAGGTATTGCCTCTTGTGACTGTCAGGGATTTGAGAACCGTGGTCACTGTAAACACATCGAGATGGTCGGGGGAAAAGTATCTCCGCAAGATAATCAGACGAGACTGCGGGGCGAAGACCAAATCGAAGCGGTGAAGAAGTTCCTTGAAAATTATGCCAAGGAGCAGTTCGGTGGGAACGATTTTGTTCAATACTGCCCCGAGAATGACGGCATAGCGGAACGGTTTGACATCGTTTCGGAAAGTGATGAACGGAAACTGATGTGGACATCGGTAATTGTGCCGATTGACGAAGGTCGCGAGACCGCTACAGTTCTCGTTCGGGTCGTGTTCAGTACGGATTTCAATGATGATGTTGATGCCCTTACCGGCAAGGATGCCGAGGAGGGTGAAGAATAACCAGTCCATTTCTTTTTTCTAAAGGAGGGTGAAGATGGACGACAAAAAACTGGCAGGATTTGCCACAAAGTCTGAGTCGGCAATCGACCAGATGCGTAAGGAAGAGGCGAAGCTCGTTCTGCACGAGTTTATCGCTGAAGTCGGGTGCACCGATTTCGAGGTCGCGGATGATGATTTGCGTGAGAAGGGTCTCAAGGCAGACGTCATTTCTGAAATAACCGACCTTACGATTCCCGGTGTGAAACTTGCGTGGGTGACTGAGAGTACTCTCAATGTCAAGGTTACTCCTAAATCCTATAAAGGGATTAAGGGTCAGCCGACACCCACACTCAGGGAAGGTAAGGAGTTCGACGGCGATGCCGATTCGGATTTCTATATCTATCCCGAATGCACCCCCAAGGTAGTCGAACTGATTGAGGAGGGGTTTCCCGTTCTCTTAATCGGACCTGCCGGCACGGGGAAAACAGACCTGCTTGAACGTGTTATCAAACACAAGCTCGGTCGGAAAGTACTTCCATTCAATATGACCGAGGAAACCACGGTCGATGACTTCATCGGACACATCAGTCTGAAAGACAACGGTGACGGTGTGATGGAAACCGTATTTACCGATGGTCCGCTTACGCAGTCAATGCGTGAGGGATTGGTGCTTCAGATTGACGAGTTGGACGTGGCGGAGCAGGGAATTCTGTTCGTACTCCAACGAGTTCTGGAAGGTAAAGACCTCATTGTTTCCAAGAACCACGGTGAGCGCGTCAAAGCGGCTCCAGGATTCGCAGTGGTCGCCACCTCGAATACCGCAGGACGAGGTGACCAAGCAGACATCTATCGGAGTCGGCAGATACTTGACGAAGCCTTCCTTGATAGATGGTTGGGAGTGTTCCGCATCAATTACCTGTCACAGTCAGACGAGATAAAGGTGCTCCGCAGGAGAACCGGAATCGGACAGGCGCAAGCGAAATCATTAACGAAGATTGCCACGGCTGCACGTGCGAGCTTCGGTCAGGATATTATGACTACATTCAGCCTTCGGAAAAGTATCGCCACGGCGAAGCTTATCGGGAAGGGATGGACGATGGTCGATGCGTTCAAAGTCGCGGTGCTGAATAAATGCACGGACGAGGACGCGATGGCGCTTGCTGAGATTTATCAGCGGATAGCTAAAGACCCGATTGATATGAGCGACAGGATGGGCACGAGCGAAGAATAGGTCACCCTCCGTTCTTCGCAAATGAAGGGGCGGGGGATGCAGACCTCCGCCCCTTAACTAAGGGTGAGAAGTTGTTTGAAAATCTGCTTGACTTATTGCAATTATATGATATAATATAATTGTATATTTAGTTAAGATACTCATATATTCGGAGGGTGAACAAATGAGTAAGTTAGCAAGAATGTTAGAAGTCGGACAGCAAGCGGCTGCACGTGTCTGTGCCGGCAAACGTGTTCGTATCCTTTACGACACGAAGGGCGGAGCATATACTGAGCCTAACAAGCATGGTATCATACATCTGCCACCACTTCCGGCGGACTTGAGTGATGAAGCAATCAATATGCTTCGAGGTCTTGTTGACCATGAGTCCGGTCACGTTAATGACACCGACATGGGTGTTTACAAACGGAAGAAAATAATCGGCGCGGGGATTGTCCATTTTTTCAGTAATGCAATGGAAGATGCCAGGGTCGATAAGCTGATGGGGGAGAAGGCTCTCGGCGTAGCCCGAAACCTTGACTTCATTCACAATCAGGCGCTCTATAAAGAGGACATTTGCAGTAATATCCGAGACAAGGAGGGTTGCGATGATAACGAACGTGCCCTGCTTCTGCTCGGTATGCGTATGACAAGAACCCACAGGCCGGACGATATTGAGTATATTGACAGTCGTGGAGAAGAGGTCAGCCCGATGTACCCGAAATTCGTGGACATGGTGAAGGAGCAGTTGGAGCGGGCGAAGTCAGTTCGCAGTACTGAGGAGGTAGTTAACCTCTCAATGGAAATGACTGAAATTTTGAAGGACTATATCAGTCAGGTCGAAGTGCCGAACCCGTATGGGGGAGAGGGTGAGGAAGGACAGGAAGGGGAAAGCCAGTCCGGTCAGGGACAGGGGAGTTCTTCTGAGGCTGATGGGGATAGTGAGAGTTCTGAGTCTGGCGGGAAGTCCTCAAAGGGAGGCAAGGGGAAAAAGAGCAAGAGCGACAAATCCGAGGACGGGGAAGGTAAAGGTGAGGGGGAGCAGGAAAAGGATAGTTCCGGTCCGGGGGAAGTTGAAGAAATTGATATGAGAAAAGATAAAGGTGACGATAGTTCTGCAAGTGATTGCAGTGAGGAGGGCGAAGATGAAGGAGCCGGCGAAGGGGAAGATGAATCCGGAGGAGGCGGAGATGATAGTGAAGAAACTGAAGAGGCTGAGGGAACTTCTGATTCTGCTGAAGGCGAAGACGGAGACGAGGCCGAGGATTCATCCTCTGATGGAGAAGGTTCTGATAGTGGAGCAGATGATGAAGGGGAGGTAGAGGACGAAGAGGAAGGTGAAGAGGAAAAGGATTGGGACGAGTGGGGCGAAGAGGATTATGAGGAAGATGGTTGGGATGATGATGGCGAGGATGAGGATTTTGATGATGACGAGGGTGAGGAGGAAGCCGAAGAAGGGGACGGTGATGGCGACGGGAGTCCTGATGGTGAGGAGAGTGAAGAAGACGGGGTAGAGGAAGAAGAAAAAAGCATCGAGGAGAAGCGGCAGGAAGTTAAAGATAAACTTGATGAAACTATCGGAGGCATTGCTCAGCAGAGCAGTGGAGCAGATGGGGGCGTGACTGCTGAAAGCGTGCTTTATGATAAGGTTAGCAAACTGATTATTACTGACAAAGTTGATTCCGGCTATCGTGGGGAAACTGTGATACCTTACATCAATGACGACCGGGAGGTAGACCTTGTTGCTGAGAGAGACCCGGCTGCGTTGGGAAAAGTATATCCGCATACGCATGCGGCGGACGCGAGGGAGCGGGGGTTCGAGCGATACACTAAGAATGTCCAAGAACTGAGGGGCGATGTTAATGTGCTCCGGCGGAGACTGCTGATGGACTTGCTCGGCAATCCTAAGAAGTGGACAAAGCGACAGAAGCAGGGTACGATTAATGACAGGGATTTATTCAGGGTCGCATTCAAAGAAGAAGATTTGTTCAAGCAGAAGCGGCGGAAGATTGAACTTGATGCTGCGGTTACTCTGCTCGTTGACTGCTCCGGTTCGATGTCGGGAAGCAAGATACAGACGGCAACGGATGTTGCTATTATTCTGTCGGAAACATTGAACTTAGTCGGGGTACCGTTTGAAGTTCTCGGATTCACCCAAGTCGGAGGCGGGAGCCATCACTACAAAGAAGGGTACACCAGAGTGAGCCCACTGCTCGGCTATGTCGTAAAACCGTTTGAACGGAAATTAGACCATAAGACCAAAGGTGCGATGGGAAGTCTGCCCGAGGTACTGCTTTATCAGAACCTTGACGGTGAGAGTTTACGATGGGCCGCCAGGAGATTGGCAGAGCGCAAGGAAAGCAAGAAACTGTTAATCGTAATCTGCGATGGAGCGCCGGCGGGGTATGCTCGATACAATCCCGATGAAGATTTGATACAGGTTGCCCGACAGATAGAGGATAGCGGCGAAATCAATCTGTTCTGCATCGGAGTTCAGTACTCAAGTGTCGGTCGTTACTATACGAACCATTGCAAAGTTGATAAGGTGAGCGAACTTGTTAAGACTGCGTACACGAAGATATCCGGCTTCTTGAAGGGGTTAAAAAGTGTGCGAAAGGCGGGGATGTGAAAAAAAGACTTGACATATTATGATTATATGATATAATTATAATATGCTTTATTAGTCGGAGGATAAGTTATGGGCGATATACTTGATGGCGACCAAGAAGATTATGTTGAGGACTTGGTAATACCGAAACGTGAGGATTTTCCTGACTGCGATGGTGACGTTCACGTTCGTGACGACTCGTTTATGCGCGGTGAGGATGATAAACGACATTTCGGATTCGAGCAGGTGCCTCGGGGGGAGAAGTTCGGTAACAGTGATTATAACCCCGATACTCCACGAGACGTTTATGCAATGATGGCAGTCTGCTTTTTATTCGCCATTATCTATCAGGTGATAAAGTATTTGAGGGAAAGAGGTACCCAATGAACATACCAGTCGTGGTTAACCCGTACATGCCGGATAATAAAGCATACCTTGTTTCACATAATTATAACGGGTCGATACGTGACATCGTAGCGATAAATTTCTGTGCGGCACAGCGCCCTGCCCCGTGGTTCGAGCCCGTTGTGCCGGATGCACCCAAAGAAGCCAAGCCTGCTGCTGGTGGCGACGCGAAGCCACGAGGTACGGAGGAATTATCACTGGAGGAGTTGAAGGAGCGGGTCGAGGAGCTGGAGCGGGAAGTGGCAGACCTGAAGAGCAGGCCAGTGATTGTTCCAATATCTATCCCAGCAGTGCCGGCTGAGCCTGTTTATCCATACGTTCCGTACGAACCCGCGCCTTGGGTTCCGGGGATTGATGATGGGACCGGTGATTCTGTTACGATTACATGGACTGATTCGTCTACGTCCGGGAAGATATCCGGACTGATTGACAGTTCGTTTGGAGGCAACGACAATAAGTTTGGACTATATGGAGGGTGAGAAGATGGAAACATTATTTGGGGAAGTAGCCGTTAAGGATGAAGAGAAAGCTCTGGTCACCACGACTATCGAAGTCGAGTCGCAGTGCACGGGAAATACTGAATCTGCATACCACCACACGGCAGAGTGTCCGTTTTGCCACAAAGATGCTGAAGTCACCGTATTTCAGGACGGTGAGTACGTGTCAAGTGAGTGTTGCATACACTTCAGCGGAACGTATAAGTTCCGGGATGGCAGAGTACGGGGACTGAAGTTCTCAGGAAAACGTAAACACATCGCTGTTTTGCGTGGCGAAGTCGAGTGGATAGAGATGGCTGACGTCACCTGCCCATACTGCAAATATGTAGAGCGGGTGGACGAGTACGAATTGCCTTCAAGGGATGATTCTCTGTTTCAGTGCTCCTGTTGCAAGGAGAAGTTCTTAATTTAGGGTGCTGTGAGCCCAGAATGAGCCCAGATTAAGAGAAGTGACCTTGAAATGAGCCGTTATTCATACTGACCTATTAAAGCCTTAGAACGCCTCTGAGCGGCTCTGAGGATTATTGCAAGTGATTGCAATAGCTCTTTGAAAACAGACCACCCCTGCTTAGGCTCCCTGACAAGCGACGGCGTATAGAACTCGCCCTTAAATAAATGGGCTGATAGATTCTCCCTCCATTCGACGTAAGGGTGAGCCGTGGACTATTATACAAACAGTCCAATGCAGTATGACTGGGGGGTGGAGGAGCCGGAGATTAGTGGTTCCGAAAACCGAAGGGAGAGCCTTCGGGATGCCCTTGCCCCCCTTTACGACCGCAATAGAGCCGAACCTGCTACGCCTCATTAACCAGGTACACCTGGAGAGGTCGAAGGTGCTAAGCTCTTTTATATTTAGAGTGATTAAAAAAAGGTGGACAGTGCGCAAACCCCCACCCGTGTCGCCGAGTAGTTGTCAAGGCCCGCGCATAGGGACCGACGATGAAGGGCGGGACTGTCAGACGCCTCATTGCGAGGGGTAGATGTCTAAGTGCCAGTTTCTCCGATTAAGCAGACGTGCCTAAACGAGACCGTTGCCAAAGACCATGCCTATCAGAGGCCGCAGTTGAACGTGCCGTCAGATAGATGCGAAGCCGATTCCCCTAGTGGTAAGCTGAAGCCGAGCGTCAGAGACCTGCCGGGGGCCGGGACGGAGAGGGATTAGCGGTCCTTTCTGTCACCGGCCCTTAATTTTTTTATTTTGACCTTGACATATTACATTTATATGCTATAATATAAGTATTACTTTGGAGACAGGACTTTTTCAGAAGGAGAGTGAAAATGGGCTTGGATATCTATCTTTATCACGCTACAGAGGATTTGAAGCCGTGGCGCGAGAAACAGGAAGAGTACGAGAAGAAATCTGAAAAGATGTGGAAGGAAGCCGGCGAGTATGACGACCTCACCGACGAAGAACGAGATGCGGTCAGCAAGAAAACAGATGAGCTGGCTAAGTCGCTCGGGTTGGATGAGTGGGGGAGCGTCCCTGACCATATTGAAGAAGGGGTTAACGAACCGAGCAAAATTCACCCTGACCACATGTTTACGGTCGGATATTTCCGCAGTTCATACAACAGTGGCGGGATGAACTCAGTATTTCGTGACCTGGGGGTTCCCGACCTTTATGACATCTTCGGGAAAGATAATGATGAATATATGTTCACACCTGACTGGGAGGCGTCGAAAGAACGCGCCCGGCTCGCTATTGAGCAGTTGAAGAAACTTGCTGAAAGCGACTTCGGGAAGTACCGGGCAATGGAAATGGATGTCAACATTTCGTGGTTGAAGGGATTGACTGAAAGCGATACCAAGCGAGGCGACGAGAATCCTCGCAAACCTGCCTATTCAAAGCAGGAGGCGATGCAGGAGTTCGTCAAACAGTTGGAGAATCACAAGGGTGATGATGGAAAGCCGAGCGGATTTTCCTCATATTCCACGGGTACGGGAGACTATTTTCTTGAGGGAATCAAGGTATTCGGATTCGTAAAGGGGACATCTAAACATTTCATGGGCGGGGAGATACCTACCATTTATGCTATCGCTGAAAATAAGGAAGCATACCAGTGGTACATCGAAGCGCTTGAAGTCGTTGAAGAAGTCTGCGACTATGTTTTGGCGCAGGATGACCCTGAAAACTATTTCTTTCACTGGAGTGGTTGATGCAGAACAAAAATGTAGAGAAACTCCTGAACGTTCTTCGTGAGAACGGGTTGCCGGATAATGAATACAGGGAGCTGGTCGTCATAAGTGACCGGATGACCAACGTGTTGACGGTGCTCGGGATGTATGGAATACAGAAAGTAGTTACCGACCTCAAGACAGTGTCGGGTAGACAGCCAATCATAGTTATTGAGAGTGAGGTCGCACTATCGAAGCCGGCTATTCAGATTATCACGGATGTTCTCAAAGCATTCGCGATGATATCGGTTCAGGATGAACAGTTCGAGAAGAACGACAAGTATTCGGGCCACATCCTGTACCTGATGCGGAAACTTGACAATGCAGTCTTAATGCACATCGAAGTGCCCTTTTGGGATGGCTGCGTGAGTGCGCTAGGTAATAGAAGTATGATGAAGTTCTTGGACGCGGTTACGGGATAGGAGAGTGATATGAGAGCACATATTTATATTCGGGATAACGGCAAGACACCTGCCGACTTCTCTGTCGTTATGAAGAAGCACAAGAAGGGTGAGGATAAGCCGACATTCAGAGCACGCGTTGCGGGAGGGCAGCTTAACCGAGCATCAGTCCACCGACTTCGCGAGGCAAGTGCGAGAAGTCTTTATATCAGTAAGAAGCACGACTATAGTGGATATATTGACAGACTGTTGCGCCTGGGGTACAAGCACTACGGAGTTATCCAGGGGTTCCTGGACGAAATTCCGAAAGAAGCAGCCGAGGCCCTGGAGGATTTGCTCGGGAAGTACCCACAGCCACAGACTGCCAAGCCCGCGAGGTGGTTTAACAACCGAAAGAGTTAATCACACCTCGCACCTCCTTTCCCTGGCCCTCGTGTAGGATTGCTTGCCCTGCACGGGGGCTTTTTATTTCTTGTGTATTTGCGTGCGGAATCGCTCGTAATGGTGGTCGAATCCGCACATATACGGTCGGAAGTTGTTTTATTTTTCCCTTGACTAATTACTTTTATATGATATAATATAAGTGTATGTTTAAGTTAATTGCAATCACTTGCAAAGGAGACGTATTATGGCGCGAGCAATCGCTACGTTAGTTGAAGATGATGAGGGGCGGATGCGTGTGAATGTACGCATCAGACGGGGTGAGATGATTTCGTATTTTCTCGACTCCGACCAGACCAGTATTGCTTACCGGCACTACGGTGATGATGTCATTGCCGAATTCGAGCCGGCTGACCAGTTCGCACGGATAGCGGAAGTTCCCGACCTTGCGACTGGTCTTTTAGTACCTGTAGAGGAAGGAGTTACGGCATGAGTACACGTTGTCAAATAGGGATTTATGAACGGGACAGTCAGCCGATGGCTGAGCCGACTGTTTTGATGTATCGTCACAGTGACGGTTACCCGGATGGTCCGCATGGAGTTCCTTATGGGATACTTCCGTTCCTGAAACGGTTCAGCGACGAGCGGGGGCTGACCGATGTTGAGTACCTCCCCGCATGGCTGATGTTTCACCTTATTCACCACAGCACTGAAAGCATGGCTCGCTGGAATTCGGGGAAAGATTACGGCGCGCCGGACGGAATGGATTTCCTGGGTCATGGGATTTGCGGAAAGGACTGCGGGTTCCACGGGGACATCGAGTATTTCTATCGCATTAACGCGGCGGAAAAAGAACTTGTCGTCTATTCGTGCGGATGGGATATGGCACCGAAGGATTTCAGTGAAATATACCGTATTCCGGTTGATGACTATGAGAACCACAAACTTATAGTCGAGGCACGCAAGGAGCTTCCCGACATCGTAATCGAACCTAAACCGATGGCTTGCATACATCAGCAGGACAGACTCGATTATGAACGGGCAGTCGTTACCATCGTCAGCACCGGCGATGTTCCGGGGTTTGATAAGATGGAGAAGGCGCAGCAGGAAATTATACGGGACAGTCTTCCCAATCTGGCGAGCAGACTTCACGATGCGTTTATGAACTCTGACATTTACTGGGAGGTAATTCGTCAGTATATCGAGAACCTTCTTGAAGAGGAGTTAGAGGTATGAAAAGATTCAGGGTGCTTGTAAAAGAGATACACTTTCAGCACGTTGTAGTTGAGGCGGAAGACGCCGAGGCTGCGAAACAAGCTGTTGCTGACGGTGGCGGGGATTACAGTGATGTACTTGAGTACAGTGATACTCTCGACCCCGAGGGCTGGATAGTTACGGAGGACTAATCATGGTTGAAGAAACTGAAAAACTTGTAGCCAGTTGGGACACTTACGAGATAATGAAGGGTGAGGTTGAATATCGTCTTGAGAATTGGGAAGACTTCGGTTATGATGAGAAACCGGATGAGGACGATATCTGGCAGGAAATTCAAATGGACGGTGCCCTGTTTGATTTCTGCTATGAATCGGAGCTGGCTAATCTGACTGATGTTGTCAGGAGACTGTGCCCGGACGGACGGTGGCATGCCGAAGGACGCAACATGGGATGGCAGCACCGTTCTGCCGAATCTGACTTTGAGGACATAACGGACGGAAAGGCGCTCATCAGCAAATGCCTCGGAAACGGAGGGGATTACCACTGGTGGGTGTGGGAGGACGGAGACGGACTTAAGGTGAGAGTGACGCATCACGATGCCCCGATGGGAGAGTGGTACTATTGGAAACCCAAGAAGCCGTGGTTTGAGAACGTGCCCGTGCGGGCGTGAAGTTGTTTCAGATAGTCCTTGACAAATATCATTTATATGATATAATATAACTATACTTTATAGGAGACAATGACAATGCATTATCTTCATTTTATGACAGTCAGAGCGGAAAATCATCAGGAGGCTTGTGATGCTGTTGAAAGCAGTATCGTGGAGTGGGGTAATGAGAATAACTGGAGAAGTATCTGCGGGTCGGTTTGCGAGGATGATACTGCATACGACACCGGAGAAGGACGGTGGACGCCCTCGTCTTATAAAATCAAAGACATTGAGGAGATGCTGAAGAAGGCGCTCAGTGAGTTTGACAATGAGGAGGAGGCACTCGCAACCATGACCACAGTTCTTGCCGGTGAGGAGCCGGATGATAACTGGGATTGGTGGAAACTTTCTAAGTATGCTAAAGCGAAATATGAAGCAGGGACTCAGGCTGATAACTTTGATATATGGTCAGTAAATTATTTTGATTATCAGTTTGATAATTTCGGTATAACTCAGAAAGCACACGAGTATGGTGAGGATGAGGGTAAGCGATACATAGTCCTCATAGATATGCATTCGTAGGAGGGTGAGCGATGGAAGTCAGAGCAGAACTTTACGTTTGTACGACCGGTAGACACAATAAGTATTACTTCCTTATGGAAAGACCTGGGGGAGGCGGTGTTGATTGTTTCTACGGACGTAATGAGACGCTGAGCAGAGGTCACTTCAGTAATCAGATTTATTATACCCATTCGTTTGATACGCAACTGGAGAAGAAGTTGCGCGGGTGGCGGAAGAAGGGGGATGATTACGTTTTGATATTCAGCGACCAAGGGGAGCACGAGTGGTTGCAGGAGAAAGCAGTGAAATGGGCAAAGTATGGAAGTCATTATGTATCAAAGCCCGAACCAACGCCGGCAGAGCCAGTGTTTGCTGGATGGTTTAACAATGCAAAGGAGTAGGCGATGATTGCCCACGTTTTCAAAGAGAGTAATGGTAAGCGCGTAGACACGCTTCTTGTAGTTGCTCCGCTGAGACGTAAGGGTGGGCGCGTAGCCCGAGTTTTCAGAGTACCTTATACGAAGTCCGGGGCGAAGATTCTTCGTGAGACTCCGATAGAGGATTTTTATGTACGGGACAGGTATTCGTATGAACAGACCGTTAAATACTTTGAGACGCATCGCCGCTGCGGTAGGATGGGAACTGTTGCAGGGACACGAACCACACTTCCTAAGAAGGCAGCGGAGATGTTGACTGAGATGTTGGAAGTTGGCGAGAGATTATTTAAGGTTACCAGACCTGAACCGATGAAAGGGTGGTTTAACAATGCCAAGTAGAGGAAGATTTTGGGTAAAGATGCGCCCACAGGGGGAGTGGGGAATCCTTATCGTCCAGGGTGACCATAGTATTACTGTTTATGAAAGTCCTTTGCATTCGTTTGCACAGAATTGTTTTAACAAGGTAGCGATGTACGATGTCGGAGATGCTGCAAGGCATGGATGTACGTTGCATGAGTTCGCTAACGAGGTAGCGCATGATTATGCGGATAGGAAAGAATATGAGCACATGGTGTATGATATTTTTAACGAATTTGACCACCCGATGCTGCGGGCAGCGATATGCGCAAGGGATTATTTCAAGAGAAAGGTAGCTGCGAAACATCGGGAACTTCGGGCAGAAGCAGTAAGAGAAGGAAAGTGGTTTAACAATGGAAAAAAGCTATCAAGCCTGCGTCCTGTTGAGTAGGCATACACACCAGTGTACAGTTTACATAGCAAGACCTGAACATGGTATTGTTGAAGTATATCATTCTACCATAAAGCAGGCAGCAGTGGGGAAATGGCTGTACCGTGACGACTTACATTATGTTGGGGGGACGGTTGATGATAATTTCAGATTGCTTATTGACAGTGCTATCAAGGCAGGGACTCACAAAGCAGTGTGGAGGTCATTCTCTTCTTCTCGACCAACTATATTTGCTGCCGCCGGCGATGTCTGCATGAGATACCGCAACCACCACGAAGACCTGTTCAAGGCTCCGACCCAGTGGTTTAACAATGGTCGCCCAAGCCAACGAGGTAAGAAATAATCTGATTTTGTCCTTGACAAATCAAGTTTTTATGCTATAATATAATTAGACAATTGAAGGAGACAAGATTATGCACGACACACGAGAAAAAGTAAATGAGAGGCCGATGACTGAATGGTCATTGGACGAACTCATTGAAGAACACTCACGTCTCCGTTCACGGTTTGAAGATGAAACGAATAAGTCGCCTGATATTGGCGATGTTCTTTGGATGATTGAAATAGGCTGTGAGTTGCGGGACAGAGGCATCGAGATTGTTGACGACTATGAACTCATAGAAAAATAGCAGGTGCTTGTCACACCTGCGCAAGCGGGTAGCCGCCAGGCTACCTTGTCTTGTCTCCTGGGGAGGGTGCTTGTCACACCCTCCCCGCTTTTATTTTAGGAGAATATCATGGGTGATAATGATGCTTATATTATTTCACAATCAATATGCGCTTTGATTGAGGCGATGGGGATGCACGCAGAGAATCAGCACAGGTTAGCAAATGACAACAGCATCTCTTATGACGAAGAGGCGTTTAATAAACTTATCGAGAAGTACGGCATCCACCACAATGCTGTAGTAACGTTGATGAATGAAGGGAGATAGGACAATGGTTGACAAAATGGAAATTATGATGAACCCGAAGAAGTACGGGTATGAGCAGTGTCCTCACTGCAACGGGTACGGGAGTTCTTTGAAAGATAAGCCGGAGCAGATTAAATGCTCTGTTTGCGGTGGACTGGGACTCGTTAAGGTGGACGTCAATTGTGAGGAGTGCGTCTTTTGGGAGAGTTGCGGAGGGGTCAGGATGTGTTCTAATGACGAATCCGAGTTCTGCGGTCAGGAGACTTGCGCTTCGGGAACCTGTGATGAGGGTCAGACTGAATGAAAACCAAGAAACTCAAGGACGGCGGGAACTGCTACGAAGCAGCAGCGCAGGTAGCTGTGCTCAGCCCTCCTGACGACAGGGAATATTTCGTGGTTCACGGACTTGTCGGGGGATTCATTATTGAGGGTGAGTATGTGCCCCTTCACGGACATGCCTGGGTGGAGTATTGCGAGAAAGTGCCCATGCCGGCAGAGATGCATAAGAATCTCCCGGAAGGTCACCCGGATTACTTTGAGATGTGGTTTTGTATTGACAAATCCAACAACAATGATTCCACGTTGCCCAGGGAGGTGTATTATCATTATGGCGGAGTACGGGAGGACGAGACCGTGCGATACACAGTCGAAGAGGCTCGTCTTAGAATGGTGGATGCAGCTAACTTTGGTCCGTGGGAGGATTTTATCCTCGAAACCGAGAAGAAGGAGGGGCTGTAACTTTTATTATTTCTTACTTGACTTATAACATTTATATGATATAATATAAGTGTTGTTAAATTGATAGCCACAAAGGAGACAAGATATGGCAAACAACTATTGCGAGACTTCCGCATTCCTTAATGTACCTGCTGATAAGTTAGAGCAGGCTGCTCAAATCGTTGACCGGGAGGTCGAGAGTTTTGACGAGGATGAAGATTGGGGGTATTGCGGAGTCGAAGCCGAGATGGAAGGTGACGGAGTATGGTTCCACAGTGATGGAGTTATTATTGACCACCTTGAACAGATAGCGAAAGCGCTGGTCGAGGAGTTGGAGATTGACGAACCATTCTACGCGTCATGGTCATACACTTGCGATAAACCACGCATTGATGAATTCGGAGGCGGAGCGCTGTGCGTCCGCAGAGGAAAAGATACGATATGGTTCGATGCAATGAACCACGTTCATAACATTGTTGAGAAGGAGGCCGAGTGATGGGATATACGCACTATTACTATGTGAAGCCGGAACTTGATACGAAGAAGTTCGGCAAGTTTGCAAGCGATTGCAAAAAGATTGTCGAATGTGCCAAGGCCGATGGAATCGCCATCGGAGATGGTATGGGAGAAGGTGGAGACCCCAAGATTACTGATGGAGCAGTCAGTCTTAATGGGGTGGGAGATGAAGCTCACGAAACATTTGCTGTTGCGCCTGGCGGGGGATATTCCTCAAGCAAGGACGATGCCGGCAGAGTTTTCAATTTTACCAAAACTGCCCGTAAACCGTATGACGATGTGGTGACAGCTTGCCTTATTGCGCTGAAGCATCATTTCGGTGATGACGTAGCCATTCACAGTGACGGTGATGAGGGGGAATGGTATCCAGGGAAACAGTTGTGTCAGAGAGCCTGCGGATACGGGGATGGTGTGACCATTCTTGACCGAGAGGATTAACAGTGAAGGTCAGCGAACTCATTGCCTGTTTACAGGAATGCGACCCCGAGCTGCCGGTAGTGCTTTATCCGCTTGGCGGAGACCGGGACGTTACTCACGTTCAGGAGGGCGACATCATCGCCAAAGTAAATCCTGTTGAGCTGCGCAAGGTAGTTCAGCTTATTTCGGAAAGGGACGAATGATGGGCGGAAAGATTGCCGGAAAGGGTGGACGCGTTACTCGTAAAGAGATAGAACGCATACGGGATATTGTTGTAGAGTGGTTGGATGCCCCAATCATTGTATGCGGAAGCTATCGACGCGGTAAGCCTGATTCGGGGGATGTGGACATCATCGTGCCGGGTACGTGGGACGCATATCACGACAGACTTGTTGAGAAGTTCGGTGAGCACAAGAATGGGAACCCCAAGAGGACCGGTGAGATTGATGGAGTTCAGGTGGACCTGATGTTCTTTACCAAAGAAGCCTTCGGAGCCGCAATGATGGCGAGCACGGGAAGTGGGGAATTTAACCGAGCAATGCGCAGCGTGGCGAAGGACAAAGGGATGAAACTTAATGAGAAGGGGTTGTGGGATAGGGAGTCAGGGGAAAGGATTCCCGGCACCCAGGATGAAGAAGGAATATTTAATGCGCTCGGCGTGGAGTTTATTCCACCCGAAATGCGTAACGGATTCGGAGAGGTAAACAAAGCACGGAAAGATTTTCAGGAGGCAGGATTATGAACGACAACGACAAAAAACCTTACATTATTTACGACAAGGACGGCGAACGCCGTTATCCGACTATCCCCGAGAACCTTGAGCACTCGCTGCGGGTTTACGCGGATGAAGGACGCCCCACGGGAGGGTTCCTCCAGAAGTGTCTGGAGAACAACCTGATGGTTGCGGTGGGAGCTGCTGACCATAAGAGCTATGCGGCGCTGAAGGAGATATGCCAGTATATCTATAATGAGGTACCCTCATCATGCTGGGGCAGCCCGGAGAAAGTGAAAGAATGGCTCGAACTTGATTGGAGTGAAGCCCGGCAGCACTCAATGTTCCCTACGAACCAGGGCTGAGGCCGCGTCAGTCAAGGAGGTAGGAAGTTTTTTAATTTAACCCTTGACTTATAACAATTATATGATATAATAGAAGTACACTTTAATTAAGGAGACAGGACAATGACAGACGTTTACAGAGAACACGTTATGGCGGATGCCAAAGAAGCGGAAGAAACTGACCGGCACCTTTTTGACGGGGAACTTCAATGCGAATGTTGCGGAGAGTGGGTCCCGGAAGGACAGATTAAACTCGTTGAAGTCAACGACCTTGGCGGATGCATTAACATCTGCGACGGCTGCCGGGATGAATCCAAAGAATTTCACGCCTGTGAGATGTGCGGTGACATCAAGCATGAAGATTTGATGCACGATGATATTATCTGTGAGGCGTGCTTTCGTGACATTCAGATTACTTCGGAAGAAAGGGTGAGCTGATGAAAACTATAGAAGTCACTGATGAACAATATGACCGCCTAAAACACATGGCGGAGCTGATGGAGACGCAGGACAATCGAGCCACTCGGTTGCCGCTGTACCACGTCTATCAGATTGAGGAGCGTCGGTGCGACATTGATGATTCGCAGGAGGTAGCTTACTTTGCCAACACTTATGATTTCTTCGAGGTCGCCCACTCGTCAGACGAACTTGTTGAGTGGTTCAAGAACAAGGAAGAGGTCATGGATAACTGCGACATCACTTCGGAGCAGTATGACGCCATTGACGGCGATGACCCAGGTGAGATTGCCGGTGACTTGGGATTAACCCAGTTCGGATGGGAGGAAGTCAGGGTGCCGGTGCCTGGAGAGATATTTCTCACCGAGGAGGCTGCTCAGAAACACATTGATTCATTCGGTTATCATTACAATAAGCCGTATATTTATGTCGTGAGCGCGTGGCGGAATCCTGAACTGGAGACGGTGATGGATGTTGTAGCACAGATAACTAATCCTGAAGGAGCACGGCGATGAGTCTTATAATAAACGTAGATGGAACGGCGAAGCCGATAATCAAATGCAAATGCGGGGCGGAGATGAAACCAATCATTACTCCTGTCCCAGTTATCACAGCACTGGTCTGCAATAAATGCGGACACTCAGTGTTTGAGAACATTGAGGTAATTGAGTTTTTGATGAAAGCTGCGGTTGAGAGACTTGGTCCGCCGCCACACGCAGTCACGTTCGTACACGGACTGCCTTCAGCAGTGGTGATTCAGCAGTGACCTTGTGTATTTGCGTGCCGGAGTGGTATTACGGGTAGGCTAGATAGGAGGTAAGCCATGTTTGTACTTTTTGATTCGAGAGCTAAAGGCGGGACAGGGAGCTTCGATGCTACGGTGTTGTCAATGGACGACGACATTAACGAACTCCGTGAGGAGGCGAAGGACTATGGTGGCGGAGCCATCTACGAGTTCGATTACGAGGATGGGGAGCTGGTCAACGAACGTTTCGTTGAAGATGTCGATGGTTGAAACTTACTTGAAAATAGTTCTTGACTTATGATGTTTATATGATATAATATACATATTGTTTGACAAGACATTTTTTCAATAGGAGACAAGACTATGGACTGGACACTTGAGAATACCAAAGGCGAAGAAGTCGATTTTGAAGTTGACTACAACATTACGCCGGGTGAGCCGATGATAATGAACCCACCGGACAGAGCATACCCCGGCAGCGGCCCGGAAGTTGAAATTCTCAATACCGAACATATTGAAGAACTGCTTGGTCGGGAACTGACCGATGCAGAACTCTGTGATATTGAGGAAGCCGTGATGGAGCGGGCTGCTGAAGAAGCTCGGGATGCTTATTGGGATGAGGGCGACCGCAGATACCACGCGGCGCGGGACGAAGGACTTATTTAAGGAGACAATGATGGGTGCTTGCGAATTTATGTGCACTGCTTCAGGTCAGTCAGTGCAGAAAGCCTTTAATGCTGCGGTTGAGCAAGCGCAGTATGACTACGGACATGCCGGGTACACGGGAACTATTGCAGAAAAAGACTGCTTTGTTTCCATCGAGGTGCCGGAGGGGGAGAAACCTGAACGGTTTGCCAATCAGTTGCTTGAAGATTGTGACCCACGGATTGATGATAAGTGGGGGCCTGCCGGAGCAGTTCAGTTGGAACCGCCCGACAAGGATGGTAATGCTAAATATCTCTTTTTCGGATGGGCGTCGTCATGAGTGATAAATCAGAAAGAATTGAAGGGTGCATGGACGCTAATAAGCGTCGGCGCGAACAGATTGCACGGGAAGTGGACGAACTGTCCCGTGAGGCCAGCAAGTTGTCAGGGGAGTACAACGACCTCAAGGCCGAGCTGGAGAAGGAGTCGCATGACGCGGAGTGGCAAGTCCACAGTTATGTAGACGGGGAGCTGAGCGTGGTGGAGTGCGATTCAAAAGAACAAGCACTTTCAGAACTCACTGACTATGCTTCAGAAATGTGTATGGCGGATATGCGTGAGGATTACTATGACCTCAAACTTATCCACAATGGCGTGGAACTTGATTGGACCATGCGGGCTGTTATTACAGAGTCAATACCGAGCGAGGAACGGTAATGTTTTTTTATTCTTTTGTGAAGGAGAGTGGGCCGTGAAGAAGATTGTTATTATGATGGTTGTACTGTTTTCGTTTTTTATCTTTTGTGAAGGAGTGGTCGGGATGGATTTTTCGTATGACAAATGCCAGTTCGAAGTGGTGTCGGGGGAACTGATGATTTCAGACCCCTGCTACACGAAAGGGACGTGGTGCCAAGGGAGTGTCGAAGCCAAGAACGGACAGTGGTTCCCTGGAGCACAAGTTGTGAACATTGATGGATGGGGCCATCGTGTCGTTGAGCTTCATGCTCACCACGAAGATTTCTGTCGGGACAGTTTCGAACGCGATATGGGCGAGTTGCCCCAGGCCGAGTGGGAACGTTTACCTGCTGACATCGGAGTGGATAGCGGTCAGTGCGGGATATTCGACATGAAACACTTCCGTGACGATAAGGTAGCGGAAGAAGCGCCTCGTCTGACCAAGACTGATATCGGAAGGGGTGACGGGGAGGAAGGAGGGGAGTGGTACAACCTGTGTTGTGACCGCACCCTGTCGTTCTACAGTTGGGGTCTTATCCCGTATGGAGTCGTGAGCAGCTCAGGTGTCGGGGATGGAAGTTACGATGCCTTTGTGTCAAGAAATGCTGCGGGCGAAGTCATCGCAGTGAAGATAGTTTATATACCTATCGAGGTGAAAGAACTCGTCGAAGAATAAGCAGTTTTGTCTCCTGCTTCGGGCGGAGTTGCACGTGATTGCAATTCCGCCCTTTTTTTGGTCTTGTGTATTTGCGCGTACGTTAGGTGTAGGCGGCGGCGTTGTGTATTTACGTACGCGTTAGGTGTCGGTGGTGGTGAGTTGAGCCAATGAGGTAGGTAGGGATTTTGCTCTAATGCTGCGGTCGAAAGTCGGGCACGAAATTTTTATTTTTTGCTTGCAATTATTATATTTATATGATATAATACTTATAGAAAAGAAAGTTATTTACTTTTGACAAGGAGACAGGACATGACAGACAAGGCAGAGTTCAAGTTTTCGCATACGTTCAATGTTGACGGGGAGGACGTAGCGGTCGAGATTAAGTGTGTCCGCATGGACTGCTATCCCGGAGGTCGCGTCATAAACTATCCCGAAATCACGGAGAAGTTGCGGCGCGCAATGACGTCTGATGAAAGTCTGACGGTGGGACAGAGATTGCATCGCGAGGTGCACGAGTTCGTTATGAGCCTTTATGGTCAAAGGGGATGATATGACGATACTGAAAGTTGAGCGGGTTGATGCGGAACATCAGAGAGTCAGCTATCCGGCGGACCATCCGAAAAAGAAGGACATCGAGCGTTGGCTGGGATATCTGAGCCCCGGTTATGTGGAGTTCCTGCTGAAACGCGGGTGTGACCCACATTGTTCAGCATGTCGGGCTGAGGACTGTGAGAATGTTGGGATGGGTGATGACGCCTGTCCTGCCTTCAAGTTCGGAGAGGAGTGGTAGGATGAAGTTATCACATTTCGATGCGGAAAAGATTGAGGTCGATTACAAAACGTTGAGGACTGTCCTCGGCGGAGCTGTTGCATCAAAGATGTCGTCTATAAATAAGCGGCTCAACAAGATGCACAGTCAGGATACCCACACGGTCGCCTTCGAAGCAAAACAGATTGCTGAAGAAGCCGAAGGGCTGAAGCACGCGGCAGACTTGTACCATGCCGTATGCGAGGCGCCGAGTCGGGAAACATTTATCGTTACTGGTATGGAAGAAGGAGACGAGGCATGAAGCTTATGACAAAAGAAATCGAATCGAAGCTGCCGGCGCTGTATGCGAATGAGGACAAAGAACCGGAAGACATTAACGTGGTGGTGAAGTTCTTTCATCCGTTCAGTCATTGGACGTGGTTTGCCACTGAGGGAAGCAAGCAGGAGGACGGGGATTGGCTGTTCTTCGGATGGGTTGAGGGAGATTTCCCCGAGCTGGGGTACTTCAGCCTTCGTGAACTGGAGAGCATCAATATCATGGGTCTGCCGATGGAACGTGACAGACACTATGGTTATGACCATACTCTTGCTGAAGTAATGGAGAGGAGCCGGGCATGATAAAGATAAATGGTCCTGTGTGGGATAACAAGTGTGACCATGCGGCGGAGGAATATGTTGGGTCATTCGTTGTTGTGAGGAGTCCCGGCGATGAGGAGAAGTATGACCTCTATGTTTATACTGACAAGGTGAGCGGGAATGCTCACGGATGCCTCCGGTATGGGAATGAGGGACACGAGTACCTGTCTCCAGGGTGCGTGACACATATGTTTCAGAACACAGACCTCCTTTCTTACCGGGGTGCGTGCGAGATGCTCCGCAATGAGGGGCGGTTCGGATGGACGAAGAAATGAAAAAGCCGTGGTTTGAATCAGCTATAGCCTCGGGGCAGCCGATATATCGTTGCCCCAAGGCTGATAGTTGCGAATTGTTACAGTACCAGCGGTGCCAGCATCAACATAATCATTATGAGATGACATCCTGTACCGGCGGTAGCGGACGAATGAGATGCCCCAAGTGTGAGGTGGTTGGATATGTTAGACCAAAGAAGGGTTCGAAAGTGAAACATTATTGGCCCAAAGTTTCTTCAAAATAGTTCTTGACTTATACCTATTATATGATATAATAATAGTGTTGTTTGATTAGACAGTTTTCAAGGAGACAAGGCATGACAGTTGAAGAAGAAATCAGAGCAGAGGTCGAGGCGGAAGAACATCACTTGCCGAAAGATGCCGTATTGACCAAGGCCGAAGCACTCGCTTATATTGTATGGAAGATGCATCGCAAAGGGTTGGTGCATGTCCCTAAGTCGCAGGTTGAGCTTGAAGAGGAGGCGAAGGAAGATGAAGTCCTCAAACAGTTCGGGTTATAAGCCTGCGTGGTTCAACAACAGTTGCCGTATTTTGAAGGAGAAGGACATGGGGTCATTGAGAGTAGAGCCGGGGTCGAAAGAATATGAACTCGTCAAGCAGTATGTCGAGGCCAAGGAAGCAGAGAAGGCCGCGAAAAAAGCCCTTGATAAAATCAAGGACGATGTGAAGACCCTGGTGGTCGGAGCGGGGGAAGTTATCGTAGATGATAAGGTCCTCGCTATCAAGACCACGAAGCGAACCAATGTCGCGTGGAAAGGCGTGGCGGGGGAAGCGCTTAAAAGACTCGCGGTGAAGAAACGTGAGGAAGTGGAGAACCTTCAGGAGGGTTCGTACACTACGGAGAGTGAAGTAGTGAGCGTGGTCATCAGTGATTATAAGCCTCCGAAGGGAGCATCTGCTGCGGCTGACGCGTTCGGAAAAGAATAACCAATCGTTTAAGGAGGGTGAGTCATGAAACGAGCACGGAAGATTGAGTACTCGGCTAAAGGGAAGAACGGAGAGGAGATTACCGGGATGGTTCGTTCTGACCTTAAAGCCGTTGAAGCACTCCGTGAGGCAGTGAGGAAATCTCTGTCGGAAGCGGGATTCGACGTGGTGAGCGTTGAAGTCCACGGAATTATTCCCCGTGGTGAGACTCGTATTATGCAGGAAGGAATGCTCCAGGAGGGGTGAGAACGCCCTATATTTTAGGAGAAAGTTATGAAGGCACAGATAATCAAGTCAAGTGAACTCGGGACTAATTGTTGGTCACCGAAGCGCTTTGCCCATAACTGCGCATCCTGCCAACGGTACGACCGTTGCAAGTACCCTGAGAAGCGGGTGAACAAGAAGTACGAAGGGTTGCGCCAGCTCAGGAAGGTCAAGCTCACCGAGGTGAAGGAGATTGAGCAGGAGATGCGGGATATTGTTGGCGAACACGGGGATAATCGAAGAACTGTGATTGAGGAGAGTGGTGATGGTAAGGAAAAAGAGTAGCGCTAAGAAAAAGAAGGTTGCTAAAAGAAATCAGAAAAAAGAACCTGAATGTGATTGCGAACTCGGGTGGTACGAAGAGGAGCACAGTGGAGGTTTCCACCCCATGCTCGGAGTGTTCGGAGGAAGTTTGAGAATGCTGGTGGTGCAGCGTTCAAACCACAGCAGAGTACTGACGCTTGTTGAGAAAGCAGACGGATTTAATAGCAGTTATGGCGACCGCCTCCGTATCCACAAATACTGCCCGCAGTGTGGCAGGAAGATTGATATTCTCAAAGAACTCAAAGAGTCAACTGAGAAAGCAGTCGAAGTGGTAGTCAATAACATCAAGGAGCGCGATGTGCGGCGCGAAGAGTTGCGCAAGAAAGGATTCTGCGGATGTGACGAAACAGATTAGGGGTCAGTCTTGTCTTAAAACAATCAAACAACCACCTGGAGCCGGCGTGACCCCCGCCGGCTCTTTTATTTGCAATCAATTGCAAGGTTCCACGGCTGTGCGCCGCCCGGTAGAAAGTTCTTTTATTTAGCGCTTGACTTATTATATTTATATGCTATAATATGTATAGTTGTTTGATTAGAACTTTTTTACAGGAGACAGGACATGAAAGAGGTCACAGTAACTTTTGTTGTTGATGAAGAAAGCTACAACAGCGGGATAATGGCGGGTCACACCGATGAAGGATTGATTGTTGTGATGGGATACCATTACTATATGGAACCGTTGCATGAGGGGTTGTGCTTCGCAATCAACTCCTACGATGTTAGCGGTCCGAGCGATGAACGCTTCTCAACAGAATTCCACAATGATGCAGATACCACGGCAGAGTGCTTGCTTGCTGCTATCCACGGTGCTGACCGGAAGAAAGCCTTCGATGCGAGACGCGAAGAGCGCCGGCGGGAAAAAGCTGAACTGCCGAAAGAACCCGACAGCAAATGCCTGATATGTGGCGAGCCAGTTCCTATGAGCAAGAATCACCGCTACCCAGTTTATGTGGAAGGTCAGGAACTCTGTGAAGAAGTCTGTTACGACTGCATCTACCAGGGGCAGGAGGAAACTCTTGACAATCTGCATCCCGACTTCTACTACTGCGAAGGGTGTGGGGATTACAGCAAGGGGAACAAATGCCTCGGAGAATGCAAGGGTCGGACACTCACGGATGAGGGATATGAGGAGGATGGTCGGACTGATGCTGAAGCCGATGAGGAAACTCGCCGCATGGGTGGGGACATTCCGGATGAGGAAAGACTGATATAGGAGGCAGGACAATGTTTAAGAATTATTGGAATCTCGATGAGGAGAAGGAGTCGGTCCTGACATTTGACGGAACAGACCATTGCGTGAAGTGCGGGGCTGAGAGGACTTCTCATTGGGATGATGGAGTGCAGGCTGAGCTGGATGAGAAAATTATCTGTCTGGAGTGCTGGCACTGGGAGAATACGTTAATGAGTCGTGACACCGCTATCATAGACGGGGTAGCGTATGAAATCAACGTTGAGGACATTGATGATATGTTCCGGGGGTCGGATGGAAAGCGATTCCACATCAGCTTTCACTCGGGCAGGAAAGTTGTGAGCCATAACGTGACCTGTCGCGGGAAGGTGCCGGCCCGATTCAATGCCAAAGACAATGCAGTTTTTATTTAAGGAGGCAAGACTATGTTCGGATGGTTGAAGAAGAAAGAGCAGAAGCCTGAGAGAGTCCGGGTGACCTGTGAATACGATGTTCACTTTGAAGATGGGATGGAGTGTCACGGTACGTACGACATCAAAGTCAGCAGGAGTGCTGAGTATGAGTTGGCTCGTGCGATACGGGAACACATCTCCGAGTGCCAGCTCGGGGTGGGAATCATCGCAGTCAAAGTCTACAACATCGAGCCTGCGTAAGGCAGCAGTTTTTCTTGTGTATTTACGCACGCGTGTGGTATACTTGGTGGTCATGTGTATTTACGTGCGCGATAGGCGTAGGCGGCGGTAGACCTCAAGAAGACATCGCGGTGGTTCGTCGGGATGGGTGGCGCGGTGCTCGTCGTAACTCGTTGATATACTTGGCTTTGGCTGAAAGTTTTTTTATTTTTTATTTGCAATTATCACTTTTATATGCTATAATACTTATAGAAAAGAAAGATGTTCTTTATCACTTTAGTTAGGAGCAAAGACAAAGTTCGGGTTGTTTGTTTTTTACTTTTATTTTTGGAGACAAGACATGGCAAAGACAAAAAAAGCCAAGAAGAAATCAGAAACCAAGGGCAAGCGCATTTCGCTTGCTACTCGCACACGCGAGGCCGCCACGACAAAGGCGGGGCTGCATCGTGAAATCGTGAACCACGACGGGCTCGACCAGGGTGACTCTTACAAGCGGGGCCAGACCAATCACGGGCTGCGTCTTGACGAACATCCTGACGCCAAGGTGCTGGACATCAACGACGCGGTGCAGGCGCTCGGGATTTCCCAGTATGACGTCAACAAGAAGCGCCGGCAGGAGGTTGTCGCCTATATCGCCGGTCAGCTCGGGAAACTGAAGAAGGGCGACGTTGTTGCATGGGCGGGACGCAATGGCGATACCAAGAGCGGTAACGTCAATAAATGCGCAAAGTATTTTTTCAGCAATGCGAAAAGCTCGGTGAGCGGACAGAAATGCGAGGCCACCAATTATTTCGCAATCACTTCAGCCGAGACGAAGGTCGAAGCCTAACGGCTGAATGTATCTCCTGTGTGGAGGGGTCACCGAGTGGTGGCCCCTCTTTTTTTTATTTTTTTTTCAAAGTTGGCACGGGTTGGTGGTACAATCACATGTTTGGCGATAGCCGATTGCAATCACTTGCAGGGCCGGTGGGCACAGCGCGGCGCTGAGGTGACGACAGATATGGTACAGCTCGGTCGCGGTTGCTGGTAAGGTAGTTGGAGTGGTGGTCGGGAATGGCGAGCGAGACTGTGGTAGGGCCGTGGGGCGATGAGCGGGCGCGTGAGGTCCTTGTGTATGCTCGGTAGACGTGTACGCGGCTGGCGGCGGCGCACCCAATGAAACATTGGGTTTGGAGGGGAGGGTGATGGTGCGAAGTCAGGTAGAATCTTTTTATTTTTTTACTTGCAATTATCACTTTTATATGCTATAATACTTATAGAAAAGAAAGATAAGACAAGACACTTTTTTACAGGAGACAGGACAATGACAAAAAAGGAAAGCCGGAAAGCACGCAAGGGGATGGCAGTTCGTATCGTGAGCGGGAAGGCTCGCCCAGTGTTCGGGATTCTACAGGAAGTCACCGCTGACTGCTTGGCGCGCGTCAAAGTCGCCAAGGAAGAGGTCAGGACTGTCCCGCTCGGACACGTTCAGCCAGTGAAAGGGTAAGCGATGAGAATGTTTACAGTAAAGGTCGGGACCGACATCGAGGTCAAGTCGTCCGAGAGTGACCATTTCATTATGCTGCGGGCTCAGCAGGATATGCACTTTTTCCGTGAAGATATATACGTTGACCCGCTTGGCGGACTGACCCAGGACCGGTCACTCCAGCCGCTCGGTGATGATGGATACTATGTCTTCAGGTCGGACGGGATAGACGTGAAGGTGTACAGCGGAAGTGTAGAGGTAATGTGATGAAGAGATTATGTCTTCTCCTGTTGGTAGCGGGTGCCCTGATTGGAACCGGATGTTCCACTCGGGGCACAGCGCCCATTAACGTCCGCCGACATTACAGCCGGCAGACGTTACGATATGTACGGGAGAACAATGAATATATCGGTGGCGGGACGTATGTCGCACCGGAGTTTGCGAAGAGAGTGAGGTAGAACTATGATGGATGATAAGTACAGCGTTGAGAACAAGGCGTGCAACAAGCACAGCCTGCTGATACGGTGGGGGCTGCTGCATCAGACATCGCAAGCATTGCTGCATCAGCGGTCGAAGCTGAATGCATCGGGATTTGAAGCCGTAGCCAGCTTGGTGAGAGAAGCTACGGATGATGCTCTGTTCCGGGAGGGCAGAGTGATGGATAATATACTGGGTAAGGGGACTCAGGACAGGTTAGCGTATCGTAACTTTCATGGGAGTTAAGAGCATGGTCACAGCACAAGCGAAGAGTGTTTATCCCGGCAGTGTGATTAAATCACGAACCTTGACCAGAGAGACTGAGGCCGGATGGAAATATCTCAGAGCCCGTGTTGTGGAGGTTGACATCGTTGAGATGGATGATGAGGTACGTGGAGTCGTCACGGTGGAGGAACTACAGAGTGGTAGCGTGACGGAGCATTTTCTGGATTCAATCTTTTATGTCGAGTAACCGGTTATGCCCTGATGAAAGGAGATAACTATGAAGTAGGGTGAGCGTGTGATATTCAGTTCGAGAAAGAACGAGATGTTGAGGCGAGGCGTAACAACCTCGCCTCTTTTTTATCTGTATGTGTAAGTGGCTGCGGTCGAGGTGGCTGTGGTAGGCGATGTGTAAGTGTGTACGCGTAAGCGTGGCGGTGGTCGGCATTGCACGTGATTGCAGTCGGCGCGGGCAGCGTGAGTCAACGAGGTAGAGACGAGTGAGCTGATGGGCGGGAAGTTTTTTTATTTTCTGCTTGTCATTATCACTTTTATATGCTATACTAATAGTATACAAATAAGACATTAACAGGAGACAAGACAATGAGGAATGAAGCGGAAGCAATCAAAACTTTGGGAAGACCGATAGAGATATTTTACTATCAAGAATACATAGTAGAATGGACTTTTGATACTGTCAATGATGATTCAATCAATATAGATGTTCCTGTATACTTTGATATTGACAGCGAGGACGGGGGATTTATCGGGGATTTTTATACGGAACCTATACAGGAAAATACAGGAATGCCCGTTCCTGATTCAGACTATAATAAAATTCTTGACTATGTGCAGGACATAGTCACAAAGCCGGATTATTGGATTTAGACAGGAGACAAGACAATGGAAGACAGGAGAAAAATGGAAGACGTCGGGGAAGTACTCGGGGGAATTGTCAATGATATTACAGACAGGGGAGTGACTCTAACAATAAAACAAGTTTACGACGCAAAGCCACATGACGGGACGGAGATATATTCCATTGATGCAGTAGACGGGGAAGGGGAAGAGATACATTTTTTATTGCAGGGAGTGACCGACAGCGAGTATAAACCTTGTCTTTTAATACTCACTGTCACGAACAAAAAAAGAGACTTTCGGGAAGTCACCATATACGACAATAAAAAATATTGTTGGGATGCAATATATTGCGACTTTTCCTCATACGTTAATACTTGGAACATGTAGCCGGCGGCAGGACTAACCTCCTGCTCCGTCGGTTATGTGTATTCGTGAGCGTGATGGGCCGGGGCGGTACGGCTATGTGTATTCGCGCGAGGTTTGGCCTTGGCGGTGGTGGCGCATGTGTATTCGCGTACGGCTGTGGTTGGTGGCGGCGGTCTTGTGTATTTGCGCTCGGCATGGGTGTGGCGTTGGTGGTGGATGTTCGGGCTCCGAAATTTTTCAATCACATGTGACCTGCCCGGAACCTGCCCGGAAAATCGGAACCGACATAAACCATTGAAAAATCATACCTTATAAATAAAATATATCACCTTCATAAACTATTGATAATAAAGACTTTATAAGCCAAAGTTTTTTTGGAATAGTTGGAAAAAAGCCGTTTTTCGTTTCATAATATATATAGACAAGGAGATAAGACAATGAAAAAAAGAGACTTTAGAACCGAGCCGGAAAAAGGAACCGAGCCGGAAACCACTAACAATATTTTTTCTTTTAACACAGGAGACAAGACAATGAAAAAGACAGACAAAAAAGCCAAAGCCGGAAAAGACAAAGCCGTAAGAATCAGCCTTGCACAGCAGACCGCAGACAAAGCCAAGAAATCAAAAACCGGATTTTCCAGCGAAGTACAGGAAAGCTATAACCTTTATCAGCAGGAAGGGAGTAGCTACAGGAAAAGCGCCAAGAACAGAGGAATACACCTTGCAGACAGTGAGACAGAAGGAAAGCACTGTATAACCCTTGACAGCTTCAAAGCCTGTCAGGAAATGAATGTCACAGAATACGACAGCCCGAAAAAGCGCAGGGGGGAAGCTATCGACTATATTAAAAAGACTTTGGGAAAGAAACTCAAAGCCGGAACCGTCATCAGATGGAAGGGAAGGAACAGCGACAACAAAGCCGGAAATCTGAATACTTGCGCCAAGTACTTTTTTTCAAACGTGAAAAGCACCTGCACACAGGATTGTAAGACATGGAATCACTTTGCACTTACAAGCCTGTCAGAAAAGCCGGAAAAGAAATAAACCGCAGAAGGGGGAAGGGGAATTAAAACCCCTTCCCCCCTCTTTCCTTCTCACTACAGGAACAGGAGACAAGACAATGAAAAAAGACACTTACACGAAGCCGGAAGCAATGGGAATAATTGCCGACACTCTCGAAAAATCGGGATTGTATCAGCCTGTCAAGCCGTACACTATGGAAGAATATCACGAACTAACCGCGCGCGCCTGCACTCTTGCAGTATCGGGAGAAATCGACAAAGCCGACCATATACGGAAAAGCCTTGACCGCCATTCACCCGACTATATCAAAAGACTACAGACAGCAACGGGGGGAAGCCTTCAGGGAAAGCCGGATTGTACTTGACCCCGTAATTATTCAGGGGGAAGCGCCGGACAATATCAGAGGATAAAACCAAACAACCCGCACCGGAACCCCTTCCCCCCGTATGCAGGGGAAGGGGAAGAAGGGGGGAAGCAATGCAGAATAAAAAATAATGCTTCCTCAAAACCGAGATACCCCCACCCCCCGTTTTACGTTCCACGTACCTCTATAGGCTGAGGTCAAAAAGGGTGAAATCACGCTTTTAACGAAAGGTAACGCTGTCAAGGGCGGCGGGGATGCTGCCGTAGAAGTCGGGAACCTTACAACCACCCCCATGTCCCCCCATACTACCCTATAAGAACCCATAAGAAACAATGCCCGTCCAATGCCCGTCCCAAAGGGGGTAATACCCCCCACCCGTACCCGGCAAAAAATTCCGGGAACCACCCACGCTGAAAAGCTCTTCTTATCACTCCGTAAAGGAGCCGGCAACACCCTTGTATCACGCCAGCCCTCTTACTGCCCCGTCAAGCCCGTGTCCGCTCCAGCCGTCTCTTACCCCTTCGACCATCCTTTCAGCCCCGTACAGTCCCGGTCAGCGCGCCAGGATGCCTGTTCTGCCCTGTCTGCCCCCTCATAATCCTCCCATTTTCGCGCGCGCCTGTGCGCACACGTGATTTTGCCCTAAAATCGCGAGCGTCTCCTTTTTTAAGATTAAGATATGGGAAGTTTTCTCATTTTTTACTTGACAAATGTATTTTATACGCTATAATATAAGCGTACAGTCGGAGAGTGAACATGACGATACGAGGAACCATACGCGGACAGTTGCAGTACGCTATCAATCAAGCGCATGCGTGGGTGATACGTGTGGGGGAGTCAAGACGCCCCACGACGTATAAGAAAGCCATACGGACAATGATTAACATGCTTGTGAAGGGATGGAACTATCCCCACGGATGGAGCGTTGACTGTATCCAGATGACCAAGAGCAAGAATGTGCCTCAGCCGCATATTCGCGTTGAGCTGCTGTACATGGAAAACGATGAGAGTGAGAGCGTGATATACCGCCATTTATACCCGACGTACTTTCCGGGAGCTTGGTTTGATAATGGATGTGAGGAGTTGCGGGATGAGCCAGAGCGTGCTGTCACTGATTAATGTCGCTATTACCCGAGCGCATCAGCGCATCTGCCGGGAGAAGCGTATGAAAGCCTCATTCGAGTATGCGAATCTCGTGAAGGAGGAGATGAGGGATACTATTGATGCCGAGCGTATCCGGGACGCGACCATACAAACCTCGGATATCCAGCCGACTCCGGATTTCCCGTATGTTGCTGTAAGCGTAGTTGTCAGATTTACGAACGATGCCGGAAGCAGACGACTTGCCATACGGAAGTTCAAGTTTGTTCCGGAGAAGATGTTGTGGTTTAATAATGGATGCCGGGATGTATGTACGGGATGAGGATTGGAACGCGCAGATTGATGCTGCTCTGATACGCGTCAATAAACATGTCCGCAGGAACAGATGGATTCATAATGCAAAGCGTTATCGGAGCCTTGCGAAGATAAAGCTCAATAATGAGATTAGACCTCCGCTGCCGGAGGGATTTACTGTTCTTGCTGTTGATGATGCGATGTGCGGACGACGCCTGTATAACAAAGTCATTGTGAAAGTGTCGTTCAAAGACGAGTTTGGAAAGAGCAGATATGTCCTTCGGGAATTTAAGTTTGTCCCGATGGAGATGTTTTGGTTTAATAATGGGAGAGCAGTGTGAATAAGAAACGAAAAGTGAATTTCGACGCATTGTCAGCGTTTGCTTCTTTTGAGTATGACCTGACGATACACGAATGTAAGGAGATGGGGGAGGAAGCCCTTACCGAGTTCATCGTGTATGCTGAGAACCTGAAGCGCCGGAAGTGTTCGGGAGCTTGGTTTGATAACGGGATGCGTGATGGGGACTGATAGAATGCTTCGTCCGTGCCCGGAGTGTGGGGAACAGACATACGAGGGATACTTCTGCCGTTGTGGAGGAGACCCCTGGAGTATTGTTGACCCGTGGAAAGTATTCCAGCAGCGGATACGTGAAGCGATAGACGAGTTCAATAAAGGGACCAGCAGACAGTATACTATTTCGCGGACTGACTGGACGTCTGAGGAAGAGCCGACGTGCCAAGCGTGCGGAGAAGTAATACCGCTTGAGGATTCACCGAAGTATATGTTCATCGTGTATAAAGGAAAGCAGGACCTTCGGAGAGACGGATTCAGATGCATATGGTGCACTGCTAAATATCTCAGAGTCGAGCCGCCTGTGGAGCCGGCTATTCCGAATGCGTGGTTTAATAACAGGAGTGAGCGATAATGGACCATCCAGTATACGTTATGACAAAAGGGATGGAAGAAGACCATGACCAGTATACGTGCATGGATTGTCTCGTGCCGATTCGTGATATGCCGGGATTTTACATTATCGGGAAAAGACGCGGGCCTTCCCGCTCAAAAATAGTCTGTACGCTGTGCGCAGTGAAGTATAAGAAGCAGGAGACTGATTACCGCGTATACACTGAGAGTCATGTAATGCGGAAGGATGAGTTCTGCATGTTGTGCGGAAACGCGCTTAAGCCCGACATGTTTGCTGTCAAAGTGGAGTGCGATGCTGAGACGGATTCTGATTGTGCGTACCTGTGCCGACACTGCTATGACAACGAGATAGGGGACAAGCCTGATGAGATGCGGATTTACCTTCGCAGATATCACCATGCACCGAATAAGGATTGGTTTAACAATGGGAAGTGCTGTGAGTGTGTCTAAGGAAGGGCCGTCGTACGGATATGGGGACGGGAGTTTTCCCAAGTCGCCTAACATGGGAGACCTGCATTACGACGCTACGACTAATACGATGTATATGTACATGGGAGAATCGTGGACAGCTATCGAAGACGTACTCGGAGAAGAGTCCAAAGCAGCGTCAAGAGGACCGATAAAGAAAATGTTTAAGGAGATGCTTGAATCAGATACGCTGATAAGCACTCTGCATAAATTAGCCGCCGACGCGCATCAGGACATACTTGACAGAATGGCGTTTACGGGAGTGAAGAACCCTTCAGTTGAGTTTGATAGGACGCTAAAGAAGTCTATCTCGAAATACTATGGGATAAGTATTGACGAGTTCCGCGTATATACGGAAGCTCGCGAAGATTTTGTATTGAAGATTGTCGTCCAGGGGATGACGGAGACGGATGAGTATAAGTCAGTACGTTTTGGACTTAAGTGCCCGAACGGGACGTTCGTTGTACCCGTTCCTTTGACGTGGTTTAATAACCGGAGGAGCTTGTGAGCAGTTATACCAGATATTTATTAAGGGATGCAGACCGAAGCTCGATTGTGTGCGAAGCTTTGGAGGGTTCGACGTGTCAGAAGTGCGCCGGTAATATCGGTTACGGAGAAATGCTGCACGTAGTTGAGAACTCGACATACAATCCTCGCGTTGATTGCGATATTGTTCACACCGTTGTTGTGTGTCATTGCTGTTATTCAGAATATCATGCTGGTCCGAAAAAGTGGTTTAATAACGGGAAGATGTGATGGCTAAGTTTTCGAAGCGTAAAAAGATAGCGCGCAAGATAGATGCGGAAAGTTTTATAGAGAATCTCCAGGACGAGTTCATGGAAGCCGGAAAGCATTTCGAATATGAACCTGCGGACATCGTATCGATACAGAATTACCGCACCATTCTTCAGGAGAGGTGTCGGGAGCTGTTTAATAGAAACAAGATTAATAGATGGACAGTTGAGTGCAGTCGCCGGAATAACACCGAGAAAAGTCTTGCTAACAACCTGTTACGAGCGAAGGTGTCGATACAAGTGTTGGAAGCTGGAGATACGTACGAGTTGAATATGGAGTTTCCGTGCGGACGTGTTCGTACGCGCGGATGGTTTAATAATAAGAAGGACTGAGTATGCGTAAAGAAGCGTGGAAGCGATATCTAAAGCACCCGAAACGCTCTTCTTTCCGGGATAGAGTTGCTACGGCGGTAAGGGCTTTTGAAAAGATTGCTGCCGGACGCGCCTCTGGATTACGCACAAGCTTCATCGTTAATCCAGTGATATCTGATAACGAGGAATTTTGCGATTCGTGTGGAGCACAGATACGTAAGAGAGAAGAGTATTATTATGTTCGCAAGTCCGCCTATGCCGGAGGAGGACCTGACAGTCCGACATCGGAGTTGTGCTATCAGTGTGCCGCGCCGTTTGTTGACGTGAATAACCCTGCCAGATGCGACATGAGCAGAGCGTGGTTTGACAATGGAGTCGGAGTTTCTTGATGAGTTGGAGCGATGTAGTACAAACTAACGTGAATCGAATTCTTGACGAGATTTCATTTGATAAGCTATCGGATTTTGTTTGGGCTGACGAGCAGCCTGAGTATAACCTGAAGAAGCACATTGAGAAGCGTTTGAGTGAAGTTCCCGTTATTGAGAACGAGTGCCACGTTGCAGTTAAAGTACAGATAGTGTATCCGAGCACGCAGTGGCATGAGGAATTTTATGATGCGCATGTGAAAGTTATGATTACGAATCCGGGAATCGGATTCAGATGGAGAGTTGATAAAAAGTATATTATTTCGCACGTGTCGTTGAAGAACATGGTCGCGCCGGAAGCGCGATGGTATGATAATGGAAAATTGGAGAAGCAGGATGCGACCCCTGGATTCGGACTTATTCGGAGAGATTGAGACATCGATAGCATTTGCTATCGAGGAAGCGATTTACGGTCTCGATGATAATGCGCTTGAACACGGATTCAGGATAATTGACAAGATAGAGACTATCTTGAAGACCGAGTTGGCTAGCGCGTTATATAATGAGCTTGAGGAGGGGCACGCTGTAGTCGGAGCTGATTCCATAAAGGAGATTGACCTTTGTCAGGGGATTCTTCGCATAGCAGTGATATGCCCGTACTATGAGAAGGAAGAGTATGTCAGTGACCCGCACGACGGATATGCCATCTGCGTATTTAGGATATTTCTGAAAAGCGTAAAGTGGGGCAGTTATAATATGACAATATTCGGAACAAGTACAAAAGAAGAAGCTGACGAACAAGTTAGAGTATTTATGTATTCATTAGCATCTCGGATGATACCTTCATCGGGGAAGTGGTTTAATAACGGATTAGGAGAGTGTGATGGACGAAAAAGTTCTTAAGAAGATTATTGACTCAAAAGACCCTGAGTTCGGAGTGGGTCTTAGTACTCACCCCGAGCCGGGACGATATGTTATAACCGCGTTACAGCATGGGAATCATCATGGAGAGCGCGGGTGGAGTATGTATGTCGGATATGTCTGCCAAGTAAGGAAGAAAGCCGGAGCGTTCGGTACTGACCTTGTTCTGCTCCGTCATCCTGACGGGAGTCTCGGACGTCATGAGAACCAGTTTTATTATTATGTCCAGGAGCCGTGGCTGTCTATTTTGCGAGCAATGTATCAGGATGGGATGGCGTACGGGGAATTTGATGGACCGGAACTTGAGTATACCCTCGGAGGAGAGTATCCCGAGACCGGAGCCGTCATTGAGCCAAAAGAGGACGGGCCTCCGAAGGACAACACGCCACTTGCAAAAATCACAATCAAAAAATCTGACGGTAGCGAAGACGTCCATATAGTTTAGGAGAGTGATTATGTCTGCTTTACGAGATAGATATAAGGAGCTTCGAAAGAAGCAGCAGGAGTTGAACGATAAAGCAAACGGCCTCGCTCGCCCGTACTGGGACGAAGCAATGAAAATGAGCCCCGAAGTAGAGGAGGCTGCGACTGCGTTATTTCTTGATGAGTTTGTTGGATGCGTAGAGTGGGTTTTGCGCGAGGGTCATGCAGAAGGATGCCTCGTACTTGACCCCAAAGACAACGAATCGCTTGACCCGTTTTTTGACCTCATTTATGACGGGATGCATCATGGCGGATTTTATTTGAATCGCGAAGAAGAGATATACTTCCATTATGATGACAACGAATATCAGATAACATTTTCTTCGTGCAAGCTCGCCCTGGAGTTTATCGGGGAGCACGACATGAAAGTGGACGTCAGCCCAGTTAAAAAAGTATTGGATAAGCTGTTACAGCATGCGGATAATTTACAGAAACTTCTTGACATTATGGGGAAAGGTAAATCGTGAGCGATACTGTTCTCAAAGCTTTTATGCGCTCAGCTAAAGCTGTCGTCAGTGTTGTACTGAAGAACTCTGACTCGGGGGAACATGCTGCGCATACGTTTAAGCGGCGGATACGACGGAATGTGTGTGCGAAGATTGACCGTCTTCTTCGTAATCCAATGTACGAGAAGCGTTTTGGGTATAACAAGAAATCATTCACAACAAAGAATCTTGTGCCGGGACTTGTTCATGGAGATATGATAATCGTTGATTATCGAGACGGCGGAGGAAAAAGAGGGGGGATTTTAATTATATTCAGAAAGAGTTACGGGAATCCCCATAAGATACTTGTCGATTATTTCACGAATGAGGATGAGCGCACAAAGATTAAGAAACGATTTAATGAGGGAAAGATAGTGCCGGATTATAAGCCGGCGTGGTTTAATAATCAGAGGACGCGACAGTGACTATCGAGATTGCTGAAGAGGATTTGAAAGAAATACGGGAATTCCTGTATAAGATAGCAGACCCGCTTAAGCATGCCGTGTACGTGGCGAGTTTTAATCATTCTCTGTATGAAAGTCCGTTTTATGTTTCTCATGGAGTAGCTCTCCATGTCGAATCATTTATTCACAAAGAACTGATGGAGTACAGGCAGCGATTCGCACTTACGGGAACCAGTCTTCGTCGCGACGGAAAAATGGGGATGCTTACTTTTCACGACTGGGAGCTGGATATCGGATTATGCGTTTTTTACGAAGTGGGTACCGATGACCCGGAAGTGCGTTATACGTTTTTTAAGCACGATAGCTGGAAACATGTGCCGAAGTGGAGTGATACGTTGATGAGTTTAGAAGTGATTCCTTGGTTCGAGAATGGTATATGCAAGTCGAAGATTTAGGAACGATTACGCACTGCTCCACACTTGTAAATAAAGGGTGTGACACGACGTGTTTTATATGCAGGAAACCACTCGTAGCCGGGGACTGCGTGAGGACTCGCGGCACATGTCACTGGACTTTTATTAGGAAAAAGTATATCTTTATGAGAGTCTCAATGTGTCCGGAATGCGTAGACGAGTGCTACAAAAAGGGAGAGACCGGAGCGCTTGAAGCGATGGTTGAGCACGAGCTTGTCAGACAATATAATAAACAGGAGCTAGCTCTGCGCTTACGCTTGCGCCAATGGTTCAGTAACGGAAGGAGACGTCAAGCATGAAAGTAGTTATTATAGGAAATGCCCCGAGTTTAATCGGCTCAAACTTAGGAAAGAAAATAGACCGGTGCAGTAAAATTGTCCGGTTTAATGATTTCAGAATCCAGGGGTTTGAAAAAGACCTTGGAAGCAGGACGACTCACTGGTGTGTAGCGCATCACTCTGTGTACAACTTACTCTATAGACAAGCCGGAAAATGTGACGCGAATTCAGGTGCGATTGAAGAGCTGTGGATGAACGGAGTTCACTTCAATCTTGATGGAAATATTGTCCAGTTTTTACTTCGCTATGCGGGCGTGTCGAATGATGATATCAGATTCTATTCGGAGAAAGTTTGGGCGAAGTATGAGAAGCGTTTTGGTACGATACCTTCGACCGGATTTATGGGAGTAATGACTGCTCGGGAAGCATTTCCAAAAGCGGAGATTTTTATTGCCGGATTTGGAGACGGCGGCGGTCATTATTACAACAAAGAGCACAAAAAAGGACGGCACAATTTTGAAGCAGAGTATACTGAATATGAGCACTTTGTAAAGCATGGGAATTTGAAGTGGTTATGATGTCTGAAGAAGAGCAAATTATAGCTGCGTGGGAGGCGGGAACTTTCCGCGTATTCTTGGACCGCAACTGGTGTAGTGCTGTCAAAAAATCGGAGGAGATTCCGCGTACAAATAAGCGTCTCGACATATTCGAAACGCTTGTTGAAACGACATTAAAACATCGTTATCATTTCAAAAGAAATCGTGACTATACGTGGCGACTTTGGACGACCGATAATCGTCAGCATGCGGTGTGCGAATTCGTCTTTGATTTTGACCCGGACGGGACTGTTTACAGACACGTAACCGGGATGAAAACCGCGTCGAGTATTCATTCAAGTTGGTTTGATAATGGACGGGCAGTTTCGATATGAGTGTAGACCGAAAATACATCTGGTTCAACAATCGTTTTCAAATTAAAAATGTGATTGTTGACGAGATTGAATTGGTACCGAATTATCCTGACAACCCGAGTGTCGGAGAGTTCTATTATGATACAGCGAGTAGGAGTCTTTATATCTGTGATAATTCGACTAAAGAACGACCGGATTGGAAAGGAGTTATGAGTGGAGAAGCAGAACTTGTTGAAGATGATTGAAGAGTTTGTCAGCAGTGCAATCGAGTGCAAAAATATACGCGAGCGCATCGAAATAAAACTGCATAATGGAAAAGGATTTTACGTGCAGTGGATTCGTCGCGGAGAATCGACTCACTACACAGTTTTTGTCCCGGAAAAACTTGCTAAACTGTCAGTGTTGACGCGACTGAGTTTGCTGCACGAACTCGGTCACGTGTTATTCAACGAGATGTACTATAACGAGTACGGAACGCTAGCAAATGTGATGACAAAGATGCGGAAGAAACGATGGTTCTCATTCCTGGAAAAATTCTATTACTGGAATCCGCTGATACGCAAAATCAAGTCATGGTTCGGGTTCAGTTTTCCAATCAGTTACAAAGCGAGCGACCTGTATGACGAGAATTTTTCAGAAGATTACCGAGAATTTACCAGAGCTGATAATGAGTTTTTTTGCGATTATTTTGCTGTTTTCATCAAAAATTGGGACCGATTGCGCGTTTTTGTCACCAATTAATCCACGATGCGTGACATTTTTGTCACATTTTTTATATTTTTTGCTTGACAGTCGGGGACATGGTGATAGAATGTCCTCATAACCCCTTTTGGAGAAAATGCGTGGGAACTATTGTCTCATACGACCCGTACTCAAAAAAGTTCACTTTCCATCACGATTCAAAGTGGATTGAGACGTTGTGGGCGACTATCTATGCCAGTAACATTTCGAGCACGTCCAAGATTGTTTTTGCGACGATGATGAGCTACGTTTACCAGGAGCCGCTAGAGTTCCCGACGCAGCAAGTTCTTTCTGATGCTGTTCAGAAAAATCGCCGGACAATCATGCGAGCTATCGAAGAGCTGTGCGAGAAAAATCTTCTCGAGATACCTGCCGGACTGAACAGTCGTCGGAATAAATATATTATCCACGACCATTCGACCTCATCGCTAAAGTTTTCTGGACAGGCTGAGAATCTGCTGAACACATTGCTGGACGTTCAGGTGTCTGATTTTAACGTGATTTCTGCGATGGCGATATGTGACGAAAATACCACACGTGACAAAAATGTCACCAATCAGCAAAAAGAAAAAAGAGAAGAAGAGAAAGAAGAAAAGAAAGTAATACAAAGAAAAGAAGAAAGAGAAGAAGAGAAAAAAGAAAAACTTGAGCCTCACGGCTCAAGTGATAAAGCGTATAATTCTTCTTTATCAGAGAAAGACCAAAAATTAGCTCGTTTGAGCACAGGTAGTACGCTGAAACATTCAAGCAAGTACGGATACATGGAAGATGAAAAAAGAAGCTTGACCGAAGCCATGAAGGAGCCGAAGCCAAAAAGAGAAAGACCGAAAGACGTCCACAGTTGGGAGACGGTTGATTTCGAGACCTACTTCAAACATCGTTACCACGAGCTTTCCGGAAAGAAGCTCAACATAAATTTTGCGAAGGAACGGAAGCTGATAAAGAACATGCTTGAACGTACCAGCGATATCGAAGAGATTAGGGACGTGATTGATTTTGTATTCGATAACTGGAAAGCCATAGCCAAGAAGAATGACTTTCAGCAGTTCCCGACTATCAGCCTTGTGTTCTCGCAGTGGTTTGGGACTTTTCAAGCGATGATGCACGCAGGAAAACCAAAGTCAAAACATTTTATAGACCGACGTTCGGATTATGATTACAGTATGCCAAAAGGCTTAGTAAGGAGACCAGGTGATGCTAGGAAGAGTGTTAACCAAGGGTAGGGACCGGAAGACGAAAGAAGATGCACTTCTTGTTAATCGTCTTCTCGACCTCGGGAACGTTCCTCTGAAGTTCAGGGGATGCTCGATTGAACAGATTCCGGATACGTGCATGTATCGGGAGATTGTCCAGGAGTGGGCGGACAATATCAAGAAGTACGTAGACGCCGGCAGGTGGTTGTTTATGAACGGACCTTTCGGGACCGGTAAGACTGGAGCGGGAGCTATCATCTTGAAAGAAGTTTTGCTTCATGACGGAAGCGCGTTCATGATTACGCAGAACGAGCTTGTTGACTACAAGCTGAATTCAGACCATGTTCCGTTCGGACAGTATTCGCTTGAGCAAGTGATTCGCGATGCTAATATTCTGCTGCTTGATGATATCGGCAGCGGTCGTAACAAGGAAGTTGTAGTTGAGCTTCTTGAGTGGGTTTGCTCGACTCGTTACAACAATGACCGTTCGCTTATTATCACGACTAATTTAGACCCCGAGGGAGATGAGATTAAAGAATTCCTGACCGGGAAAGTTATAAGCATGACCGTCGAAAAAGCCATGTTCGTTGACGTCAGCGAATACAACTGGAGGGAAGCTCTTGGCGACATCAAAGAAGCTGACTAAGCTTGCTAAATCGGTCATGGATTTATGGGCCGACCTTAAGCGCATTGATGTAGACGGACTGTATGGGCCGGTAGCATTGTTCGACGAAGAACCCACTTGCGTTAAGATGGCGGATGATATTTTGAATCCACCGAAAAAGGAGAAGAGGGAGAAACCCGAACCCACTACCAACCCGGACGATTTCATAGGAGATTTGTTCGAGTGAGGAATATAAATGGACATAGATTTAATCATCGCGTTTATTCGCGAAGAAGATATAGACGGTTTACTGAGTCTGGACCCGGAATTACTTGTTGACAAAGATGCTTTTGATTACGCGACAAGATTTGTAGTTGCTCACGGGAAGTTACCTGAAGAGGAAACATTTTGCACCGACCTCGGAGTAAAGCCCCTCAGTAAAGTCGAGCCTTCTGATTATTACATCAAGAAGATTGAGGAGCGACATAAGAAAAATCTCCTCAAGACCGCGTTCCAGGAAGCTGAAGAAGCGCTCAAAGACAAGAAGCCGATTACCGACGCCATCGCCAGCATCAAGACAGCTCTAATCGAGATTGAAGAGACTGGGGATGATGAGGGGATTATAGAAATCAGTTCCGATGCTGCTAATCGTCTCGTCGAGTATGATGAGCGCGCGAAGTTCGGAGGGGATATCGGACTCAGTTCTCCGTGGGAAGAGCTGGACGAGATTACGTCGGGATGGTGTGACGGGAACGTCATAATTGTTGTCGGTCCGACTGAAATCGGGAAGTCGTGGTGGTTGACGAAACAGTTTGAGCACTCGTGTAATAATGGGGATAAACCTCTCTTCATTTCAGTTGAGTTGATAGCCAAGACCGTAGCGTCTCGACACGACTCCATTTACACCGGAGTCCCTTACGAGGATTTGCGTCGGGGAACGCTTGACGGATTTAACGAGAAGACGTTTCGCGAGAAAATGGACGAACTCAGCATGCGCGACCAGAAGGGGTGGATTGTTGATGCGTCGCATGTCAGCAAGCCCGCTGACATTGAATTCATGGCTCATCGACTTAACCCAAAACTGATTTTGCTCGATGGATTATATCTGCTTCAGAGCTATATTCGAGGAGGGACCTGGGAGAAAGTCGCCGATGTTGTTCGTCAATTGCAGTTGATTGCAAATCGAACGAAGCTTCCAATCATCGCCACCAGTCAGTTCCGGAAGGAGATTAAGAAGGGAGCGAAAAAAGCGTCCGAGAAGGGTGGGGTCGAGGATATTGGATATTCATACGCGATTGCCCAAGCTGCGGACGTATGTATCGCACTCAAGCAGGATGACTATGACCTGCTCCGTAATGAGATGCTGTTTGACATCATCAAAGGGCGTGAGATATCAAAGAAAGCTCGCGGAATAAAAGTCAAGTGGGATATTCCGACAGATTTCACATTCATCTCGTATGAAGGGGGCTCACCAGCGGGAGACGATGAAGAGGAGACTGCTCCTGTCGGCGGAGATGACGATTTTGACGATGAGGGAGGGATTTTTTCTTAAAATTTAGTTGACATATCATTATTATATGATATAATATAAGTGAAGCTTTTAGGAGAGTGATTTTGACGCGACAGCAGTTTGTTCGAAGTGTGCTGAGAGACGCCTATCTTGAAGTGCGTTTTGATGAAGCTGCGGGACATCAGTTGACGTACCCTTGTATGATATGTCGTCAACCGATTCATCCGGGGGATGACCGCTTTGAACTCCAACTCGCCAATGGCTGGTTACGTCAGCATATCCATGAGCATTGTCGTCACGAGTATACTGACCGTCAGTTGAGAGAGCGTTTTATATGGGCATTGACTCAAGGGCGGACTGAGCGTTGGTTTGATAATGGAATGTCAGCATGAATAGAGAAGAACTTGCTTTAGCTATGGACCTGGAGATTATCGGGACACGATTGAAGTCGGTAATGGAAAAATCACTCCAGAATGTCTATGCATTCGATGAGGATATTCGCGACATCAGCAAAGAGAACTCGACTAAACTGACGACGCTTATGACGACCACTTATCACAAGAACAAGAAGAGTGATTCAATGTTCAACAGAGTTGAGCTGATGGCAGCGCGAAACGCCGCATATCCTGAGCTGGATATGTATAAGGGATATGTCCTTGTTCGCGTTGAGGGGGATATGATGGGAGCGTTTTTATGGACGCTTTGTGTCGGACCGCTGAAAGCTCCTTCTCGAGTTCATGTCGAGTTTGAGTGGTCGAAGCAAAGCGAGATGCACGGATACAATCCAGCCATCCATAGACATCTCGGGACTGGGAATTTCAAGATATCGAAGCGCGACCCGTGGTTCGGAAAGGTGATAGCAGATGCGTCCTTCTGATTTACACAGGAGACCTGTACCGACGCCACATCCGGAGACGTATGCTGAATTGTTGAATGCAGTTCACTACGCTGTTTTGGCGGCTGACTATGACCGTGTTGAGTATGGAGACCTTGATATACTTAGTGAGCGTCGGAAGTTGATGTTTCTTGTTGAGAATATTGTCGATGGGGAAGTTAATCGAAGAATGTATAGTAATCGCTTTGAGCCGATTATTTGTGAGGTAGACCTTGACATATCTGATAAACGTATAGCTAACCAGCATCGGATGGGACCTGTTGTTGAAGGAAGTATAAAAGTATACGACTCTCGGATTCGTCAGGAAATATATATCGGGATATTTGAAGTTAATTACAAGCTTGGATATCCGGGAGTCCGGATGAAGTATAAGTTGAAAGTATGGGACCGCCAGCGGTGGTTTGAAAATGGAATCGGAATATAAGTACAATCGAGTAGTTGGATGGAGTAGAGACTTGGACTCAGCTAAGTTGCGACAATTATTTGAAGTTAATGAAGAAGACTTCAGAGATGGAGACCCGCTCCGCGTTGCAGATATGGTATGTGAGAAAGTCAAGGATATTATTGCGGGAGTCGAGGAATATGTTGCTAGGTGTCTTGCATACATTCAGCACAGCGAGCTTAAAATGTATACTGATTACATTAATGACCGGATGAAGGAGTTCGGATTTCCTGCCGGTTCGTTTATTATCGATATCGCATATAGTCATTTTGATACGGATGTCATAAATGTTAGCGCGAGAGTATTTGTAGACGATTGGATGACGACTCCGAGCGCGTCATACGTTATCGATAAGAATAAAAAATTCGTGCCAGCGTTGTCTAATACGAATGACGCGTGGTTTGATAACGGAGAGAAGTAGTGGCTTATGTGGATGCACTAGGGAGGACGCGCGTCGAAGAGATAGCTCGTGAACTTGAGAGCGGAAAGATGCCCGCCGAGATTCTTGAGCATATCGAGTTGATGCAGATAGTTGGATTGCGTCTTGACACCATTGGAAGTAAGTTTGCCGCACGATGGACTGAAGAAGATTTTAAGACTTCTATTGAAGTAGCGATTGAAGTGAATACGACCATGCAGCCAGATAGGGATTTTCGTGTGAATATTTTTATAAAGGACCTTGGCTACGGGGAGCGTCACATACAGCGCCGAATACAAGTGACCGTAACACTAAGACCTCACAGGGATAGCAGACTTAGCCCCGTAAAGTGTGGGCACGCCTGGATGATTAAGCGAATATTTCCTATCAAAGCGTGGTTTAATAACAGTAAGGTTGAAGCTTATGCATAAAGAACCGGATGCGCCGAGAAGTTCTCAGAGAGCGAACTGGAGCTGGTGGAGACACTTGCGCCGGGAAGCGAAGCGTATATTACATAAATCAATACGGAGGTCTGTGAAGGAGGGTCTCAAAGTGGACAAAGGGGAGTTTTGTCATGGGAAAGACGATAACCGTAGTTGTAAAGAGAAAGGGGGTGTCGTTTGACACCGATAATGAGAATATGGAAGTTCATCTTGTAGATGCTAACAAGGGACTTCCGAGAATGAAGCCGGGGGAGCTTGTGGGGTATACTGTGACCGGGGCTATTATTTGTGACCACGGAAACCTTATAATGGAATTGGAAAAGAAGGATGCAGGAGCATAGGATATTATCAACTGCGCATGTAAAGAAGTGCATCGATGATGTTCTATCTTTACAGGGCAGACCTTCGGAACCGAGAAAGTGGTTTAATAACTGGAGGAATACTGACGATATTATCAAATCGGAGGATGTAGGTATGTCTGAGAACAAAACAACGGGATTAGATGTTGTTAATACGTATGTAAAATCGTTATGCACGTCCCGTGAGATGTTTGAGCATACTATTGATAACGGTAACAGGCTCCGCGAGAAACATCGCCAGACTCGGGATGAGTGCCTTGAGCAGATACATAATATCGACCGGATTATAACCGGGATTATTTCCGGGTTGTTTGGATTTGACCCTTCGAGTTATGTTACGTTGAAAGCAGGAGACGTGGAGCAGACGTTGCCGGCAGAAATGTTTGAAAGGATGAAACGCGAAAAAAGTATTCGCGTTTCAGGAGAGTGAGAGAGTGAGCATCGGTGCGACCGTGTCCTCAGCATCCGAAGCCAGGGGTGTTGAGGAGACTGCCGACAGAATGTCCGTAGGAGAATCTTTATGACGAAAATGATGATTAAAAAAGACGAGTTCGTCAGAATTGTCAAGGAGGTTGCGGCAGAGGTAATCGGCGACTGGAAGAAGGAAGTTCGCGAGGAAGTCGAAGTAGTAAAGAGCGCTTTCGATGATGATTGGAAGATTCTTGTTAAAGAGGAGATTAAAAGTGCGCTTATGTCTGATTATGACGTCCGCTGTGAGGTAGAAGCAGCCGTTGCGCGCGTGAGTGAGGATAGGGCTCTTGTTGATGGAGAATCCTTAGTAATGCAGGACCGGTATGGGAAAGTAAATGACTACGATGTTTCAGAGGGTCAGCTTGTGTTCAATACTGACCGGAATCGGATTATTGTTAAGAAGAATGGGAGGATGTATGAGATTATACTCAGAGAATACGACCCAAATAGGGAGATATGATGAAGATTAAACGTATTTATGGATTTATACCCGTACCTGTATTTTATACCGATAAAGTTAAGGAGGGGTTTGCCGGGGTATGTGTGGGACCTTGGGTCAAGATACGACCGGAATATAAGCACGACGAAGGACTGCTTCAGCACGAATTGACACACGCGAAGCAGTGGTGGAGGACTTTAGGGATTCACGGATGGCTTGTTTTATTTCGATGCAAGAAGCATATATTCAAGTCGGAAGTAGAAGCGTATGCAGTACAGGTTACTTATTGCCCGGAACATTTGATGCTTAGTCGTGTTGATTTGTTTGCGGGATTCATTGCTGATAAGTATGGTCTTGACGTGACCAGAGAAGAAGCTAAGACAGCGATATTAAATGAGCTTGAGAAGATGGGAGTTATGCTGGCATGAGGAAGCAGCACGTAATGAAGATTAGAGAAGGAGAAGAACTTTACTGGATGGATACGAAATGGGGATGCGGAGCTATTGCTGTGATTAATGGAGTCGTGGTCGATACGTGTCCGATATTCAAAAAGAGTTTTACCGGTAAAAGACTTCACGATTTATTCAAAATGTATCGATTAAAGAAAATTGGAGGATAGTATGGAGAGTGAGCATAGTCACGGAAAATTCAAAATACTTTTTAACGTGGACAGGGCGACATTCATACTCGGAGTATGCGGGTGTTGCGCACTTGCTATAAATGTAACCAGAAATCCGTGGTGGATGTTTGGGTTGCTGTTTATGTGTACGTGGGTGGTGTTTAACGATAAGGATGGAAAAGATGGAAAGAAAGAAACGCGAAGCTCTGATTGACGACGTGACAGACAATGTCGTTAAGCAGTTGTTACGAAAAAGGAAATTTAAGAAAATGGTTCGCGACGCCGTTGAAGCCGCCGTGGACGATGTGCTCGAATCTAAAGGAGACGACAGTGAAGTTGACATGGAATAAGGATAACGAGCGCGGGGTGATGACCTGGGCTCGCGGAGAGTATTCTGAGTGGAGGTTGATTGAGCAGAATCCTATCGGAAGGAATGGAGCGGATAACGTATTTATACTTGTTCGCATCATGATTAACCAGCAGGGCCAGAAGGAGGGAGTCCAGGTAGCGGAGTTGTATGACCGTCATACTGCGCATTTAATAGCGCAGCTTGTCGAGGATGGAAAAGTCGTTGAATATCCCGAGGAATCAGCGGAGGCATCGAGTGGAAATCCTGGGAGTGAAAATTAGTCTGAGAGCATTAGTCGCGTTTGCAGCGATTATATCCGGAATACTAGTTATTTATCTTGGACGTAAAATACGGGAGCTGGATGAATGAGCAAAAAGAGACGGAAGAAAAGACGATTCAGCAGACAGCAGTGTATTTACTGTACGAGATACCTCACCCCTGTTGAAGAGCATTCTGGAGAGCTTGCCTGTAGCAGGTGCCGCGAGTGGGAGGATGAGCGAGATAAGATGAATATGAGTAATATCGAATATGCCAAACACATAAGAGGGGAAAGACATGCCGGACTCTAAGAAAAAACGATGGGGTGAGAATTTAACATTCTGGACAGCTTTGTTGACTTTTTTGACTACTATTGTTGATAAGGTTTTGAGTTACATCGCGCCGACTAAAGATAGCGCTGACCCAGTACACGTAGTTATTGAGCCGACAGCCGAAGGACCAGTAACTTATGAATTTCCAGGAGTGTCGATGGGAGTTGAGAGCGAAGCACCCGCAGCATTTCCGTGGGGAACTGTTTTGATGGTCGCTGCGCTGATAATTCTTGTACTGATATTTGTCATCAAGTTACGCAGAAAGCGTCGTGAAAAGGAAATTGTCGTATGAGCGATTCGGAACACGCTTCAGTACATGCGGTAGGCGGGGAAGATTTGTTGTCGATTACCGACGGTTCTGTTCTGACCCCCGTTAATCATACGGCTCTTAATGATTTAGCTAGTTTTGTAGATGAAGAAAATATTGAAAACTTTGTAGATAATTTTAATGAGAATTCCGGAGAGCCGTATAAGCTTCGGATTGTTCGAATATACCCGCGTAAGTATTGGTTTGAGAACGGGAGGAAGTAATGGAAATCGGAGAAGCACTTCCAAGTCGAGAACGTTTGCAGTACATGTATGCAGAAGCATCGGATAAGATGCCGAAGACGTGCCAGTGCCGATTCTGTCGAAAGACTGTGATTGTTGACCTGAAGGAATGTCTTATTAGTGGATGGCCCGTGTGTTGCGGGGAGACGATGTATCTCGGAGATGCTCCGGAGCCGGAATTCGAGATTGTTGAGAACGGAACTGCAATCACTTGCAAAAAATGCGGGATGACCAGCTATAGCCGGAACGATGTTGAGCATCGTTATTGCGGGAATTGTCACGAGTTTTTGAAGTAGGGGAGTGAGATGGAGAAGCACGAGATTGTTCATATGCTTTTGGACCTTCACGAGTGGCGGATGGAGCATCCTCACAGAGCCATGTTCTTTCAGCATGACACTGGAGAGAACCAGAAATCTTCGCTGAGAGTGCAGGCGAATACCGGTAACGATGAAGACGACATTCGTTCTGAGATTACCATTGAGTATGAGGACGAGAGTGTCGATGCTGTCGTTGAGCGTATCGAGGACTGGAAAGACAAAATTGAGAAGTATGAGCGTATCGCGAGAGGCGCGGTGTAATGGATATTGAGAAGCTTGATATAAAGGACGGGGATATCCTTCTCGTATCGAATTATACTGATATAGGTCAGGTTGAGCGATTAGTCACGAAGCTTCGTGATGATATGGGGCGTAAGAACATTATGGTCATTGTCGGGATGAGTGTCAAAGTCTTGTCCGAGGAGATGATGAATAAACATGGCTGGGAAAAGAAGCGCACGAGCGATAGCAAAAGACCTCGGAAAACTCAAACTAGTAGAAAAAGAACTGGAACGAAGAAGAAAAATAAAAGCTGAGTCAATGTCTGTGGAGATGGGAATTGAATCCGAAGTGTCTTTCATTAAAAAAACGACTGTCGGGGCGTGGTTTAACAATGGACGTGGATAGCATTGCCGCTTTAAGCAAGAGCTTGTCAGAGTTTAGCCGAGCAGTCGGAACTACTGCTGACCACATGGTAGATGCGTTGAGTTACGCATTTTCCGCGATGACGCCAGTAGCAGTTAAGTGTGATAACTTGAAAAAAGCTCTGGATAATTTTAGATACTATAAGCCGTATGTACCTACGAACGCATGGTTTGATAACGGGAGAAGATAAGTGCCTTTAAGTAGATTTTCTGAACGCCAGGCGCTTACGTGGGAGCAGACCGGAGACCCGCATAGCGAGGAGATTTGCTATGCTACAGGAGAGCACTCTTTTCTTCCTATGCGCCCACCGGAGATTTATTGTACTGTTCAGAGTAACGAAGATATAGCCGCTCCCGGAGAGAAGGTGTATTTTGATGGGCGCAATTGGGGGACAGAGAAGCCTGGGGGATACGTTGTAGGGGAAGGGATGGTAATAGAGTTTTACGCCAACGCAGCGGGGCCGTCAGAAGTTATTTATGAGACTAAGATACTTGTAGACCGCATCGACTCCAGTGCTGTTATGGCTGAACGTCACGGAATGGATTTCCCTCCAGCGGAAGAGCCGGAGCCTGTTGTTACAGTTTCAAGTGGAACGGGAGCGTGGTTTGACAATGGTAGAAAAGTTTACTGAAGAAATAATTCAGGACATGCTCGGTCGAGGAGTTAAGAGCATTAACGAGGTTCGCGTTGAGGACGGAGCTATTAAAGCCACCGTGTTGTTGAATCCGCGCCCTGTTGATGTAATCAATATAGATTTCACGCTAATGCCGTTTGTTCCGCCAAGGCCGAAAGCATGGTTTAATAATTTTTGATTTTTAACTTGACATATATAATATATATGATATAATATAAGCGTAGATATAGGAGAGCGAAAATGTGCGATGTTTATTTTCATCAATGCGACCATCCTGAGTGTGAGGTACGCCTGTATCTACACCTGTCGGATTTTGATACTCGTCGGGATGAAATAGAAGTATTCTGTGATTCGCACATACCGGAAGATTTGTCTGATGGAGTTTTGTTTCAAGTTGATGAGCCAGCAGATGAAGAATACCCTGACCACAATTCAGGATATGTCGGACGAATGTTCATCAGAGCATTGACACAGAACGCCCGAGATAACTGGGCAGGTAATGATTATAACGGATGTTGTGAGCACATAAAGATTTTCGGGATGAATGAGGAAGAAGAAAAAGCATTCATTGATGAAGAGAATCGTAAAGCTGATGAGTGGTTAGCTCAGATGAAAAAAGCTCGAGAAGAAGGGCGTCTGATGGAATTTATTAACGAAGACCGCGAAAAGAGATGGGGGAAGCGCGATGCGTCAAAAGTTCCGGGACGTTGATGGAAGAATTAAAGAAGGAGAAGTTATCGGGGGAACCGATAACTACCTCCGCATAAGGACTCCAGATGGGCAGGAGTACAATGTTCACGGGAGTGCATTTGTAAAGGAGAGTGAGAGTGAAGACGAGCATGTTCAAGAAGGGAATGAGAGTACGGTACATTCCGATTCATGCTAATGGGAATATTCGACACGAGGACTGTGAGAACGGGGTCGTATCTTCTACGAATGACCAGTGGGTATTCGTGAAGTATGATAATCTGGATTGCAAAATGGTTACCGGAGATGAGCCGTATACTGCACAGGCGACTTGTCCAGACGACCTCGCTATCATGGGAGAACCTGTTGTTTAATTTCATACGCCGTTATTTTGAAAAAAGAACCAAGTCTAAGCGTGAGCAGGAGGAGCATAGCCGTAGGTGGGACGAGGCGTTGGATAGAGTAATAGAATCAGATAAGAAACAAAAGAAGAAGATGCTTGATGATTTGTATGCGGAGTACCCGGAACTTTTAGAGGAATGAGTAGTGAGAGCGCAAAACCTGACAATCAGTGTACCTTATAAAGGATGCGATAAGGACTGCCCTTATTGCGTCTCTAAGATGACTGGGTACATGGACACGGACGATGACGAGCAGTTTTATTGGAATATGGTCAAAGCTCGGACAGTAGCTAAAGCTGCTCAAGTGAGTTCTATCCTGATTACAGGGAAGGGTGAGCCTACTCTTAACAAAAATGCTTGTGAACGAATCGGGGAAGTTTTTTCAGAGTTCCCTATTGAGATGCAGACTAACGGGATAAGCATGCTCAAAAACTGGACAAAAAATAAAACGATATTCGGGAGCGACTATCTGAGCACCGTAGCATTTTCAATTGATTCTTTAGCTCAGTGGAAAGAGCTTTCTGATATGATGAAGTTCATTAGAAAGTACGGAATGTTAGTCAGAGCAACGTTGAACCTGACTGATAAATTTTCCGAAGACTTTGATTTCGGATATGCCATCGAACTTGCCAAAGAGACCAACGTACACCAACTATCCTTCAGGAATATTGTTGTTCCGAAAGGATTGACCGAAGGGTGTATTGATGTAATCAAGTGGATAACTGAGCATAAGTGCGCAGAAGCGTATCAGCGCGTTATAGACCAGTTCAGTTATTTGAAGGACGACGCGCGAGTTCTTCGTACGCTTCCTTTCGGAGCAGTTGTATATGATTTCGAGGGGATTGCTGTTACGATGTTTGACGAGTGTGTCCAGAGCGTGAATCACAATGAAGATATCCGGAGCCTGATATACCAGGAGGACGGACACATGTATACGAGTTGGGATTCTCCAGCCAGCATATTATTTTAGGGACGGTATGGACGGAAAGTTTCATGGAAGAATGTCGCAGGAGGAGCTTAACGAGCTGTGCTCATCCATTCATGATAAGAAGGACGATGAAAAACCGAAGCGACTCGGGAAAGCAAAGTTGTCACAATCGTCTTTTATGGGAGTAACGTTCGGATATCCGAAGAAGAATTGTAAGAAGTGTTTCGGGAAAGGGTATATCGGAAAAGATACTGAGACCGGAATGCCGATTCAGTGTAAGTGCAGTATGCGACCGAAGCCGGATGATTGGGAAGACCAGAAGCCTTCCAGTATGCCGCCCGATATGACGAGACGTTCGTGGGAAGACGACGTTATAGCGAGAAGTAATATACGGAAAGTTAAAGGGGATGAGCATGTGGGTGATAGTTGATGACGAGCGCGAACTTGATTGTGACGTCATTATACGAAGTCCGTATGCGGCAGTTCGGACAATCGAAGCCCTGAAGGGACAGATTGAATGTCTTGTCATGGACCACGATTTAGGCGATGACGATATCAACGGATACGAGATACTCGGGATGCTTGATATTAAAGACCTGCTTCCTGACCATGTCCAAATATGCACGGCAAATCCAGCGGGACGGAAGAATATGTACGGAGTTCTCAACGGGGCTGGATTTAAGATGCAGAATGAGGGAGATTTTTTCAGGGAGAAAAAGAGTGAGTAGTTTTGAGAGAGTCCCGCATGAGGAAGTCGAGTGTCCGCATTGCGGGGAGAAGATGATAAAGCATGTTATAAAAGAAGGGGCGCGTTACCACGTTCCTTGGTGGGATAATCAGGGGCGACATTGTTCAGAGCCGGACTGCGAGATAAACCACAGGCTTGTTTGTAAGAAAAGGAAATCGGATGTGCGAATGGGGAGACACCGTCACCCTGAATTTAGTCATCAAGCTTGATGATTTTAATTATATTGAGGAGCCGAGAAGTATTGACCGGTGCATCGCTCCGATAGTTCAAGCATTGAATGATGCCGGAGTTTATACTGATGCTTGCTGCTGCGGACACGGAAAGCAGCCTGGAAGTATTATTCTTACTGATGGTCGTGAGCTTCGCATATGCAGTTATGATATGGCTCGGAAATTTGACAAGCTGTTCCCGCCTATAAATCCGTAGGAGTAGTTATGAAAGCTTTATACCCAGGAACATTTGACCCTTTGACAAGAGGGCACCAGGATATCATAAGGCGCGGTCTGCGTATATTTGACGAGCTTGTTATCGGCATTGCCCTGACTAATAAGAAAGACCCCATATTCAGCGTAGAGGAACGCGTTCAGCATATTAACGATTATGCCGCAGAATGTCATTCCGGAAAGTATGCAAGTGCGAAAGTCGAGATATTTACATACGAAGGATTGACTGTAGATTTCTGTAAGAAGCACGATATTGATATAATTCTTCGTGGTATCCGCAATCAACTGGACTTTGAGTACGAATACCCGATTGCGACTGTGAACAGTAAGCTTGACCCGAGCATAGAAACAGTGTTTGTCATGTCAGACCCGTCAATATCGTATATTAGTTCGAGCATGGTCCGGGAGGTTATGGGGGCCGGCGGGTCAGTCGAGGAATTTGTTAGCCCGTTTGTCCGCATACAGTTATATGCGAAGTTCGGACGATATGGGGAACTTACTGACTCTGAACGGAGTTTAATTTTGTGATACCTTATGCTGATAGTACGCAGGGGACGTCGCGTTCCTGGACGAATACGTCCGGGGGAGCCACCACGTCAGCTACCAATGAACTTACTGACGATGTTTACGGCGACGGGGACGGAGATTGCTATGCTACCAGTATTGTGCCGGATTGTTATTGTGATAAAGAAGAAGAGGAGGAGGTCTTCATTGAGGAGGAGTCTTTTGAGTTGCCAAGCGATGAACATCTTCCAACGATAAGAGACTATTTCGGAATCATAAGGGAGCCGCCTTAAAATCAAGCTTACTTCTTTTTTTAATACTTTTGGAGAATGTAATGAAGCAGACAATTATATGTGATTTTGATGGAGTTATCCATTCGTATAAATCGGGATGGAAGGGAGCCGACGTATGCCCGGACCAGCCTGTTGAAGGAGCTATCGAGTGGTTGAATAATATGGCGCGCGATTTTAAGATTGCGATACTATCTTCACGTTCACATCAGGAGGGCGGGATAGAAGCTATGCGGAAGTATGTTTTGGAGCATGGTGTAACATATCAGCATATCGAGGATGAGAGTATCTTTTTCCCGACTGAGAAAGTTCCAGCGATTATGTCAATCGATGACCGGGGATTCAGATTCAACGGAACGTTCCCTTCGAAGCTTGAGATTGACAATTTTCTGCCGTGGTATAAAGGGAATGTCTGATGGACGATGTTTGTAAAGGATGTCATCTCGGAGAAGCTGCTCGGACGATGCACGTGAAACCGCGTGCTCACGGACTCCCGCACGATGCAGTAATGATTATCGGGGAAGCGCCGGGAAATTCTGAAGATGTTGAGGGGCACGCTTTTGTCGGACGCGCTGGAAAACTCCTAGACGAGTTTATCGAAGCAGCCGAACTTGAGCATTATTATATCACGAATATCGTGAAATGTTTTCCTGCAAAGGACGGGAAACCCCGCAAGCCGACAAAGAAGGAGATTGACCGATGCAAGTGCTTTCTTGCTGCCGAAATCGACAGTATTAAGCCGAAAGCTATCGTGACCCTCGGAAACAGCTCTACAGGAGCATTGACAGGGGAGTTTGCAGGGATATCTAAGACGTGCGGTAAGCCCCGTCATTTCAATTCTGAGCCACTTTTAGGGGGAGAGCATACATGTACCCTTATCCCATGCCTCCACCCCTCAGCGGTCCTCAGAAGCGGGAAAAATCCTGAGAAAGTACGTAAGTGCGTGGAGGCGCTGAGTTTAGCGCGTAAAATAGCGGAAAATTAAAGTTATTTTTTACTTGACAAATCCGAAATGTATGCTATCATACAAGCAGTCTATTTAGTATCGTGAGAGTGATGCATGAAGCGCGAAGAGCTTATCAAATTCTTGAATATATTGGGAGTAAAGTACCAATTACACGATTTTCGTAAACATCGTATCGAGAATATCGTGATAAGCTGTCCATTTGCTCATTGGAAACATAAGAACGGAGTGGATAAGAAGCTCGGTAACGCATCTATCCGTATTGAGGAGCCGCATTTATTTCATTGTTTTTCCTGCGAGACTGGCGGGGGTTCTTTGGGTTATATGGTCGCAGTTTTGAAGGAGCTTGGATTTCCTGAAGAGAAGTGCGATAAACTCGAAGAGATGCTTGACGAAGATGAGCGGGATTTTACGTGGGATGATGGGTTGTTCGGAGAAGGGGAGACACTAGAGTTTAATGTTGAGTGGATGGCGCGTTACACGCCTGCCAGTTCTCGCGTTTATGATTATCTCATATATCGCGGAATTGCAATTGATTGCATCGATAAGTTCGATATCCAACAGCACGGAGACTACCTTGTTTTACCAATGAAGGATTCATTGGGAAACATAGTCGGTGCTGCTAAGAGATTATTATCGACGGATAAAGATGACCGTCGAAAACGTTGGCTGTACGAGAAAGGAACTTGCGCAGAACTTTGTCTGTTTGGAGAGCAGTTTTTGAAAGGGGGTGATGATGTAGTGCTCGTCGAAGGACAGTTGGATGTTTTACACCTGGATGGATTCAAGGATGGGGTAAGACCGTTAGGAGCTAACGGAAGTTCAGTCAGCGAGTATCAAGTGGATATCCTCAAGAGAGTGAACAGTCTGACTACTATGGCGGACGGTGACGAAGGAGGAAAGAAGCTTGAGCGTTCCGTGAAGAAGTATCTGTATGACCATGTGCCGATGCTTTTTAAGTGCGAGTTGCCCGAAGGAAAAGACCCTTGCGATTTATCCAGAGAAGAGCTTGTCGAATTGTTCGACAACAGAACAGTGGTTCGAAGAGAACCGAAAAGCCGGACTAAAAAGAAAGTCCATAAGTAGCAACTCATTTTGAGTTAGCGTGATGTCTTACTAAGACAGAAAGGAACAAGTTATGGGAGACAAATGGTTTGATACCGGGATGCCGTCGTCGGAAGATTTCCCCTCATCAGGAGGGGGTGGAAGCGGATATGCGTGGTGGCAGAAGAAGGACAAGAATGATGAACCTGTCCCGAAGCGTTTCTGGATTCCGAAGGATGAGACGAAAGAGCTTTCTTTCGTTGATGACAAGTGCTTCAGAGTATTTGAGCATACCTATTGGATTGATGACAGTCCTGGACATGCGACTTGCATCGCAAGACGCGATGGTCGGGGGAATCCCAAAAAGGGAACATGCCCGTTGTGTGACGCGGGGAACAAAGCCTCGCATACCGGATTTTTCACCATTGTAGACCACACGGGCTACACAAACAAGGACGGAGACGAAGTAAAGGACATTGTCTGCCTCCTCCCCGCGAAGTACTACACTCTGGAGCTTCTGCGCGCAAAGCATAAGAAACTCAAGGGGATTGTAGGGAAGCGGTTCTCTGTCACGCGTACCGGAGCAAAGCAAGCGCCCGTAGTCGGGGATGATTGGGACTACGTTGAGAAAGAAGACGTGGACGATTATGATTCCATTGATTACGAAGAGATTCTCCAGCCTTATTCAAAGAGTGATATGAAGGAGATTGCTCACCTTGCGGAATGGCGTGGGAAGAAGCACGGAAAAAGCTCTTCCAGTGACGATGACAGTGATTTTTCAGATGAAGGAGATGTAGACTATGACGACGACCCCGGAGCCGTCCCTTTCTAAGTGCCTCGACTCCGTATCGTCGCGTGAACACGTAGTTTTCGATTTCGAGACTACCAGTCTTACTCCACGTACAGGGGAAATTAAAGGAGTCGCCATCTCAACTGTAGATGGCGACTTCTGGTTCCCCAAGGACGATGGGAAGCCTGTGCTTGAAGCAGTGTGCAAGCGAAAAGATGCGTGGTTGATAGCGCACAACATGGTATTCGATTATAAGTGGCTGAAGTACAAGTGGGGAATTGAACCCGATTGTCAGCTCGTATGTACCATGATTGCTGCGTGGCTACTGGACGAAAATTATAAGCAGTATTCGCTTGACCATTTGGTTAAGCGTTTTTTTGACCATGATATGATTCCGTATGAAGCTATTGCGGAGATGGAGGGAACGTTTTTTGAGGAGAGTGAGGAAGTACCTTCATTAGAAGAGTATGCGAAAGAGGACGGGCATTATACTTTTATGCTGTTCAAAGCTCTGATTAAAGAGATTGAAAATCAGAATTTACTGCGCGTTCTTCTTGAACTCGAGATGGATGTTGCGAGATATATCTCTGATATGGAGTATAACGGAATCAAAGTTGACCCGAAAGAACTCAGCGATTTCCGCATACGTGTTCGCGGAGATATTGAGAAAGTAACGAATCTCATTTATGAGACTGTCGGAAAGAAGTTTCTTTTGACCTCTTCTCAGCAAGTATCACAAGTATTGTTTAGCGATAAAAAGGAAGGAGGACTCGGATACCCCGTAGCGATTACTAAGGGGACTCGAGTAGACGAAATTACCCGGAAGGGGAAGAACGGATATTACGGGACCGGCGCAGCCGTACTGAAGAAGCTTGCGCGGGAAGTGAAGCGTAAGGATAGGATACCGGAGCTTCTTCTTCAGCATCGTGAGTTGACGAAGTTTATTGATTCGTTTGCAGAGCCGTTTATCCATTTTATCAAGGATTCTCCAGACGGACGGATACACCCATCATTTCATCAGGTTCGCACAGTTACGGGGCGGATGAGCGCATCCAACCCGAACTTGCAGCAGATGCCGACGCACGGGAATTTCCGGAATGTATTTGTTCCCGAGCCTGGGCGCCTATTTATCGGATTGGACTTTAGTCAGATTGAGCTTCGGATACTTGCGCATTTGAGTCGCGAGCCGAGGATGATTGAGGCGTTTAATAAGGGAGACGATATTCACGCAACTACTCAGAAGCTCCTGGAGACAGATGACCGCCGCCATGCGAAAGTCATTAACTTCGGGATTGTTTATGGGATGGGAGCAAATTCCCTTTCAGAACAAGCCGGGATATCCAAGACCAAAGCATACAAGTTTATTGACCAGTTCTTTGAGCAGTATGCGGGAATAAAGAAGTTCATGGACCATATGCGTGAGAAACTGTGGGATGAAAAGCCGTATAAGCTTATCAGCGGACGATTCAGACGAGTTCCGTATGACCGTTCTATGGACGATTATGAGCGTGAGCGCGCATTTCGCCAGTATTTTAATTCTGCGATTCAGGGCGGCGCCGCCGATATTATGGGAGTTGCTATTAAACGTGTTCGCGACTATTTGATGTCTCATCCGGAAATTGATTGCAAGCCCTTGATTCAAGTTCATGATGAGCTGTTATTTTCGATTGATGAGCGCCACCATCCGTTTCAGACGTATTGTGAAATAGCGAAATGTATGGAGGACGCAGTAAAGCTTCGCGTTCCTGTTGTAGTGGATGGATATATCGGTGACCGCTGGGTTAAAGCGATGACGTGCCCAGGAAAGTGCGGAGCACACGAGGATGATGAGATTGACGTGAGGGCGGATGTAGCGAAAGCGTGGGACCCGGACGATAAAGAAGAATATGTAGTTACGTCTTGTTGCGGAGCTAAGATTTGTTATGCCTAGTACAGATTTATTGAGAGTATTAGCAGAGAAACTGTACAGTGTCGATGCCATTAAGTTGTATATGCGTACTGCAAAGGAGATTGATAAGGAAACTGTGAAGAAGATTATACAATTCAATGACCAGTGTAAGCTTACTATCGCATATTTTCCTTTGAACGCAGCCGTACGAATTGATGACGTAGTTGAAATGCTCGTACTTATCGCTAATACTGAGCATGCTTTGTTGCCTTGTCGGAATGGTGAGAAATGAGTATACTGTCGAACTGGTATTATCTTGAGCGGGAGCGTCTGAAGGATTACGATGTTCTGAAGATAAAGAAGGAGCTTATTGAAAGTCCGAATAGTTTTGGACTGACGATAGCCGATAAAGAGAACATGGTTTTATATCGTGAGGATGGAAAGTACTTTCGAGTACCTCGTCAATACGGACTCGATACGTTTGGAGAGCCTGACGAGCGCGACCTTATTAAAGGGTGGGAGATTGATGTCGAGTTCGACGGGGAACTTGATGAAGACCGTAAGAATCAAGTGAGCCTGACCAGCGAGTTTTTGCGTAAAGCAGAGCAGACTGTCGGAGGGATACTCTGTTCGGGGCCCGGCACGGGAAAGACCGTGATGTCGTTATATTTGTTAGCCCAATTCAAAGTACACACACTCGTACTCGTGAATAAAGAGTTCATTATGCAGCAGTGGTTTGACCGGATACAGCAGTTCCTCAAGGGGAATTTCACTGTTGGGAAGATTCAGCAGGATAAGTGCGAGTACACCGAGGATATTGTTGTCGGGATGCTTCAGTCATTTAATGCGCGGAAGTATCCTGACCGCATGTATAAGTCATTTGGACTTGTCGTTACGGACGAGACGCATCACATCAGCGCGCCGACGTTTTTTGATGTGACTTCTCGATTCAATCCTGAGTTTATGATGGGGCTTACTGCGACACCGTATCGAGGAGACGGATTACATGGAGTATTCTTTAAGCATATCGGACCGATTCTTGCTGAGAATCGCGTTATGGATGTTGGAGGACTCGTGCATCAAATCGGAGTTACGGGGAGATTAGATGACCGTATATTTAGGAATCGTGCCGGCAAGTTCAACATCTCGCGGTGGATAAGTTCTATCGCCAAGATAAAACAGCGTACTGCGATTATTGCGAAGCATGCCGTAAAAATGAAGAAGAGTGGTCGTAAAGTTATGGTGCTGACGCACAGACTTAACCATGTATCCGAGATAATTGAGCAAGTAAAAGAATTAGGGGAGGAAGCGACCAAAACTGTCGGAGGAATGAACGCTGAAAAAGTATTCAAAGCGTTTTCAGACTATGACATTGTAGTCGGAACATATCAGTTCATCAGTGAAGCCGTGGACATTCCGGAATTAAACGGGATGATACTCGCTACGCCTCACTCGAACATCGAACAGGCGATAGGACGTTTGACGCGTACGACTGTTAAGAAGAAGCGCCCGATAGTGACTGAGATAGTCGATACCTGGAGCAACCGTGCACGCGGATATGCTCAGAAACATTTACGTATTTATAATAGACTTGGATTTGAGATAGCGGAAAGAAAATGAGCGATATGGCCCTGGAACTAGCACTTGGCGGTTGCAGGAGCAGGTTCGGTAAAAATAAAGCCAAAGTCGGAGCTTCTTATCAGCTATTCAAGAAGAACGGAGTCAAGGATATAAAGAAGTTTCTTCAGATTGTTATCCGCGAAGTACGTAAAGAAGATATCCCTTTTATAGACGACCGTATTCTAGTCGTGCGCAAAGGACACATGAAGGAAGATGGTCGGAAGATAGTCCGTTATGACATCGTTGCTGTTTACCCCTGGTTTAACAACGGGAGGTCATGATGAAACGCCATAAAAGTGGACGTAAGATGATGGAGGGATTCATCAGGACTATTAAAAAGCTTGATAAGAATACGCGTGGGATTTTTGACGAGCTGGATAAACGTCGTAAGAAGGGAGAGCTGCGCGTAACTATATCGCATGCTTTATGGAGTTCTATGCCTAAGCGGACCAAAGAGACTTTTATTCCATTATTTATGGTATACCTTATTGTGAAATATCCGCACCATAAAGCTATTGATAAACGTTCGTATGCGTTTGTCGGAGACGATGAGCACGGGAAGATATTTAGACTGCGTAATGACGCCGGACGGGGGTGGTTTAATAATGGCGTGGCATAGGAATAGTGACGAGCAGCAGTTTACGCATGCTGAAGTCGGCGCAATACTTGACCAGCTTGTAGACGCCATGCTCAAGAATAAGGTCGCGGTGATAAGCCAGAGCCTTCTTAAACGACTTCCGTTTACTGTTGACTCGTGGTTCCAGGATTATTTTACGAGTGTTATTAAGAGTAAGTATAAGGGAGACACCGAAGTTGCTGAAGCTCTGTGGAACTGCGCCATAGTTACTCAACATAATATGGGAAGTGGTGACCATAAGATAGCATTCAAGTCGCATGACCAAGCATACGTGTCCGATATGAAAGAAGTCCGGATACACTTTATTCCTCCGGGATATAATATGGGAGTTTGTAACGGATGGTTTAACAATGGCCTCCATTAAAACGACTATATGGACAAAAAAAGTTGTCAATATATTTGACGAATTTACGTCACGATTACGACAGGCTATAAAGCAGAACGTTTCTACAGTAAAGCTTATCGTGTCATACGAGGAGGCTAGCGATGTACCGGAAGCTGCGTGGGCGACTTTTCCGGAGCTAGCCAAGAAGTTCTATGCTCAGAAGTATAGTGAGCGCATTCCAGGAGAGTTTCAGCTATCAGTGACGCGTAGAGCTGATGTTGATGGCGTTATGTTGGTTGGAAGTGACGTTTCGTTCCAACCGCTATTTCGTGAGTGGAAACCCAAAAAACGGACAGTTCCGGTAGCGTGGTTTAACAACTGCAAATGAAACTTTTTTTATTTTTGTGTTGACATATCAGAAGTATATGATATAATATAAGTAGCTATATTCGGAGAGTGAATATGTCCGCTTGGATACATTTTGAAGAAGAAGGATTAATGCTCAATCTTGAGCAGGCGACTAAGATTCAGATTCCCCCTGGGGAGGAAGTGATTCTTATTGAGTATGGTGACAACAATGTTACTGAGCTTTCGCGTGAGGAGGGGAGCAAAGAAGCCTTCGATGCGTTCAGCAATGCTATTAAGAAGTGGGTAGAAAAGAATCATATTGGAATAGATGGTTCTTTAGAATCTGGAGCGTGAGTCTGCTGTTACCGCCGCTCTAGTTTTCTATTTTAATGGAGAGTGAGAATGCAGTTTATCAATATGAAGTCAATCCGTGATTATTGTAAGAAGCACGGACGACGTGCAGGGAAAGAATTCCTGACACGACTGAATCAAGATATTATATACCATCTCGAACAAGCCGTTCATACCAAGGACGGAGGGAAAATTACTATTGGAGCTTCCATATCTGACTGGGTTGGACTGAAGCTTCCAAAACATATGCCGAGAGAACCAGAGCATAAGAAGAAAAAGAAGAAGCCGAGATTGTGCTCGGACACAGAATTTGTTAAGAAGGAAGATAAGGAATAATGAATTTTTTTACCGCAGATTTGCACCTTGGACATAAGAACATAATGACGTATTGTAACCGTCCGTTCAAAGATGTTGAGGAGATGAACGAATCAATTTTTAACGAGCTGTCTATTATGAATCCCGGAGATAACCTTTACGTTATCGGAGACCTTACTTTCCGGAAGAATCTAGCAGTTCGATTTTTTGACTTGACTGATAAACTCGGAGTCGATGTTTATTTCGTATTCGGGAATCATGACCAAGATAAGGATAACAAACGAGTTCTTAAAGTTATTAAGGACCGAAGTAAAACATGCGCAGAGCGTTTGTTTATACGCGTGGATGGGCAGGGGATTGTTCTTGACCATTTTGCCGGACGTGTTTGGAGAGAAAGTCACTTCGGCTCATGGCAGCTATATGGACATACGCATGGAAAGATTGGACCTCGCGGAAAGCAATACGATGTCGGGATTGATAATAATGATTTCGAACTAGTAGCGCAGACGAGGATTGTTGATATAATGAAAACTTTGCCAGAGAATGAGAACTTTATTCCACTGGACAAGCGGAGGAAGCGTAAATGAGCACGAAGATTTATAATGGATTCAGATTCACTACAATGGACTTTCGCAAGATTCACAAATATCTGATGGAGTTCCGTCTGGAGCTTGAACCGCTTATTCAAGCGAAGTATTCCAAATTCTTAGCCATTCGTTGTACTACGATGCATGACCGTTTAGTTATGGGGATGCATCCTGGATGCGATGGGGAGCATGAGGAGAATGCGTATAAGCACGGAGTACTTGTTCAAGCTTTTTGTGAGTTTGAGGAGCGTATCCGCAGGATGCGTAAAACCAATCAGCGTGACCCGATTATAGATTTTGAAGTGAGCATGGCTATTATACCTATTCCTATGAAGATGCTCGGAATCATTTATACGGAGCAGGCAGAGTTTCAGCAGTTATGGTTTGATAAGCCATTTGTTAAAGAGTACGGATATTGGAATAATACCGATAAGCCGGATGAGCTTACGAATCGTCAGTGGGATAGGCGCAGAAAAGACTGGGATATTGCTCTCGAGCATTTCGGAGGAATCCCGTCCATGAACGGATTCAGCATAGACTGTACGACAAAGTATACTGGACGTCCCGACGCCGATGAAATACTGAAGCTTATACCTGCACACAGTAAACGCGCTGAGTCAGTAGCAAAAGCGAAGATGTTTGATGACCATATTAAGAAGAAGTTTAGAGGAAAGAAGAAGCTTTCGTTTAATGTTTGGTTGGAGGAGCATCGTTCATATCGTCGTTATATGGAAGATAATGCTAATGGACAAGCTGCACTGAAACGTCGCATTGCTGCTGCGAAGAAAGCTCTTCCGAGGAAGATATCGAGGAAAGCACTATTTCGGGAATTCCCTAATCCGAAGTGCGATTCTCCTGAAGTAATATTTGATAAGGAGAAGTGGTAATGCCGACATATGAATATCAATGTGTTAATTGCAATCACGTGCAGCAGCGTGATTTTTCAATAAGCAAAAAGAAGAAGTGGACGAAGTGCGAGAAGTGCGGGAAGCGTGCTAATAGCATTATCAGCACTGTTTCGGGATTCGTAAAGGAGGGGAGTGATTTTTTCACAAAGGACGCGAAGTTATGAGCGACAAGTATTTTATAGCGTTTAGCGACGGAGACGGCGGGGGAGTAGAAGAGTGCGATACTCTTGAAGAAGCTAAGGCTCGCGCCGAAGAGATGGAAGAGGAAGCTGATATGACCGGATGTATAGTCCAGGGGATTATAAAAGGAGGTTGGACGAAAGACGTCTGAAGCTATGTTAGGTGGCGGGCAGGGTAGCGCCTGACTGCAAAATTTGCGTAAATCACTAATATGCTGTGTGCGCAGGGATGTGCTAACATCCTCGCCACCTTAACATAAAGGAATTAAAAATGTCTAAAGAACTATTATTCAGTGTAACAAAGAAGGATTTGAAAATTGAGACTTTCAAAGCCGGCGGTCCGGGAGGACAGCATCAGAATAAGACTGCTTCTGCTGTACGGATTACTCATTCGGAGTCGGGGGCTGTTGGAGAGAGCCGTACGCACCGCTCACAAGCTCAGAATAAGAAGGAAGCTTTGCGGAGACTTGTCAAGCACCCGAAGTGGAAAGTATGGCATAACCGAAGAGTGCATGAATGCCTAAGCGGAGAAACTGTCGAACAAGCTGTTCAGCGTGCCATGCAGCCGAAGAACCTTAAAGTCGAAGTCCGGAAGGATGGAAAGTGGGTTAAAGATGAAAGTAAGTAATGTAAAACTCAATCGGGACATCAGTCTTTACTGGGAGTCCGATAAGGGGTTTGGGAACTTTATTTTCTACATGGCTGACGGGAAAATAAAGTGTGATAATGAAGCCATGACTCGGGATAGTGTTCGCGACGTCTTGCTTCATCTTGCAGACACCTGCGAGCTTCTTGACGGAGAGGAGCCGTGGTATAAGTGCGAGGATTGCGGGAAACGAATGCCTGAGAAGCACCGTTTGCTTATATGCATAAATACTCAGGAAGATGGAACTGAGCGATATAATTATAAATGCTGTTACTGTCGCGGGGAGATTTTCAAAGATGACTAATGACCAGATAGAGCGCGGGGATATTGTTACCGTACTGTTTGTTGGAAGTTCTCTTAGAGGAGAAGTTCGATATCTTCCGAATAGTACGGACCGGTGTTGGGTCATTAAGGACAGTAAGTACGGGAAGATTCATTATATCAAAGATTTTGTCGAGATAATAAAGGACGGAACGATTGAGGAGCATTGTCCTCGTTGCGGACGCGCGTATCGTTTCGAGGAAGAGATTGAGAACCGCCTATGCGCAGTATGCGTCAGCGAATTATTCGATGATATAGGGAAGCAGTATTCCGAGCTTAAAGAGCATCACGGGATGCACCATCCTACAGAGGAGCTGACATGAGGAAATTTTTGTTTCGTTTAATCTGGAGAAAATGGATTGACCCCGGACACAGGATATACAAAGTGACCGGATGGAGGTCAGCCTTGATGGATGGACCAGGAGGAAGTAGATATCGCATGACCTGTTGTTTTTGGTGGTTTAAGTAATGAATGATAATACGCCTATGCCGTTCGGGACCCACGTAGGAGTCCCATTGAAGGATGTTCCAGCGGACTATCTGATGTGGCTGTACGAAGATTGTGATAGCGATTGGCAGGAGAGCTACCCCGACCTCGAGAAGTATATCGAGGATAACTGGGATGCTTTGGAAGATGAATGTTGATGGAAACTATATACTTAGATTTGGAGCACATGGAGGAGAGAGACTCAAGGACGTACCCGCAGCATATTTAGTCTGGCTGTATAAGTGTGATTTTTGGTGGGTCCGTGAGAATTATCCTGAAGTTTATGAATATATTCGAGTCAACTTAGATTCGATTAGCCGCGATATTAAAGGAGAGTGAGCGATGAAATCATCAGTAGTGCGCGTGGGACTTGTTCCACATGGATTCGAAGTCAGCAGTCAGCTTGACGGCGACGATAACGAAGTTGTTGATAGTGCTTTTACTTGTCGTGATTTCGGCGATGATATTCATCCGTATCTTCTTGGACTGTTTTTATATGATACGTTGTGCGAGATTCTTAATGACGAAAAGAAGCTTCGCAAAAAGCTGGATAAGTACAAGGAGAATCTCCCATGCTGAACTTGAAGAAATACGGAGCGCTTCTTCATACTGCCTGGAAGCCGAAAGAAGCCCCGGATAAAATAGACGCATGTTGGGCGGAGGATTTCAGCCATTTCGAAATAGAAGTTCCGCATCAGTTGCGAGATTTACTAGTTGATTTACAGAATGAGCTTTCAGAGCAGTACAGAAAGGACGAGAAATGCCGTGGTACAAAGTAGATTGCCGTCATGGACCCGGACATCAGGGACACCATGTTTGGTATCTCGAAGCTGATAATCGCGAGGAAGCTATTTCTTATGCGGAGTTTGAGATTGACAGTACTCACTGGGATTTTCCAGTATGGAAGATTCGTAAAGTGAGTAAGTTCCCACGGAAGGAGCTTGAGCGACTTATTCATAAGAAAATTCGTCATCTCGAAGCTGTTGAAGAGGATATTGCGGACACTAAGCGCCAGATTGAGGAGCTTAAATCGTTGCGCAGCGATACGACCGGACCGCATCCGGAAGATGTTGATTATGTAAAATGCAAAGCAGCGAAGCAGAAGCATTCGTGTATTCGCGGAGCTACGAGCAAGTGCGTAGTATCGAGAGGGGAGCCTGGGGATAAAGGGTGGCCCTTCAAAAAAGTATTCAGCGGGATGTGTATGGATTGTAAGGAAGCTGAGCTTTTCCTTAAGAAGAAAGAGAAAGTGAGCACATGATGAGTAAATCTGTTCGATATTATGACGAGGAGTCTCAGGGACTTAAGGACGCCGGGTACGAAGGGCCGGGATGGTATTTTTGGGATGAGACCGAGTCTTTTTGCTACGGGCCATTTGAATCGAAATCGGAAGCCGAGACCAAATGTATTGAGTACGCAAGTACGCTGGAGAAATGACCGTGTATATTGATACGTGGAGAGAGCACGATATACAAGCAGCCGGAGTGAGGCTGAACGACGCCGTAGTGTTCAGGGCTGACGAAGATATGCTTATCCCTAAGAGCATGATGTGGGAAGACCCTTTTATTCTCCCATCCAGACTTCCTTATCCTAATACAGTTATAGCTTTTAGCGACACACTTATATGGGCATTTGAAGTAAGCGATGATGCGTATTATGATTCGGGGAGATACCGCATAGGACTAATTGCGCTCAATTCTCATTTCAAAAAGCCGGACGCTCCAGGAATGGCTATTGGAAGATTCATGTCGTATGCGTTTAATCACGAAGATTTGCGATTGGAGCATAAGGATTTTCTTGATTTTGACGACGCCCATAATGCAACGTCAGTTAAGTTCGAGTTCTTTCAGGTTACTGCATTCATGTCTGGAATATCGCTGTTGAAGAAGTTCCTTGAGTTCTTATCGTGCAAGAACATACGAACTGTTAAAAATAATCCGCATAAGAATATTCAAAAGAAGCGGCGTAAGAACGGGAAGCTTCCATTAGTTTCTTATTACACGCTCGAGATTACTAGTGGTAGCACTTCAATAAGTGAGTCGAGAGGAGCTGGAGGATGGACTAATAGAGTCCATCTTTGTCGTGGACACATTATGCACTATACTCCCGAGAAACCGCATGTCAGCGGATTTGTAGGTAACATGTGGTGCCCTCCTCACGTACGCGGGAATAAGAAAAAAGGAAAAGTAGTTAAAGACTATGAGCTTGTAAGGAATGAAGATGAAAGAATTTGACAAAGATGCCGTAATGAAGTTTATATGTACCGACACCGATGCCCAGTCTATTTTGTATGATTTGGACTTGCTGCCTGAACAGCTCGAATCTACGGGACAGAAAGATTCGATGAACTGGTTGCGGATGGAAATTATCGGAACGCTTATTATGAACTTAAAGGAGTCTGAGGATAAGCACGATTACATGTACAAGGATATAGAAGATTATAAGAAAACTGTCTGGCCTGATAAGCCGGATATGGAAGTTAATGAAGCTTTTCGTATCGGATGGGATATGGCGAGAAGCACGAATAGCATTCTACGTCAGTTAGCGGAGAATAGTTCGGAGGACGAATAATGGAATACAAAGCTGTTAAAGTAGATAACGAGCGTGTGCGTAGCCAGACTCACTGGGCAAAGAAGGGTGTGCGTAAACACATCGAAGCATCTGAACGCGCGAAGTATGATGTAGAGCGCGATAAGCGACTCGAAGAGAATTTATGTCCGCTCTGTTTTTATATCCATACGTCTCGAATCGGAGGTCAGGCAATAACAATGAAGCCTTGTGGAGTGTGTGGGAAAGACATGACGTTCGGAAGTACGAATACTGACGATGTTTGCCCGGAGTGCGCGGAGGAGCACGGGATTTGCAAACGTTGCGCTTCAGTAGTTGATTTTGATTGGAGTGAGATGGAAGTATTCGTAGGGAATAAGTTCAAAAAGGAGAGTGTTAGTGGAAAAGATTAAAGTAGCAGACAAGCTGTCGCTGACGAATGATGGAGAACTAGATATCTGTTTCATCGGGGTAGGCTCCGCATTTGCACAGAAGAATTGTCAGACGAATTTTCTCATCGTCAAGGGCGACCAGCATATTATGGTCGATTTCGGGATGACCGGACCAGCAGCGCTGAAGAAGAATACCGGATTGGACGTGACGAATATAGAATGTGTGTTGCCGACACATTCGCATGCTGACCATGTCGGGGGACTCGAGTGTATTGCCTTGATGAACAGATACGTCGGAATGCGTTTCATGGATAAGCCCAAAGTCAATATCGTACTAACCGAGGAGTATCAGCGAGTACTTTGGGACCAGACGCTTCGCGGGGGGCTTGAGTGGAATGAGTCACCGGACGGAGGGGGTCAGTGCCTTCATATGGCGGACTTTTTTGATATTGTCAGACCGAAGTGGAAGACCATGCAGCCGAGGGAGACCTGGAGCGTAAAGCTGGATGGCCTGACAATAGAGCTGTTCAGGACGATGCATATACCGGAGCAGTCAATGGCATGGGAAGCTTCGTTTGTATCTTATGGACTTTTTATTGACGGTCGCGTCTTTGTCTCGGGAGATACTCGATTCGATACCGAGCTGATTGACCAGTATGCAGATAAGTCCGAAGTGATGTTCCACGATGTCCAGTTTTTCCCCGGAGCAGTTCACGCTTCATTGGAGGAGTTAAAGGGACTTCCCGAGGAAGTGAAGAATAAGATGTATCTTATGCATTATGCCGATAATTACGACGAGCAGGATATCAGCGATTTCGCGGGATGGGCCGAAGAAGGAATGATTTATAGATTCGAGAGGAATGATGATGAAGTGGGTGATTAAAGAAGGATGTGGATTACCAGTAAAGTCGTGGTGTGATTACGTTGAGCCGGGAGCGCTCGAGCAGGCGAAGAACCTGTCGAACCTTCCGTTTGCACATAGTCATATCGCATTGATGCCGGATTGTCATCAGGGGTACGGGATGCCTATCGGCGGAGTTCTTGCCGCTGATTGTGTCATTGTCCCGAATGCTGTCGGAGTAGATATTGGGTGCGGCATGTGCGCAGTTAAGACTGACATTAAAGCTGATGATGTCGATACCGATACCCTGAAGAAGATTCTTTCGGAAGTACGTGACCGTATTCCGGTTGGATTCAATCATCAGGATAATCCTATTGAACATGAAGTGTTCAACGAACCTGCTGACCACGTCCAGCCTGTTCGGGAGGAGCTTGAATCTGCTACGAAGCAGCTCGGAACTCTCGGGGGAGGAAACCATTTCATTGAGTTGCAGAAGAGTGAGGAAGGGATGCTGTGGCTGATGATTCACAGCGGTTCTCGTAACTTTGGACTGAAGATTGCGAACTTCTTCCACAAGAAAGCTCTGGAGCTTTGTAACCGATGGTTCTCAGACCTTCCGGACAAAGACCTTGCGTTCCTGCCTACCGGGGAGCGCGATGCCGGGCTCTATATTGACGGAATGAACTATGCCCTCGCATTCGCAGCAGCGAATCGGGGAGTTATGATGGACACGTTAAAAGATATTGTCAACGACATTACTACGTGTGGGTTTGATGGTGCAATCAATATCCATCACAACTACGCTGTTCTTGAGAACCATTTCGGGAAGAACGTATGGGTTCATCGTAAGGGAGCTACTTCTGCGAAGAAGGGACAGCTCGGGATTATCCCAGGGTCGCAGGGAACTGCGTCGTATATCGTTGAAGGAAAAGGATGTCGCGATTCATTCGAGTCCTGTAGTCACGGAGCCGGACGTAAGATGGGGCGTAAAGCTGCTCAGCGTGAGCTTGACCTTGTTGCGGAGCAGAGGCGTCTCGACGACCAGGGGATTCTTCACTCGATTCGCGGAAAGAAGGACCTGGACGAAGCGGCAGGCGCTTATAAGGATATAGATGAAGTCATGGAGTCGCAGACTGACCTCGTGAAGATTGTTGAGAAGCTGACCCCGCTCGCAGTTGTAAAGGGATAGCATGTCCGATTCAGATAAAGTAAGCCCGAATTGCCCTCAGTGCGGAGAACTGCTCGTATTTCCGCGCGGAGATGATGCATACTGTGAAGATTGCGGATGGCCCGATGAAGATTTTGATGACGTCGAAGTTGTGAAGAAGTACATCGACGGAGCCGTCATCGGACTTCCGTATAAGTGCGAAGAGTGTAATGCTGATATGCACATGTTCGGTGATGAAGAGGATGTCGGGAAGCACAAGAATTATTATTGTCCTGAGTGCGGATTTATTCCGCGTGACAAAGAATATATGCCGGATATGCGCTATTACTGTATTAAGACTGCGAAACAACAGGTAAAGCTGTTTGGATGGTTTCTGTATTACACAGGAGCCATGCAGCTTTATCTCGACTGCCAAGTATGGAAAGCGCGATTCAGGATATGGCATCCGTTTACGTGGCTGTACTTGTTCGCGAATATACCGTTTGTCCTGTGGTTCGGGATGCAGGCGACTGTACCGGAGTTAATGGGGCAGCTCAGGATAGATAAAAAATATAAACCGTGGACTTATTGGAAAGCGAGAAAGCATGAGTTGCGTGAACGAAAAGTGCGGAAAAAATCCGCTGAACAGTCCTAACGCCATCTGCGTCAATATTGATGGGGATTTTGCCTGTGATGAGAAGTGCAAGGCTGAGTATGAGAAGCAGAAAGCATACTTTTTCAGCACTATCGTACACAGTGAGAAGAGGACCGAGGATTATTTGTTGGGTCGGGGACCGATAGAATGAGAAGTATTATTACCTGTACGCTTTATATTATCGGAGCATGCGCATTGTTTTACGCAGCTTTGATACGCCGTTTTATGACGCCTGACCGAACGGAGACCCAACTGCTTATGGATAATTGGCAGTGGTTTCTGTTAGCGCTTGGGTGTATTTTTATTGCGATGATATTTGAGAGCGCCGGTAACGAGCGCCGTAAGCACAAGGAGAGTGGGGATGATAGGAAGAGACTGGGACGATACTAATACGTATGCCCGTCACGATACGGGGAAAGCCGTCACCCGCTACGCGTTCTGTATTGTATGCGGACATCAGCGTGAAGTAGGGTTCGGAGGAGTATCTTGTTATAAGTGCTGCGGAGAGATTGTCAGATTAGCTGATTTATCTGAAGCTGACCTGGAGGAGATGACGCGGGATAATCTGACTGTAGCCCAGTTATGCGAGAGGTATCGTCCGGATAATCCTTTAGGATTTCGGAACATAGTTTCAGGACGCGTTTCATGTAAGACCCCGAATAAATCTAATACGCCAAAGGGACGTCCTCCGAAACTTCGTGAGAAGTATTACGATAAAGTAATCGGATTGATAAAATGTAACCCGACACTGTCGATGCAGCAGGTAGCAGACCATTTCGGGATATCTCAGACGACTGTGAGCCGGTGGTTTGAGGAATCCGGATTGAAGAAGTGGTTCGCATGACCCAGTTTGAAGTTCAGGAGGAAGCTCGGAATTTATTGAGAGATTTCGGGGTCGAAGATAGCAGGGTGTCCAGAGTCACCGTAGTTAAAGATGATTCGACTACTGCGCGAATATTATTATATCCGAAGCGTTCGTGGGTCGAAGGGTTGCCACCCTGGGTATGGCATCATGATGATTGGGATGATTGCGACATAGAGATGGTGCTGAACGATATTGATTTAAGAGACAACGGAGTATCGCGGTATATCCGGATGCATGAGCTTGGACATATAGTATGGTTTTTTGCTTTGCGGGAAGAGTGCTTCGATATTCTGGATAAAGTTATTTCTTTGATGAAGGACGTATTGCGCGGCGCCGCAGCTAAGCTTTTGGATATGAAAATCAGGAAGATTCGTTATAATAATGGGGAGTATAGGAAATATGAGTATTATCCGTTTCCATCATCATCTGGAAGATATACTAATGGTGATGCGGAACTTTTTTCGATGTGGTTTGCATGGAGAATGACATAATGAATGAAAATATTACACCGATGGATAAAGATGGAAAACCGATATCCCCACTCAAGACTATGCAGTGCTCAATCTGTCGGCGAGTGCTTTATCGTAATGGGGACCGGATTGAGTTGCCTATTATATGCGAGTGCGGGAAGTCGAGGATAGAGGTTGCAGCAGAGATATCCGTCACCGCTAAGCATGAGGACCCATCTAAGGGACCAGCTAAAGGGAAGATAATTACCGACCTGAGATATACGAATGTAATGACTGAGATTGACGGAGTTATATATGAGCTTCATTAAAGTAATACCACTGTTTTTCATGCATGTTTTAATGCTGTTGTGGATGCTCCCTTTCTTCCTTTTTGGAGTCCTGACCAATCTAATCGAGATAGGATTTCGGGCCGGATACGAAATTTCTGATAATTATGCAGACGAGTGTTCACAGCGGCGTATCGATAAGAAAACGGGTAGTAACAAATCTCGGATACAGGTGCGCTGAAAAGTTTTTTTATTTTTTATCTTGACATATCTTTTTTATATGCTACAATGATAGCGTAAGTTGATAAAGTACCTTTTCGGACTTTTGTGTTTAAGGACGAGTACGATGATGACTAATTCTATTTGCACAACCAGACAATCCCTCCACACCGTGATGGGTAATGCCATTGCCGGTACAGGGAATCTGTGCAAATGCGCGTCATCGTATTTGTTCGATAATCCCAAATGGGAAGATTCCCGACCGAGTAATGATATATTACTCGCGGAACAGGGAGTCGTCCCAGGAGTGGGATTAAGCTAAGCGCAAGCCAGCAGCTCCGAAAAGAAACCCCTTAGCTTAATTTTCCCTTCACGGACAACTCCACGATGGAGTCCGCTCCGGGCTAACCCCTTTTCGGACGCAGGCTTGAGCCTAGCATATGTTCTTTGATAAAATTTAGGTCGTTAGTGTAATGGTAACACGAGAGCCTCCAAAACTCTTTATGCGGGTTCGATTCCTGCACGGCCTGCCAAGCAATAATCGTCGCGAGACGTTTGAAGAATCGTGGGTCCTCCAGCAGCTTTGACATGAGGACATCTGGCCCGACAATTTCGTGGAGCGCTTCCTGTCGGGGAATAACTGAGCGCCTAGAAGCTGCACGTTTTTTTACAATTAGCTGATATTCCAGGGTAGCACAACGGTAGTGTGGCGGCCTGTTAAGCCGACGGTTGGAGGTTCGAGTCCTCTCCCTGGAGCCAGAAATAACGCGGAGCGGTCGCCTAACGGTATGGCAACAGATTGCTAATCTGTCGGGATGAGATACGCCCTTCCGAGTTCAACTCTCGGTCGCTCCGCCATATATATTGTTCTTTTGAAATTGATTGCAAATATGGAGAGGTTGACCCAGTAGGTGTGGGGACTTGTTTTGAAAACAAGGAGGCAGCAATGCTTTGCAGGTTCGAGTCCTGTCCTCTCCGCCACGGAGGATTTTGCTAACTGGTAAGCAGCTTGTCTCGAAAACAAGTGGACGTTCGCGTCTTGAGAGTTCGAGTCTCTCATCCTCCGCCAGGAATTTACGGAGCGGTCGCCTAGTGGCTATGGCAACTGGCTGGAACCCAGTACAACGGATTTCCGTTGCGGGAGTTCGAGTCTCCCCCGCTCCGCCATGATATTGTTCTTTGAAAACAAAGTTTACTGTGGGCGCATAGCTCAGTTGGAAGAGCGTCAGCTCGACACGCTGAAAGTCGCAGGTTCAAGCCCTGCTGTGCCCACCATACGGACTTGTAGCTCATTTTTGGTAGAGCGCTCGGTTGAAGCCCGAGAGGTTGGGGAGTCGATATCCCCCGAGTCCACCACGGGTCGGTAGAGCATAACTGGTATTGCCCCTGACTGTAAATCAGGTTCCGAGTGACGTTGGAAGTTCGAGTCTTCCCCGGCCCACCAGAAATTACGGGGCATGCGTACGCAAGCGAGAAGGAACGCTCGCCGGAGAAATGACTCAGTGCCCCGCCAGATACGCCCCGGTAGCCGAACGGCATAGGCGCTCCGCTCAAGACGGAGAATTTGGGGGTTCGAATCCCTCTCGGGGTATACGGGCGAGTGGCGGAATTAGAAGACGTTTAGGACTTAAAATCCTATGGGCGTAAGCTCGTGCGGGTGCAAATCCCGCCTCGCCTACCAAGGGAGCGTAGTTCAACGGATAGAACATAAGCCTCCGGAGCTTAAGATGTGAGTTCGATTCTCGCCGTTCCTACCATTGAAGATAAGCGGATGTGTCCCGGTAGAGTAATTGGTTAAACTCAACACCCTTTCAAGGTGTAGATTGCGGGTTCGAGTCCCGTCCGGGATACCATTTTTAACTTTCCTCTTTTTGTAAAGGAGTGATGACATGAGTAAGTATTCGAAGACGAAGAGTAAGTCGCGTGTGCAGAACTTCGCGGGAGGCGATGCCTTCGGGATGACCGAGGACATGGAGCTTTACTCGCTTGTTTGCACGACTGTTCTGGACAATCAGTTCTATCGTTCTGAGAAGAACACGATGTCCAGGATGCGGGAGCTGATGAAGTGTGTCAGCCCTGAGTTCATTGGAAAGCTGGCGGTATATGCTCGTGAGAGTATGTACCTGCGTACTGTACCGCTTGTGCTTGCTGTAGAGCTTGCGAAGCTGGATACGCCGGAGGGACTGGTTTCGACCGTCACTGAGCGCGTCATTCAGCGTGCGGATGAGCTTTACGAGATTCTTGCATGCTACAAGGAGCTGAGCGGACGCGAGGAGCTGAAGCCTATAGCGAAGCAGATTCGTAAGGGAGTTGCTTCCGCGTTCAGCAAGTTTGACGAGTATCAGTTCGCGAAGTATAACAGGGATTACGAGATTACCCTGCGTGATGCCCTGCGTATCTGCCGCCCGAAGCCGGTAGACAAGGGACAGTCGGACCTTTTCAGGAAGGTCAAGGACGGAGACCTGGAAGTCCCGTTCACTTGGGAGACTATCCTGTCGAAGCCGGACGGACGCAGTAAGAAGCAGAAGTGGGAATCGCTCATTGAAAGTAAGAAGGTTGGTTACATGGCTCTGTTGAGGAACCTGCGTAACATTCTTGATGCCGGTGTTTCTGAGAAGCACATCAACATGGTATGCGCGTACCTTTCGAACGAGAAGGCTGTTGCGAATTCGCGCCAGTTCCCGTTCAGGTACCTGAGCGCGTTCCGTATGATTGAGAGTCACAAGAATGACCACGCAGAGCTTGTCATGGAGGCGCTGGAGGAAGCTGCTAAGCTGAGTATCTCGAATATGAAGCTGATTGCAGAGGGACGTAACGTCATTGCATGTGACGTCTCTGGTTCAATGCAGGACCCGATTGCTCCGCGTTCGTCCGTAGAGCATTACGACATCGGATTGCTGCTTGGTCAGCTCTTGAAGCTGAAGACCAAGAATTCGATTGTCGGAATCTTCGGAGATGACTGGAAGGTTAAGCGCTTCACGAGCAAGACTCCGCTCTCGAACACGATGCGTCTGCATGACATCGAGGGAGAGGTCGGATACAGCACGAACGGATGGAAGGTAATTGATTACCTCATCAAGCAGAATGTGAAGTCTGACCGTGTTTTCTTCTTCTCTGATGCACAGCTTTGGAGTGACATGGGGATGGAAGGGAGCGTGAGTCACCGTGCTTCGGGAACTCAGTTCCATGAAATCTGGAAGAAGTACAAGAAGAAGAGCCCTAAGTCGGAAGCGTATTTCTTCGACCTTGCTGGATACGGAACGACTCCGCTGTCTGTGATGGACGACGATGTCTACTTCATCAGCGGATGGAGTGACAAGGTTTTCGACATGCTCGTCGCTATCCGTGAGGGAAGCGATGCCGTGGAGGAAATCAAGAAGATTGTTCTGTGATAATAGAGAGGGAGTGGCAGGAGCAAGCCCAAAAGTAATAAGAGCTGGGAGCACACTGCTGACTAAGACGTTAATCAGCATTGCTTTGAACCATGCGGGCTACTAGTTCCTGTCTCCCTCCGTTTTTTGAAAATTAGGAATCGGTGCTGATAGAAGAGAGATACTTCGCAATTCGGATGCCGCGGTGAAGGTTCGATTCCTTCTCCCCCGCCCATTTATATCGGGGGATAGTGTAATGGCAGCACGCGTATACAGTCCTCTTTTCGACTACTTGCCCGAGACCTTTTGTTCTTTAACAATGAAATTTATTCCGGTGCTGATAGTAAATGAGTTACTTCGGTTAAACACATTTTTGAAACAAATGAGATAGCAGGTTCGATTCCTGTCAGGGGAAATGTAGCTGATACCCCTGAAGTTTACTTAGCTACAAACTACAAAACTCTTTACGCCGCTTGCCCGGATTTTAATATTTATAGGAGTGCTGATAGGATGGGATACTTCGTATCAGACAAACGTGCCTATCCGGACACTTGCCTCCTTTTTGATATTAAGACAGTGATGATAGAGTAGAGTTACTTCGGCTTTTAACCGAGTGGTCGCTGGTTCGAGTCCAGCCTCTCCCGCTTTTATATGGGAGAGTAGCTCAGTTGGTAGAGCACTTGCCCTTCGGGGCGTCTCTCTTCTCGCCGCTTTCCTGTCTTATTTTTGTTCTTTCAAAAGCAGTGATGAAGTGAGGAGTTACTTCGTCTACCATACGCAGACGGTTAGCTTAGTGGCTAGAGCGCCCGTCGTAAGACGGGAGACGCTGGTTCGAATCCAGCACTGACGTACTTCTTGCGCTACTTTCCTGCTTTTATTTTGTTCTTTTACAATTGATGTCCAGTGATGAAGAGTAGAGTTACTTCATTAGTTCGATTCTAATCGGGGGCGCTTGTTATTATAGATGTTTTATAAATGCCCCCGTCGCTCAATGGTAGAGCAAGCACTGCGTAAGCAGAGCGTTACTCTATTCGCTACTTTCCTGGATTTCAATTATTGTTCTTTTATATTTGTTGTTTGCCCTCATCGTCTAATGGTTTAGGACGCTGGATTCTCAGTCCAGTAATCGGGGTTCGACTCCCCGTGGGGGTACCATGCTGCGGTAGCCAAACTGGTTAAGGCGTCGGTCTGCAAAACTTTTTATGGTTTTGTAGTTGACGATTCCCGGATTACTGCTACAATAAGTATGACTTTAATAGGAGACTTATTGTGAGCAAAGTTTGTACTGTTTGCAAGAAGAAGAAGTCGGATGACGATTTCTTTTTCCGCGACAAGAAGACGGGGAGGCGTCATGCTCAGTGTAAGGACTGCTATCGCGATAAACGACACTCTCGTAAGCATTATGAGAAATATCGCGACCAGTACATTGAGAGAGCAAAAGCGCGTAAACGACGGCTGTACGCGGATAATTTCGAGAAAATCGTAACATATCTTGAAAAACATCCGTGCGTAGATTGCGGAGAAGACGATGTTATCGTTCTCGATTTTCATCATCGTGACCGTAAGAAGAAGTCGTTTAATATTTGCGCTAAGTTGAGCAGATATTCTTGGGATAAGATTTCCAAGGAGATAGCTAAATGCGTAATTGTATGCGCTAATTGCCATCGCCGGAGAACAGCTAAAGAGCTGGGATGGAAACGCGGACGAATAAGCCCCGGTACCCAAATGGCTTAAGGGGACGGATTGCAAATCCGTTATTTTCCGGTTCGAATCCGGACCGGGGCTCCATTGTTCGTTCGAGTCCGGCTCGCAGCTCCATGCCCTCGTAGTGTAATGGATAGCACGAGACGCTACGAACGTCTTAGTTCAGGTTCGACTCCTGCCGAGGGTACCAGATTATTCCGGGGTGTAGCGCAGTTTGGCTAGCGCGCAGCGTTCGGGACGCTGAGGTCGGAAGTTCGAATCTTCTCACCCCGACCAAATATCGCTCTTTGAAATATAGAGATTTGTCCTTGTGGTGGAATGGCAGACACGCTAGGTT